CAATTACGAATATATGATAATCCTATATTTGAAGGCGCTGGTAAGTCTTTGGTAAACGTTTGGCATTGTTGTTGGAAGTCTTTTAAGAAGATCTATTATGTTACCACAGCTGACGAAACTGGCCAGCCTCAGATTAATATCGTCGATGAAACATATCAACCTGTTGGTACAGAGATTAGTGTAGAACCAGACTGGATTGTAGAAGTGTGGGAAGGCTATAGAGCTGGTAGTGATCTTTACTTTGGCATACAGCCTATTGAGTATCAACACGTAAGTATAGATAATCCTAATAGCTAGAAACTTCCATACTGTGGCGCTATATATAGTAACACTAATAGTAAGCCTAGATCTCTTGTAAGCATTCTTAAGCCTTTACAATATATGTATATCGTACTGTGGTATAGACTTGAGTTAGCTATCGCTAGAGATAAAGGTAAGGTTATTAATATGGATATTACTCAGATACCTAAGTCTATGAGTATTAGTCCAGCTAAGTGGATGCACTATTTATCAAGTGTAGGTGTTAACTTCATTAATCCATATGAGGAGGGTTGGTGTTTTGATCCAGAAACTCTTGTAGCCACACCTGGTGGTAATACTAAGATGAAGGATATTAAGTTAGGATAGTTTGTATATACTCCTGGACATCATTTGACTTAGGTTACAAATCTTTTCCACGGAGAAGATGAGATGTATAATATAATACCATCTATAGGATCCGATATACAGAAAGTTACAGCCGATCACTTAGTCAGATACAGATATAGAATAAATGGACACTCTGATTCTGAAGTAAGAGTAGATAAAGCTAAAGACCTTATGCTTAAATTTAAGCAAAACAAGTATTACGCACAGAGATGTTTCCTTGAAAGAGAGGATAATTTCTTCGATCCTAAGGAACCTAGTAAATTTGGTGGAAGAGATATGTATCTGCTTGGGCTTTGGCTTGGAGACGGCACAAAGAATACACCTGAGCTCGAATCTATGGATCCAGAAATAATACAATATCTTGAAGATTATGCTTGCACACACGGATTAAGATGTTCTTATAGACATAGGGATGGTAGTAGATCAATAACAATTAGACTTAGTTCTGCTAACAACAAAAAGAAAGGATAGGTTTTCTTGAATCCGTTTATAGAAGATCTTAGGTATTTCGGCGTATATGATAACAAAGAAGTGAGCGGTTTACATATAGATAATATTGATGATGCTTTAAACTTCTTAGCAGGATTAATAGATACTGATGGAAGCGTGTTTAAAGGAAACGGAAATCATAAAGGATATGTAGAGTTTACACAATGTGAATCACATAAAGATATATTTGATTTATTCGTTGACTTAGCGAGGAAATTAGGATATAGAGTATCTGTAAAGAGAAAAAAATCAGTTGTTAGGAAGATATATAAAAATAAGACCATAACTATTTCTGAACCTTTCTATAAAGCTAGAATATTTGACGGAAACTATGATATACCTACAAAAATAGAAAGAAAGAAATTTCATTTTACATAGGGTAGAGTATACAATAAGAACTATTCGCATTTCAAAATAGAATATGCCGGTAGAGGAGAATATTATGGATTTGCTATTGATGATTCAAAGCATGAATTCTTACTCTCTGATATGACAATAGTTCATAACTGCATTCCTGGAAGAGAGGGCGGTAAGCCTGCTCAGTTTAACCAGATTACAGCGTTGGATCTTACAATGTCCAATGTGATTGCTGAGTATATTCAGCTTATGGATAAGATAGAAGAGCTCGCTGGTACAATTTCTGGTATTACTCAGCAACGCGAAGGTGCTGTAAGCTCATCTGAGATGGTAGGCAATGTAGAGAGATCAGTAGTACAGAGTTCTCATATTACAGAACCTTTATTCTGGGTACATAATTAGTGTAAGCGTAGAGTACTTAATATGCTGCTTAATACAGCTAAGGGAGCTTGGGAAGACACCGGTAAACAAAAGCTTCAATACATTTTCGATAATGGAGAGAGAGCGTTCCTTGATATTACACCTAAGTTCTACTATGAAGATATGGATGTATTTGTAAGCGATACTTCTAAAGATCTTGAGAACATACAGAAGCTCCAGCAGCTTATACAACCCGCAATGCAGAATGGTGCTAGTTTACTTGAGGCGGCCGAGATTCTTACAAACGATAACTTTAATATCATTAAGCAAAAGCTTAAGGATATGTAGACCAGACAGGAGCAGATGCAACAACAGCAGCAGGAGGCAGAGGCTCAACAGCAACAGCAGTTACAGCAGATGCAGAATGAGGCTAAGCAGCAAGAGCTTATGTTACAGGAAGCTCAGATGGATCTTCAGAGATATCAGATTGATCAAGATAACCAGACTAAGATAGCCGTAGCTCAGATTAACGCTTATCGTGGTACAGAAGAGATGGATCAGGATAACAACGGAATCCCAGACCCAATTGAGATCGGTAAACAAGCTATCGAACAGCAAAAGGTTAACCAGGAAGCTTATAATAAGCGCTACGAAGCTAAGTAGAAGCGTGAGATTGAGGATTAGAAGGTACAGCTCGAGAAGGATAAGATGAAGCACGAAATGGAGCTACAGAAGCAAAAGGACGATGCTGCATATGAGCGCGAGAAACTTAAGGCGAAGACCGCCATCCGTAATAAAGTGGTAGGAGAGCATTGATTATGAAGTACGATAACAAGGCGTTTCAAGAGAAGTATGAAGCATGGAAGAATGGTGCTGATTACTGGAAAGATATACGTGGGATTAACCTAGGAGGAGACTCTTAGGTTAAGGAACCTACACCTGAAGAATAGCAGTAGATTGATATATAGGTTCAGTCTATACTTAATTCTTATGACGCAGGTAAAGACGTAGGCATTGCCAGTGAAATAACAAAGCCTATTCCATACGACGCCCCACTAGATTTTGAGGTACCTAAATTTAAAGGAGGTAAAAATGATAGCAATGACTCTATCGGTTCTTTTGTTCGTAGGCTTGGTCCTATTGTAGGACAACAATTGACAAGATATGGCTATGGAGATACAGCCTATTATAATGTGATGCGCTAGTTGGCTTATGAGTCTAATTATGGTAGGTCTAATGTTGCTAGGAAACAGCACAATTATGGAGGTGTTGGATGGAATGGTAAAACATATACAAGCTACAAAACTGATGCAGATTTTGTAAAGGATTATGTTAGATTAATGCATAATAGATACGGTTCAGCACTTAAAGCTAAGTCTACACAAGATTACGCTAAAGCTCTTAAGTAGAAAGGTTATTATCAAGATTCATTAGCAAATTATTCCAGAAATCTAAGAAATATGGATAGCTTAGTTAAAGCGGCATATGCTCACAAAAAAGCAAACCCTAATGCTTATAATTATGCTGTAAATATGGCTGATCTTGAATAGGATTATGAAGACGCTAAAAATTATAGCCCGATAGTTATAAATAGTCCTTCTGTCAAATAGCCTGCTACGATACGAGCAGATGTGCCTACTACTTTACTTGGCCCTTCTGAAGAGGAAATAAAAGCACAATAGAAGCAAGCTATAGATGCTTAGAGATAGAAAATGTATGATGCTATAACAACTTCTACGTTACCAAATGTACTTAATCTATTACCTTAGAATAATTTTGGTAAAGACGCTTATGGGTAGAAGTTTTGGCAACGCAGAGGTAGAAATCTTCATTTTAAAGATGGAAAAGACGATAGAATTGCAGGTAGCAACCCATTATAGCAAGATAAGCTTAATCAAGGTATAAATTTAGAACTTGGTTTACCTAAAAATTATTTTGCATCTCATAGCTTTAAAGATTCTGATGGATTTAATTATACGTTATATGATTTTTATGATGCAGGACAGCTTGATGACGTTGTTGCAAAACCATCTGAATACGACAAAAGATTATTTGATGTATCAAAAAAGATGTTTCCTGACAAATAGGTGAGAGATCTCATTTATTAGGATATTCTTTATAAGAACGATAATTCCGATTACTCTTTTAATGATAAGCTATTAAACATGGTATAGTTGTATAAACTTTCTGGGTCTCCATCTATAACTAATAAAAGCAAATCAAGGTATAATATAATTCGTAGTAATTATATTCCATACTACAATCACATAAACGCGTATCCAGGATCACTTATTGCAGAATTAGCTCACGCATATTAGTATAATAATTCTATAAAAAAACCAATAATTACATTAGATAATAAAAGTATTGGCGGATCAGATTACAAAAGGAAAGGGAGTATAGAACATTAGGCTCATGCGGTAATTGAGCCAAACCTTGAAAACTTTATAGAAACTGGCGATAAAAAGTATTTAAAGAAAGCAAAAGCAGACGCAAATAAAGAGTATGATAGATATGGCCATTTGTGGTGGGATAAAGGGAAAGACCCATATTTGTATCCACCAACAGACTATGATTTTATACAAGCTAGAGATCTCGGATATCAACCAGGACCTGATGGACATTGGCCTAGCAGAAACTACAAGACTGGCAGGTATTTAAAATCACCAGTACACCCTACATTATATAAAGGTATTATAGCTGATAATAGTTTAGGTTATTATCCATACTATAAAGATGGAGCTATATACACTAATACATGGAAGGGTAATGAACCTTACACTAATTTACTCGAAAGCTACATCTAGTATAGATCTAATAAAAAGAAAGGAGTTAAAAAATGACACAGATAGAAAGTCCTAAGCGAAAGATGCAAAAGTAGAACGACTATCAGCGTCATAAGCTCTTTCGTAAGATTAAACGTAGAAGAAAGGCTCAAGCTGAAGCATAGTAGGAAGTAGCCGAGAAGTAGTTGAAGAAGAAGTTGAAGTTACCAAAGTTTAACGATGGAGATGACTCAAGATTTGTATATCTTAGAGATATTGTTGGGCATGATCCGGAATCTGGCGAGGATATACTTAAAACCGGAGAACGCGTTAATAGACGCTTACCGACCGTTGAAGTTAATTAGAGAGATCTTTCTAAAATTGATGCCGCAGAACGTAATTAGGAATTAAGAGATCTTAGACAATATATGGGTGATGACGCATTTAATGAATATATATCAAGCCTTTAGACAAAGAAAGACATACAAAACGCCCAGTATTAGAAAACGTGGCAAGGTGAAGTAGCTGACGCCATAGATGGCGGAATGACAGCACTTGCTTTTAATCCAACAACACAGCCAGCTGCCGATGTGTATTTTGCACTAAGAGGAGCAAAGGAATTATCGGAAGGTGATCCGTATGGAGTTCTCGGTATGGTTCCAGTGATAGGAAAATCTTTGCCAGAAATAAAAAATGTTGCAAAATAGATATATTTTAGCAATAATCCTAACGCTTAGTATCTTAGATATATCGGAGGTAAATTCAAGTATGGATTTGATGCGAAAATCCCAGATTTGTATAGAAGGTATTTGACTTTGCCAGATATGAGAGGTAGATATACGATCTTATCTCCAATTGATAATAGGTTTGCATACAAAACTGGCGACGTTAGCCCACTTATAACAAATTTTACTACAGATTACCCTGTTCTTCCTAATAATGGTGGAGATTGGAGCTTAAGACCAATATTAAAGATTCCTGGGAATACGCTGCTTGGAAAAAATGTTATTTCAACTAGGCCGTCAGACACATTTGTATTCGGCGATAACATCAAGGTCCCAACGAGAAATATTTAGGTATTTGATAGAAATACAAGCTAGGAATTATACGAGGCGTTTTAGAATGCTAAAAAGAACGGAGAAAGCCGCAGAATTGGTAGATTCCTTTTTGATAAGCCAAGAGATTATGGCCGTGAATTTGAGCAGGCTTTATTGAAAGCTGCTACTAACGGCGATCGCCCAAGACTAAAAGATTATTAGTTTATGGATTATGTGCTAAGACCAAAATATACATCTCAGGTACACGATGTAAATGTATTAAATTCAAAAAATCTTCCAGATGACATTTTGGACGCCATGAGCAACGCTTAGTCTAGAACACAACTATTAGATGGTCATTATGAAAATGTTATTTACGATCCATCTTCGCCTGTAGAGTCTTAGTTTAGAAAAAGTTAGGGCATTGTTCTTCGTAGTAAAATCCCCGAAAATAAAAGAAATTTTAACTCTGGCAAGGATATCCGCATCAAACCATCTAAGCGTGGCACATTTACTAAGGCGGCAAAATCTCACGGTATGAGTGTACAAGGATTTGCTAATAAGGTTCTTAAAAATCCAAGTAAGTATAGTACTACTATGAGAAAGAAAGCTAATTTTGCACGTAATGCGTCGAGGTGGTCACATTAAACATTACTCGGGTTCGACTCCCGAGTAGCGTACAATTAAATAGAAAATATTAACTTAGTTATAATATTATAATTATGGCAAGAAGAAAGAAAAATCCATTAGGTGATTTTGAAGACGCTTTATCCTCTTTTGGATATGGTAGCCAGGAAGGTGGCGATAGCGTAACAAATATCGACAATCAGGATGTGATTGATCAGGTATTAGATGACCCTAATGATGATGTTGACAATTTAGATAATCCAGATGACGACAAGTCAACTGAGGATAAAGACAAAGACAATAAGAATGTAACTGGCGATCCACACGCACACGACGACGATTCGGATGTGCCAGATAATATTTTAAATAACACGTCTACAACAACCATTGATAACAACGAATAGGATAACGATGATGACATTGACGACAACGTTGATGATTCTAACAATGATCATACAGCAGATCCTGGAGAGGCAGAACAAATTGGAGCCTTCTTTGACGCATTCGCTGAAGCAAATGGTTGGTCTGTTGATGAAGATGACAAACCTAAATCAGTAGAAGATTTAGTAGACTATATTAAAGATGTAGTAGACGAGAATTCTACGCCACAATATGCTGATGATAGAATTGCTAAACTTGATTAGTATGTAAAGAATGGTGGCAGATTTGAAGACTTCTATCAAACTCAACAGAAATCTATGTCTCTTGATAATATTGACATGGAAGACGAATCTAATTAGAAAGCAGTTGTTCGTGACTATTACAAATTGCAAGGTATGAGTGATGAACAAATTAGTCGCAAGATTGAGCGCTATGAAGATGCTGACATGCTCGAAGATGAAGCAACTGATGCTGTAAATTACCTTAAGGCGTATGAATAGCAACAGCAAGAGTACTTGGCTCAGCAACAGGAGGCTCAAAGACAAGCTCAAGAACAACAGGCTGCTCAGTTCATGGATGACCTTACAACAAGTATTAATAGTCTTACAAATATCAGAGGTATTGCTATTCCAAAGGAGGATAGAAAAGCCTTATATGATTACATAACTAGAACTGATGCAGATGGTTTAACACAATATCAAAAAGATTTTAATGGTAACCTTGTGAACAACCTTCTTGAGTCCGCTTACTTCACAATGAAAGGTGATGCTTTGCTGGGCGAAGCACAGCGCAATGGTCAGACATCTGCTGCAAGTAAACTTAGATAGATGCTCAAACATCAAACTAAAAATCATACATCATATAATGTTGGGCATGAAAAACAACCTCAAGCATGGGATATCGCGTCAAAATACCTATGATGAGATAATTAAATTATTATGAATAATACAAGTTCTTTATTAAATAATCTTCAGCTCTACCGTGGTAAGCGATTTGCTGATTTGGTAGATGAAAACATGATTGCTAACGCAATGCTTACAAAGCCTCATGAGGTAGCAGGCTTGTTGTCATTGGTTTTTGGTACAAAGGATGATGGTATTTCAACTACCATCGACTTGCTTACTGGTGGTCTTGGCTCAACCATGACTATCGAAAACAGAGAGTATGAGTGGTCTGTAATGATTGATGCTGACCACGCTGTTAATATCCGTTACGCTAAGTGGAACGGAAAGGAGATCACCCCTAAGTCAATTACGGATGGTTTGACTCCAGGTATTAATCAGACTCCTATTTACCTTGGTTTGGAAGAGAAGTGGTTAGCACTAGTCTGAGCCACGCTAACAGGCAACTGTTAGAATAATTAATTTCGTTAATTGCTGGAAACTCCTAAAGAATTTTAAACCATAGAGTTAAATTAAAAATTATAGATATATGAATAATATAAAAAATGGACAATCAGCAGCCAAGCAAGTATTAGTAAAACCCATAAAAGGTTGGGAAGATAAATATTTGGCATACAGTGATGGAAGAATATATTCTTTACTTAGAAATAAATTTTTAAAACCACGTATGTCTATGGATGGATATGAAAGAGTATGTTTGTTTAATGATGGTAAAAGATATGAGTATAGAGTACATCGTTTAATAGCAGAAACATTTATTGATAATCCAGATGATCTTCCACAGGTTAATCACAAAGACTTTAACAGAAGCAATAATTGCCTAGATAATTTAGAGTGGTGTACAAATTATGAAAACATACATTACTCTCTAGATAATGGAAGACTCCATCAATTCAGAAATAGAAAATCTGATGGAACTTACAAAATATGCAAAGCGTACACATTTACAAATGTTTACAATGGAAAATATTTTACAATAATTGGAATTAGACAAGTCGCAAAACAATTTAAATGTTCCGTTAAAAATGTTTACGCAATTTTAGCAAAGTATCAAAATACTGGCGCTTATGTTATAAATGGCTTCTTTAAAGGTCTTAGAGTTGATTCTGAATACTTGAAGGTTCAACGACTAGCCGATTGTGGCGTAGCTTCAAGCGAAGCGAAATGCGAAACATCCAGTAATGGATGAAGATATAGTCTAAACTTTACAGAGATGTAAAGCAGCTGGCATCGCAAGGGTGCTGGCGGGTGTCGATTAGCGACCGGCACCGAATTATCGGGTTTGTCGGACCTGGTGCAATCCTTGCATTTGACAATGTAAACTTCCAGGTACGTGTAAATGGTACTCCATATCAGGATGGTAGCACATGGGTATATGAGTGCTACGTAGCAGAAGGCTTCCAGGGTTCTTATATTCCTTGTGAGTATTTGCTCCCAGGCCGTCAGGTAGACCGTATCGGTTCTGCATACGAGGAGTATAGTGATGAGGCAGATATCATCAACTATCAGACTCCATTTAAGATGCGTAATAGCTTGATGACTATGCGTCTTACTTATGATATTACAGGTGATGCTTACTCTACAGTATTGGCTATTGCTTTGACTGATCCTGAGACAGGCAAGAAGTCTTATTTGTGGTCTGATTATCAGTATTGGAAGGCTCTTCGTGAGTGGAAGAAGAGAGAGGAAAAGCAGTTGCTGTTCGCTCATTCTAACCGCAATGCAGATGGTACTTATAACTTGAAGGGTACTAATGGTCGTTTCGTTCCAATCTCTGCAGGCTTGTTCGAGCAAATTGCTCCAGCTAACGTACGTTACTATACAAAGCTGACTACAGAGTTGTTCGAGGATTACTTGTTCGATCTCTGCTACAATATCATTGGTACTAACGAGCGTAAGTTCGTTGCTTTGACCGGCGAAATGGGTATTCGTGAGTTCGACCGAATCTTAAAGGAGAAGGCAGCTAGCTTCAATATGATTGATACACACTTCATTACAGGTTCTGGTCAAAACTTAACCCTTGGTGGCCAGTTTACTACATATCAGATGACTAACGGTATCGAATTGACAGTTAAGCGCTGTGCAATGTTTGACAACATGGAGATGTTCCGTCAGCTTCACCCATTGACAGGTAAACCATTGATGTCTTACACATTCTTGTTCGTTGATCTTGGCCGCCGTGATGGCCAGGCTAACATCGTTAAGGTATGCCGTAAGGGTCGTGAGTTTGTACAGTGGTGTACTGGTGGTTCCGTATTGCCTAATGGCTATGCAAATAACATCAATACTATGCGTTCTAATAGCCGCGATGGTTACCAGGTACACTTCCTCGGCGAGGAGGGTATCATGTTGAGAAACCCATTGTCTTGCGGTATCTTGTACTGTGACGCTGAAGACCAGGAGTCTATTGCAGTTGAGAACAGAGCAGCTGAGCTCTAATATTATATATTAAAATTTACAATGTTCAACCCCGTCCTTAATGGGCGGGAGATTGGCATTGCAACAACTAATTGAAAAATTATGGTAGTTGAATTAAAGATTAGAAAGAAAAATCCCTGGGCTGGATTATTGAAGTATAAGCATTGTTTTGATTACATTGCTCCTTATTATACCAGATCCGGGTCGATATACACAGGTTTAACACCTGAGGACGAAAGAAAATTTGAAAAGGAGCTTGGTTATCCAGAAGGCCATCTCTCTAAAAATTCACCATTCTGGCTTACATTTAGTGTTAAAGTAGGAGCAAAAAGCACTATCCTTGATGATTCTTTTCCTCGTCAAGCTATGATTATTAAATTCCTTGAAGGGCATAAAAGAGTAGCTACATCACTTGACAAGCTTAATGCTGGCAAGGATTATTTGTTAATCAATCGTCAAGCTGAAGCTATTGAGAAGAATAAGATTAACAAGCTTCGTAGAGACGCTATCATCGCGTTTGGTAAGTTGTCGCTTGAAGAGATGCGTAAATGCCTTAGATTATTTGGCGTTACAGCTGATACAATGTCTAATGAACTTGTTGAGTCTACATTATTCTCCTTGGTTGATAAACAGCCTAAGAACTTCTTCGATAAATGGGTTAATAATAAGACAAAAGAAACAGAGTTCTTGATTGAGAGTGCAATTGCTAAAGGTATTATCCGCAAGGATAGGACGCAATATTATTATGGTTCAGAGATGCTTGCAGATTCATTACAAGACTGTATTGCATATTTGGACGCAAAGAAAAATCAAGACTTAAAGATCTCAATCATGAACCAGGTTGAGAATAAATAATAAAACTAACGACGTATGACGCACAGTGATATTTATACTAAGTTTATGATTGAATATGACAAGGCAAATATAACTTCGTCATATCCGTCGCTAACTGAATATGAGATTGCTACAATATTAGATAAAGCATACTTAGCTTTAATAGCTCAAAAATTAACAGGAAATAACCAACGAAGGTCAGCTTTTGAATCTGATGTTAAAGCAATTGAAGATTTAAGACCGCTAATTAAACAAGCTTCATTACACGGGGAACATAGCAGCACTGTTACAAACGAATATATTTACAATATAAACTTATAGGATTACTTATATTATGTGTCTAGTATTATATCATTGAATGCTAATAATAGCTCAATTGATAATTAGAAGCATATAATACAACACGTAGATCTTGTATCGCATGACAGTGCTAATAAATTTAAATCTACATCGACTAATCTACCTTGGGTTAAAAACCCTGTATGTTATATAGATAGTAATGTTATACATGTTTTAATTGATCCGTATGACGTTAAAAGCAATGAAGGCGATATGTTACTAGATTTAACATATATAAAGGCTCCAGCGAAATTTATAAAAGGAACTAGTCTTGTTGATTTTGGGGATACAGAACTAGAAATAAACGACACAATGGCTGAAGAGCTTGTTAACTTAGCGATTATAATGTCTACTGAGATTGTAGAATCCAGTAGATTATCTACTAAATTAAATACTAGACCACTAGAATCATGACGCAAGAACAAACTAGAAAACTTGGTATAGAGTTTGAAAGAAGAATAACAGAAATGTATCCATAGTTTGCTTTATAGGAAAAACTAGACACGGATACAATATATTCGTTTTTAAGTGAATATCAATCCTAGTACGTCAAGACTCTGTATATAACAGAAGGTCAAACACAAAGTGGTACTAGGCAAGATAATAAAATCCACGATATATTATCTAAGCTTATTAGACATGAGGACATCAAGCCTTCAAATGAAATAGATAATTGTCAGTTAGAGTTTATGCTTCCTACTGACTACTATATGTACATTACGTCGTATAGTGTCGTGGATAGAACTTACAAAAGTAATAAAACTTTAGAAACTTCACTATATCTTGATAACGTCACAATTAAACAAGATGTAGCTGTTAGGTTTTTAGATGTAGCATATAACTAGAAAGGAATTTTACAGAAACCTTTAGTTATATTAGATTAGGCTAATCAAAGTAGCACTATTAGGCTTATACATGATACGTACACTCATATATCAAATATAAATCTTACATATTATTGTTCACCATATGCATTTAATGTAATGAAGTTTAATGATAACGATATGTCTGCTGGAGCAGTTCATAGTTACTGCGAACTTCCTTATAGTTGTTTTGAAGATATAGTATCTGGAGCAGTAGATATGTATATAACTTAGTATAAGTTCAGGTTGTAGCTTGGAAATAAATAGCAACAATAGCAACAACAAAGACAAGAATAGGAGGATAAACAATGAGATATATAGATATATTGGTTGGACTTGAAAGAGAAATTAATAAATTCGACGACCCAGTGCAAAAGCCTTCTACCGACGAATCATTGTTTTGGCTTAATTAGGCTGTTGCTAAATTTGTAAAAGTTAGGTTTAACGGAGATGTTGTTCATGGCACATCGTATGAACAAAATGAAAAGCGTAGGAATGATTTAATTAAGCTCTACAATACTATTAGTTATCAAAATGATAATATGTAGATAGATGAATCAGAGCCATCTTATACGTCATATTATGTACAATATCCTGATGATTTCATGTTTGCTTTAAACGAAGATGTAATTATATCTGATTTGCAAAACCACAATAAGATTAATACATGTATGTTTGAGTGCACACAGGATAGTTTTATGTACAGAGTAACAAATAGTTTAACAGATTTCCATTATAGATATCACAGAGCTAGACCTTTAAGAGTTCGTGTTAATGATGGATGCAAACTATTAACAGATAAGAATTATAAGATATATAAATATTCATTAGGATATCTTCGTAAGCCTAAAGAAATAACCCTCGAAAAGCCATATGATGAGTACAATGATTTCGAGGATATTATAATGCCTGAGATAATTAAAATAGCAGCATAGATGTATCTTGAAAATAAGAAAGATGAAAGATATAGAACTATAACTCAGGAAGTTAGTACTCAAGAATAAAAGCTACGCTACTACGTAGTTCAGAATAATTTTAACGTGGAAAGCCCGGCTGGTTAGGTCCAGTATTATTAGGTGGGGTGAGTAGAAAAAATTAATATATTATGATTACATATGTAAATACCGTATTGGTATCAAATAAGGGTGGCGATAAGCTCGCTACAAAGGAAGAGCTTGCAGGTAAGCAAAAGAAAGAGGAACTTAAAGATTTGGTTGGTAAGCTCGTATTTATGAACTGCGATCCAGCCGCTCAGGATGGTTCAGCTGTTGAAGACATTTATGCGGTTGACGAGAACTGTGATAGATTTAAGATTGGTGTTATTACAAGTGATAGTTTTCAGAAGGCCGATAAGATGGGTAATGTAACATATATTCCTGTTGTTAAGTGGTCAAATATTATCAATGCAGCTGATGTTAAGTCTATTACAAAGCTTGATTATAAGGATGATACAGAGGATACAATCTCAATTGATTTCTCTACAATTCCTGCAGAGACATTAGATATTCTTGCAGCAGGTGGGTGTCCTGTAGTTCTTCGTCTTACTTTCAAGGATATGCCTATGCGTTATCGTAAGTGGACAGAATCTTATAGCTATGTAACAATGCCTGGTGATGGTATTCAAAATATCATGCAGGGTCTTGTTAAGGATATCGTACGTGCTTCAAAACGCCAGCGTGTATATGCAAAGATTAATGGTACAAAACTTGTACTTGAGGCTATGAAGTACGACGATGACGAACAGCCTGTAACGGAGAATCTTTATGCTAAGGTTCGTTTTGACGCAAATGCATATTGGATGAACCCACAGGCTCCAGGTTGGGCAGCTAATAACAAGTATGATCTTGGTGTTAAGTTTGTTAAGCAGGAAGGTGTAACCTATCCAGCTTCTGCAAAGCTTGTACGTGATCGCGAGCGTTCAGCATTTGATTATCAGGGTGTACTTCATCGTTGCTGCTGGTTTGATCCACAGCCTAAGATGGTTACAAATATTGATAACCACTATGGTGGTATTACCATCGAGTTCGAGAACCAGTATCGTACAGCTGACGATCTCTGGCGTAGAACAAAACAGACAGTAGAGATTTATGCTTCTAACAACGGTACTGAAATTGCTGCAGCTGAAATCGGCGAAGGTATTTTGGCTAAGTTGAGTAAGATTGTCGCTGCTCGTCAAAACATTGCTAACCCAATTAGCAATTCAACTGCGTACGACGGTACAAAGTATTAATTTAAATGCCGGGGTGAGGTTATTGCCTCATCTCGGTTTTTTGTTTTTAAACATATTATAATATGCAGAAAATTAGAATTGGAAACGATATTAGATTAAATCTAACTCTTCGTGGTCCTAGAACGTATGATTAGGCTAGTATCAAAAAGCTAGCATGTTATTTGATTAATACATCAGTAGCAGATTTTTACACAGGTGAAACTTGCTGTAATGATCCACACATGTACGGTCATCCATGTTTTAACAGATGTGGCTGTCCTACATATCATGTGGAGCCATGGTGCGGAAGACCATATCATCATGATTGCAGATTAAGTGGTAGAGGTTGTAATCCTTGCGCAGGAGCTCCTTGTATGCCGCCGGCATATAACAAACCATTTGATAGAGTACTTGCTGGATATGATGACAAATTCTGTTATACAGCTTATTCAAAGGTATTACCTAAAGCTAATAGTATTCAGTGTTATTTCCCAGCTACAGACCAACTCTTCTGCGGTGTATACAAATTAGTTGTTGTGGCAGAAATGTATGAGCCAGGTTGGGGTAAAACTGACCTTCACACATATACAATGGATTATGGCGAAGTTCTTATGCTTGTAAACGACAATACAGGCGCTAGTGGTGATATTACACTTGATGTTGATAAAGACGATATTCTTAATAAGAATATTATTGATATCAGAGTTAAGACTCACGACTTGTATTTGTACGGCGGTAATCAGATTAGACTTGGAGAGCAAGACAAGAAAGATCATTACTATATCATAGAAGTAGAATTAGAGAATGGTTCTGTACTCGAGTATACTCCTAGTAATTGGCCTTATGAGAAACTTCAGTTCGTTGCTACTAAGTCTAGTGTTATATCAATTGAAGAGGAAACTGGTATTATCAGAGCTATTAATCAGGAGAATACGAGCAGTACTTACGTAACTGTAAAGGCTAAGAACAACGATATTACAACCGGATTTAATGTAACTGTTGTCGGTGGAGATTACGATTACATTGGTTATCTTCCTGTTAGACCTTTTGCGACTAATGTTGAGAGTGATACAGAAAACGGATTTGATAGGACTGATCAATCTTACGAAAATAATAGTCAAGAATATTATACAGCTACTGGCGTAGAATCTGTTAATACAGACAATCTTAAGAAGGTAGATGATCTAACAAAGCCTGTGCAAGTAGAGAATGATAAAGATGGTCAGTATCTTTGGATTGTTACACGTAGACCTATTGCATATGCCGCAAATATCACAGACAATGGCACAACTGATTTAAATTCAGCCATTTATGTACCACTTACAAAGTATCAGTAGAAGTTGAATGATAGCAAGTATTATTATTGCTGTCCTAACCCTATGAGCGCTAATACAAAGTCTGGTGGCGATATTTTTTATATTAAACTTGAAGCCTAATAATTATGGAAGCAAAGAAAGAAGATATTAAAATATACGGCAAGCTTGTGAATGTCACAACAGAAAACATTGTTGCTGATGCTGAATAGATCTGGGATTCTTATTACAAAAAAGACTAGACATCTGTAAACAGATCTATGCGTGATGATTTTACAAAGTTTGCTAAGAACCCTACTTTCGAGTCGGCAGTATTTACTGGTGATTCTACGTTCTAGGGTAACATGTCTGTAGATAAGTCTCTTTCTGTTAAAGGTTCTTCTACGTTTCAGGATTAGGCTACATTCAATGGTACTATTAGAGCTCATGGCACTCCTAATGGATTAGTTGTTGACCATAAGATTATTACAAACGATATTGAAGTAATGGGTACATTCCAGGCGCTTAATATTGATACAAACAATCTAGTTGTTCACAACTTGTTGAAGGTAGAGAATGGCGGCTTGTTTAGAGTAGATGGTGATACCGTACTTAACAACCTATCTGTTAGTGGCAATCTTGATGTACCTAATGCTACTACAACTAAATATGGTAGTGTGAGATTAGCTACATCACCATCAGGCTAGGCTAGCACTGATGTAATCACAGTTAGTCTTGTTAAGAGCCTATTACAGTACGTATTACCTACGTCATCTGAAAATAATATTCTTATCTATAGTAATGGTAAATGGATTACTTCTGCTGTAGATTAGGTGATTAATGGTAATGAGTCTATAAACAATCACATTAAGAGTATTACAACTAATACATCTTATACTAAGTCTGAAGTATACGCTAAGGGCGATGTGTATAATAAGTCAGAGATTGATGACAAGTTATCTTAGATAAATAACAATACTTACACTAAGTAGGATGTGTACACAAAGAGTTAGACTTATAGCAAAGCAGAAGTTACTTAGCTATTATCAGACTTAAAGGATTCTATACTTAAGGAATACAAGGATAGCTGCTTGTGGGAGAAAGATGGCACGGAGTATATCAAACCTAAGGATAACAAACAAGTTAAGGCTACACATGTTATTAAAATGGCTTAATAAAGGAGGTATTTATGAACGAATCAAGTTACAAGCATAATTATGAATACCTCTCTATTGAGGAAGCTAAAGCTATTATAAATGGTACGTTTGTGCAAGGTTCTACCAATATTGGTGGAGAACTTGCTACAAAGTCTGATATAGACTCATTACTTGATGCAGCAGGCAAACATATGACATCTATTGTTGCTGGAGACGGTAGTGAATATGTGTGCTATTTTGAATGGGCTAGCAACAGAGTTGATCCGACAGGTGTGTCTATACAAGATATAACTATTAATGTTGGAGAATCAAAATAGTTGACATATAATATTACGCCATCAAATTCAACGATAGACTCCGTAACGTACGAAATAGTATCTGGATCAGATTTTGCGCATATAGAAAATTCTATAATTTATGCAGATAAAGAAGGCCTAGCTACTTATAAAGTGATAATAAATAATAGTGTTACAGCCACTGCAAATATTACAATATCCGATACATATACATACAAAGATGTATATGATGTTAAATCAGATTTAATGTCAGACACAAAAGTAGATAACTGCGGATATGTGTTTGACTACAACGAAACCGGTAGTGATAAATCAAAGTATTTTTACATAAATGCGCATAGGGATAAAATTGGCTCCAAAGGAAACGTTGTTTCGTCAGAAAAAATTAATTACACATTCTCAGAAAATGGCAATGTTGATAATTTTGTGATAAATATTAGCAAATAGGACATTAATAATAAAGAATTTGATAAATATTAGGTATATCCAAAATCGGAAAATTCAAGTAATGATAATTACGAGTTGTCAATATCTATAAAAAACGAAAATTCTGATTATGTATTTTTATTTAATGCTATACACATTTGTAAAGGTTATGTAAAAATTGCGAATTTTACTAATGGTGTAGAGTATAGCGACTATATCTCTAATATCGATCATAATTACGTTCTTTGTAATATGAATCATATAATTTATACAAATATTAAACAAAAAGGAATTTATGATTATTATCCTACATATAGTATCGAAAATTATTCTGGTCAAAGTAGAAAAAATACAAAAATTTTAATCACTGGAGCAAATGTAAAAACCAAGTATTTTGAATACCTTTTTCAAAGTAATAACGTAGCAAAAGGATATTTTACACTATATCTATGCAAGTATAACTAGTATGGTAATATTTATAATTCAAATGCAGGTTCCGATGAAAAAACATCTAGTCATACATTAAATTTCAATTTTATTAGTCACGTTAATAATGACTATTAGATACATTAGAAAATATTTAGCATCACAAAAGATTTTACCGCTATAGAATTAGATGGAGTTGAATATAACGGTAATGATCCTAGTGTAATACCTATAGAAAGATACACAAAGATGTATGAGCTACTATTCTTCCCATGTGCATCTACAGTAGTTTATAAGACATATTAATATGCAAGTACTTGATAAGCTAGGACTAGATACGCTCTGGTCTAAAATAAAAGGTAAATTTGCTCTAATATCAGATCTTAATTCTTTATCAACAAGAGTATCAACTTTGGAATCTTCATTAAAGTCGTTAACTACAACAGTTAATAATCTTCCAACTGCAGTAACTAATGATTAGAAATATCTTCGTAAAGATAAAAATGATTCCACAAGTTATACTATAACAGCAAAGGGTGTTTATAAAGCTTAATTATTATGAAGTTAACATTAAAAAGAATAGCTTTAAAACCAACTTATACAATTGGTAAGCTATATATAGATAATAAGTATTTCTGCGATACTCTTGAAGATACCGTAAGAGATCTTAATAAGAACGGTAAGTTTGATAACGGAGAGAAAAAGATTAAAGGTAAAACTGCTATTCCGTACGGTACGTACGAGATTAAGTGGACGTATTCACCTAGATTCAAGAAATATACACCATAGCTTATGAATGTTCCTTCGTTTGAAGGTATCCGTATACACAATGGGAATTCAAGTGATCACACCGAAGGTTGTTTGCTGCTTGGTGAAAATAAAAAGGTTGGAATGGTCCTTAACTCAAAAGCTACCATAGCGAAGTTTTATCCAATTATAAAGGATGCTTGCGCCAAAGGAAAGGTAACAATTGAGATTAAATGAGCAAAATAACAGGAACATGGCGTGAGAAGATTTAGTATACAACCGCATGTCTCGCGTTTTTAAGCGGTTAGGCTCTTACTTGGATACAGTATTTACAATAGGGTGAAATATCTACTGGAGTACTAGGGTTTGTTGCTCAAACCCTAGTTTATTCAGCCAGTATATATGGAGTTTCTATTTATATACAAGGCAAGTTTGGAGAAATAAAAACATATTTAAAAGAATATTTAACAAACAATGATGCAGCTGATTCAAATAATAACAAAAGTAAAGAAGAATTACAAGCTGCTGCTTAACACTATTTTAGGGCTTCTGGTAACCTTTTTGTTAGCTTCTGGTATAATTTACCACAATAAAGCTAATAGGCTCTCAGAAGAGCTTAAAATAGCAAATAACAACATTGAAGCCTATTAGGACGCATTAGCAGTGTCTTAGTAGGCTTCTAGTGTTTTAAAACTAGACATAAATAAACTATCAAATTACAATGATAAACTTGTATAGTAGTTAGATTCTGTACGTAAAGAATAGAATATTAAAAGTAAGGAAGTCTAGGTGGCAGCAACTCATAAGTAGCTCTTAAACGTTAATAAGAGTAAGGGGGTAGGGGGTGATATGATAACTATTATTAAAAACTCTACTTATAAAGATAGTCTACAATATAATCCCTTGACTAAAGTATACTATACAATAGGCAATGATAGTGTTAATATAAAGCTAGACGTATAGAATACTTAGTACCTATACATATATAAACATAAAGAATATAAAAACAAGAAGAGCTTCTTTAAGAGACTTATAACGTTTGATTGGAAAAAGAAGTATGTATACAAATATAAAATACATAATACAAACGATTTACTTAAAGAAGATAGTATAAAAATAATAGAATCAATATGAATTACTTTTCACTTAGGACATTAATAGATGATATTCTTCTTATTGTTCGTAATAACAATATAAGTGAAAGTGAGGATCTTTCAAGAGATTAGATAGCATCTTGGATAATGCAATATAAAGCTTATCTATAGAAGAAGAAAGAAGATCAAGATAAAGAAAACGATGAAGATGAACCGGATGATTCATTGCAAACGACAATTGGTCCAATTGAACTTGTTATAGATAAAACAGAAAAAAATGTAGATTGCGAAGATTGCTGCTGCGATACAATTAAGAAAACAAAAGATTAGATATATACTGTAAATAAAAGCGCTGATGATATAGTTAGCGTATGCGATAAAAACGGATGTGTAATACAGTATATGCATAAGCTTAGAAAGCATTACCATAACTTTAGGAGGTATACTTATGCAGAACCGGTATGTTGGTTTGATGATGGGTATATTTATGTAGAAGGAGGTGATATAGATTCAATAGACTATGTGTATATTACAGGATATATAGACGAATCTAAAACTGCAGATAGCGAAGATAATATAACAATCCCAGGATGGATGATCCCTGATATAAAGAAAGCTATATTAACAAACGAGCTTTCGTTCATGGTGAAGAGACCTAGTGATGATAGTAACAATTCAACATTAGCTAGCGTAAAACCAAATGGTCCTCAAGATAAGGAAGAATAAAAAGAGTTATACGATCTTAGATATATATAGAGCGTATAATAAAATCAATGAGAATGTCCAATATTCGCGATATAAGCGCATATTGGATGAATTTAATAAAGTTGTAAAGGATGAGATTTTAGAGCGCTCACAGCTATTTAAAATGCCTTATGGGCTAGGTAGTGTGTGCATAGTAAAATATAAGCCTAAGTCGTATACTGATAAATCATTATCTGTAGATTATAAATCTTCTAAACAGGAAGGTAAAAAGATATATCATTTAAACGAACATTCAAATGGATATAAATACAGATTATACTGGACAAAGATACCTAGGACATTTTCTAATAGATATATGTACTAGATACAATTAGTAAGAGAAAATAAAAGACATCTAGCACAACTTATATTTAACAAACAAGATTACATAAACATAAATGATATTCAAGTATACAAAATGTGAGTCTGTCATAGCTAAGATAATGGCTGATGCAGACATGTCGGAAAAGAATATTCGAGTCACAGATATACGTGAATGGATATTCGAGGCTGTTGAAAAGATAGGTGCTCCAGTATAGTATGTATAGAAGGAGTCTGGTGATGACGATGTTCCGGTATTTGAAATACATGAACACCAAATTCCTATACCAGATGACTTAGAATCACTTACATCTGTAGCATACTCGTTAGATGGAACAAATTGGATGAGTGTAAGAAAAGACGAAAGTTCGTTTAAGATAAAAAGTAGCACACATAATCATCAAGAGTATGTTCCAGAACAGCCTGCTAAAGAACCTTTAATAGCGCATAGATCACAATTACTTGGAATAAATGGATCTACAGCTGTATTAAATGTACTAAATGATAAATAGATACACGAACCTACATATTGGATAAAACCAGGCTGGATTGTATTTAACAAAGAAAAAGGTTTTGTAAAGCTTTCGTATAAAGCAATAGCTACAGATGAAAGAGGTTATCCTCTAATACCAGACTTAGCGTCATATCAAGAAGCGATATATTGGTACGTTATGATGAAACTTAGTTTTCCAAAGTTCTTAAAAGGTAAACTTGGAGGTAGAGTTAAATTTAGTTAGAATACGTATTTCTATATACAGTAGCAATGGAATTTTTATAGAAACCAAGCATATGCCGAAGCTATGATGCCAAATGAAAGTGAGATGTCATCAATTAAGAATGAATGGACAAAACTTATACCAGATTGGGATTCTGATGACACACTATTCAATAACGTAGGCAAAAGATAGTTGAACTTTAATGATTACTGTTATGGCTACTGATAATAATACATTTATAAATAGTTTTGTAACTGGTATTGATAGTGATAGCTCATTAGACAGAGTTAAAGAAACTAGCTATCTTGAAGCAAAGAACTTAAGAGTGTTATCGTTTGATTCTGCAAATCAACATGGATCAATTAAACCTATAAATGGGATAAAGTAGGTAGGATCTATCAAAGACGAAAAGGTTGAAAGAATCCTTGCCACAGGAGCTGTGAGAGATAGAGGTGTAATCATATATATATCAGAGAAAAGAGGTAAGCCTGAATTTTGTATATCATGCTTTGATAACAAAAATTGTTAGGATAGTGATACAGATAGTAGTGTAAACAACATTGAAACTATATCAAATATATTTAGATCAGAATTAATAGATTGGCCTACAGACCGTTCTAAATGGCCAAATAGAGTATCTATTACTTTTAAATATGAAGGCGACGATAATATCAAATTATATGTAGCTACAGGGTTTAATCCTATAATGGTGTTCAATATAGCCAACATGTATGGATATAATAATACATCATTTAATACTGTTCAGTCATACCCGAAGATAATATTTTAGAAGCCAAAATTTGTAAAATATGTTGATGGTACACTTAAGACATCTTATGTAAGCTATTCATATTAGATATATAGTAACCATGGTGTCTCTACAGATATATCACCAGCATGCCAATCTATACCTGTTGTTAATATTCCATCTGATAGAAAAGATATATTAGGAATAAAGGGAGATTAGTTTGATAAAAAAACTAATTGCGGTGTATAGTTATTAATCAAGCCAGAAACAGATTATTCGTTTTTAAACAGAATTAAAGTTTATAGAATATCTGTATAGATTAATGGATAGCTGCCAACAATAGAAGTTATATACGATTCTGCTTATGAACCAAATAGAAATGGAGATTTCTTTATAAATGATACTGGGCAGCAATCTTTGGATACAATATCAATAGAAGAATACAATAGTATGTCTGGCGTTCATATTATACCAAAAGTAATAGAAAGCAAAGATAATATATTATTTGCTGCAAACATAAAAGAAAGGCAAACATTCATTGATACAGAGTTGTTTAAGAAATGGGATGCTAGAGCATTTAGGGCAAATGGTCAAAAGTAGATAGTCCTACAAAATACTTCTGGAGATTAGAAAGTAACGTATAATTGGGATGAGCTTAACACGCTATCAATAAGTAATGGCTATATAGAAAAAGATTCATACAACCCATATAATGATATAAATAAACAATACTATCTTGGTGATTCTTATTGTATATACGACAAAGATGGGTTTTATGGTGGAACAGGAGTAAATGTATCGTGGAGATTTACTGTTACTTATATACCTATTGATACTTGCGACACAGTAAATGCAGGAGAGATAGGAACGATGTGGAATGTACTAAAGGTTAAAAATACACAGGATAGGCCTACATTGTATTTTATTAACCAGAATGGACTTTAGAAGGCGAATATAGAGATATCTACAGAGAATGGTAGAATTAATAACCCATGGGTAACAAAGTCGCTTAGACGCAACGAATTATACAGATACGGTATTATATTGTATGACTCTACAGGTAATCCTAGTCCTGTTAAATGGATAGCAGATATACGCACTCCTAACTTGTATGACAAGTATTTTAATACATTCATATCCCATTATAATAATATGTACGACTTAGCGTCAATACCTCTTGGAATTTCATTTAATGTAAAAAATCTTCCAGAAGGATGTACTGGATATGAGATTGTAAGATGTCAAAGAAGAGAGTAGGATATTGCTACAATAGCTTAGGGTGTAATTAGTAAGCCTATTGTTGGGTATAGTACTCCTGCAAGTAATAGACCAGATAGAACTACATATTTCCCTACAGGTTTACTTACGACAGCAATGGTAGCACAGGGTTCAGTATTTAAGTATTTTACAGAGAATTATAATCCTGTAGATGATGATAAAAAAACTAATTCTGTAAACGCAGCCGGAAGAGCATGTGCTACAAATTTTGGTAATACGCAAATATTCTAGTTTGTATCAGCTGAAACTACATATCAACCAGAATCTATAAAAGTTCTAACAAGTAACAAAGACTTTAAACTTGAGCCACTTAGGTATATATTTGGATAGAGCGGTAAGTTCAAAAAAGAAAATCATAGTGGTAATAAGTATTTTATGAGCCCTGGTATATCAAATACTAATATATATACAAAGCCAGATGAAACAGATAATGGGAAGTCTTACGATTGGAGATATTATGAAGATAACGGTAATGGAAAATATACGGAATATCAATACAAATCGTCTCCATATATTTTAAAAATGTTATCTGCGCACATAAAAACAATGTATTATAAAACAAATATTTCTGATAATACATGGTCATGTTTAGGTCCTGGAAAGATTGATAGCTCTGCTAAATATTCTGGTTCTTTAATGAATAAAATAGATAATAAGGTATTTGCTTATATAAAATTATATGAACAAGGCTGTTCGTTAAAGAGAAGAACATGTGGCGCAAAAGATCATTTTATAGATTATGGTGCTAGTATTACAAATGATCATATAGACAATAATACTTAGCTAGTAGATATAGACGATATACAAATAGCATCACAATTAAAGTGGAATGAAGTAATCAAAAGGTCATTCTTAGAGAAGGGAACAAATAGCGATACAAAAGATAATGGCAAATGGTGGCCTACAGTAGAATATAATAATCATATAGATTCTGTAGGTAAATATCAATTCTGTAATGCTGTGTTCTACGGATGTGATGGTGTGTTTATGGATGCCGGCGGAAATGAGGGTGATGACAAATGGACAATGTCTCATGACATGATTGATGGGGCAGATCAAGGTGATGTTATAAACAATGATGATCCTGGTTATAAATTAAGAATACCATTTAGCACAGGAGGAAGATGTGCGCTATTATCAATGAAGAATGATTGTGCAAATATGTTATTTAATAGCATTTTAGGAGCACATTCTTACTATAAGAACGTTAATAATAGTTTATAGGAATTTAATTCTTTATCAAGCTATTATGATGTTAATATAAATAGTATACCTGGAACAGTATTGTGTAATATAAGAAAAACAGTAACTCCATATGATGGGTGTACAGAAAAATCAATAACTTCTAGTACTTATAGATCGGATGGGTAGTTCTTTACAAATTCTGGAGAATGGAATGCTGTATTTGATGGCGATACATATATATCCGTATTAGACTATACTTCAATGCATAAAGCTACATGCAATTTCTTAAAAACATCAGATTCGTTAGATAGTAGAGATTATAGTGATTATAGATCTCCATCAATGATGCTTGGATACGCAATACCTGTAGAGTCTAATATTAACTGTAGATTTGCTTATGGTTACGAATTCTCTAAGAATTCATCTAACGAAGGAGCTTCGATGATTCAGGTAGAGCCTGCCAATGTTAATAACATGTATACTCAAACATAGCCAGAGTATGTATTCAATACAGCTTACGCTGCAGAAAATACAAGTAGAATACACTCAGCGTTTGATTCTACTAACATAGAAGACTTCAATAAAGATGTAGACTATATGTGTAGATATTCTATGCTAAAAGAAGATAACGAGCACATTGATAGCTGGACTAAATTCTAGAGTTCAAATTATCTTGATGTTGATAGTAAGTATGGCAAAATAACAGGATTAAGAACATATAAACAATGGCTTGTATTTTGGCAATAGGTTGCTACAGGTTTGTTCTCAGTTAATGAAAGAGCTGTTACAGATAGCACAAATGGGACTTAGTTAATATTAGGCACAGGTGGAATACTTAGTAGGTATGACTATTTAGATTAGTCTACAGGAATGCATAATGATGAATTATGCGATACGTAGTCTAGTTCTACATTATATTGGTTTGATCATCATAACCAAGAACTTAGGTCGTTCGACGGCAATGGCGTGTACCCGTTAAGTAAAGTATCAAGAGCACAGAATATCTTATATAAATATTAGGACGATAACAGTAAGCCATTACTATTCTTTGACAATAAAAACAACGAGGTTATTTCAAAGGTTATTGGAGAAGAATCTATTGCATACAGCGAATCTTTAAAGGCGTTCCCATCTATATATACAATTCCATTCGATGGAGTTATACAATTTAGTAACAAAATATTGTTTATTAGGAATATTAATGGGGATATAAAAATAGCATAGTGGGACGTATATAATAAATATACCACATCATGGGAAGAATAGATATTGCCTACATATTTAAAATATGTTGTCAATAATTCTCCTGTAATTACAAAAGTGTTTGATAATTAGGAAATAATAACTCCGCAAGATGAATTTAAATACATAGATATACAAGATGATAAAAAAGACAGAGATTCTTATTTTGGATTATCGAAACAGTATAAATGGTATACAGATTCTGGCATGAGAGCTGAAGATAACTTACATGGCAAAATAACAATAAGAGAGCATAATTATAGGTATGCGATACCTAGAGGTAATAGGGCTAATGCATACGGCTCAAGAATGAGGGGTAAATATCTTGTATGTGAAATGTAGGATAACAAACCTAATACAAATGTAGCCATATAGTATGTATTAACAAAATTTAGATCATCATGGATTTAAGATAGAGAAAAAGGCTAAACAATGCGCCCAAGTTTGATACCGGAAAGCAATCTTTGCAAGATGCTACAAAAAACATTGGTGGTGATATAACTGGCATTGAGACATATAGGAATGGATTAACTAGTAGGCCGTTACCTTATGAAGTAAATAATATTAAAACTCCAGGTGCACAAGCAACAGTTAATAATAACGCAATAGCTGGTAATGTAATAAGCTATGCAGGCAACACTATAGGAAAGGCGTTTGATTAGAGCAATAAATTTTCTAACAACGCATCCCAATAGCTTAATTCTGTTTCTGATTTAGCTTCAAAAATACCAGGTGCATATGGGTAGTTAGCAAGCGGAGTATTTAAATTGGCGTCAAATTATTCTGATATGGCAAATTATAGTCATAGCGGTTAGGAGATGATGAATTAGTCTGGTACAACAGAAAGGGTAATAAACGGTATTGGGTATACTGAGCAAAATGTTGTTGATACAAAATCGGCATACAATGACGTTTCTAAAACTGGAATAAATAATACTATATCAAGTGTTGGTACCGGAGCTGCAACAGGAGCTGCACTAGGATCAATAATACCTGGACTAGGAACTGTAGCAGGTGGCATAATAGGAGGAGTAATAGGTGGTATTGGAAGTTTGTTTGGATCGTCTAAAGCTAGAAGAAGATAGAATAGAATTGGAAGAAATGCTATTCTACAAACTGATGCTATAAACTCTGCCAATATGGCTTCAGCTGATACACAAGGATTGGAAAATAACTATTACGCTAGGAACTACGACACCACAGGTGGAGTTTTATATGCAAATAGAGGTAAAGATTTAAAATTAAGAAAACGAATTAATAGGGCTAGAAAATAATGAAATAGAAAGTTTGGACACCAAATGGCTATTAGGTTGGTCCAACTAATAGTATGGTAGGCAAAGGTGAGTCTATAATAGACTATACAAATGGAACCGGAACTCTTGTAACTAAAGGGAAGGTTGGGGTAGATAATCAACCTAGCTCTGTTAGACAAGATGATAGTAACGTTATAGCTGGGAATGATATAGATTGGACTAATGGAGTTAAGTTCTCTTAGCAAATAGCTCCTTTAACAGCTAGATTATAGACGTATAATAATATAGAAAAGAAAATGAATAAAAAGCCAGAAATGAGCTCGTTGTCAAAGCAAACAATGCAATTGCAAAAAGCCCAATTAGAGCGCGCTAAAGCCCCTATTTTACAGGCTATGAAGAATATTACAGACAGACAAGAGAAATAGCATTAGATCGAAGACTATACAGCTTAGTTCAAAGCTAATTGTGGTAAAGATAAATTCGCTGATGGCAAGAACGCATGGGATAGCATTCAGCAGTCATTTGGTGATTGGACAAGAGCTGGCAAAGGTAAAGTGTCTAATGCGGCACTCGATATGGGATATATGGCTCCAGCTTTACTTGAAAAGCAAATGCTTAATCATTGGATGAAAGAAAATCCATTGATGCCAAATATTTATGCCTCTAATAGATACGGGCAGTCTGCTTTATAGACTTTAAATAGATTAAGAGTAAACCCATATAATCAGTTGTAGACTATTAATCAAAATGACAGATCTGCTTATTATAGAATGTAGCAAGATGGCGGATACACTGGGGGATAGAGATAGGCTAGCAGAGTAGCGCTTGCTTTAGGTAATGCTAGAAATGTAGCAGATGTACTAAATAATACTGATTTACAAAATAATAAATATAGGCAAGATTGGGCTACTGCTGCATTAGCTGAAGGTAATCAAGATGCTACTAGGAGACAAGCGGCTAACCAATATGCATGGGAAGCTTACAACAGAGCTCATGGTGCTAAGATTAAAGGTATTGAAACACACTTGGCTAATCTTGGACTTATAGGTCAAAAATGGCTGTCTCAGCGTATTAAGAACAAGCAATATGGAGACATCCTCGATATGTATCAATAGGATATAGATAATAAGAATGCTGCATTGAAAGCTATTTATGGTATCGGTATAGATAAAGATGGTAATATAGGAAGCGCAGTCAGCTAGAGATAGCCTAAAACTGGTATGAACCCAGACGCTATACCTGGTACAAGATCAGTAAACAAAACAACATTAAGTGATTCAGTTAGTAGTATCGCACCAGGCTGGACTCCTGGAGGATACAGATTTGTATCACCAAACTAGCAATATGCCATGAATAAAGCTGTTCAAAATAACCAAAAAACATTAGCTGCTGCAAGAAATAAAGAGGCATTTGATAGATTAATGTATGGAGACTATGGGTCTGGTAGAATTAATTTTAATAACACATTAAAAGGTTCTTTATATACAAATAAGTCGTATTTAAATAGCTTACTTCCATTTGAGTTGTGGGCAGGACCTGATGGGGAATTTGCTCCTATGTAGCAATATCCTTTAACTTGGGGAGATTATGTGTCATGATAGGAATGTATGATGAACCAGTGGCGGTCCCTATAATAGACCTACTGGATAGCAATATGATGTCGTAGTACATCAGTGCCGCAAGAGAACAATACAATTAGGCTGTATAGGAATAGAAAGACTTTGCTAAAGAGTTTGGAGAACTATACGGACCTAACGCAAATGTAAATAAAGCATATTATGATGCTACTATAGGTGCAGTTAATCAAGGTTTAAATTATCTGTACTAGAATGGTATTGACCCTCTTAGATCAGCTGAAGGTAGAGCGTATATAGCCAAGATTATCAGAGAGCGACCTTATGATTAGATCGCAAATCTAAAGGCTTAGAATGACGCTATGAAGACATATTAGAGATATAGAGCTGAAGCAATGCGTAATGGTACGTATGATCCAGATTATGAGAAGTTTTCTCTAGGTGGTAAGACGCTTGAAACATGGGATCCATCTAAAGATGGCATGTGGACAAGGGAGGCTCCATCTAAGTATTCTAGCCTAAAAGATTGGACTAGCAATTTGTTTGATAATATGTAGCTTGAATACGATCCAGAACTTACAAAACAAGTTGGTGGTATGTATCAAGTGTATTCTAAATCTCCAAAAAAGATGCAATAGATTCTCGATGCTAACATGAAGGATATGGTCAAATCAGACCTTGGTAGATATTATCTTAATATGTATGGAGGTGACCTAAATGCTCTAAAAGCTGATATCATTAACCGTAATAGAGAATATACACTGATTGATAGGCGGCCGGATCAGGTGCAAATACATCTCAACGATCAGCAATTCCAGGCTGCAGAGAATGCTAAGAACAGAGCTTTCTAGAAAGAGCAGGCCGAACGGGAGCATGAGTGGAGAATGGAAGAAAATGAGGCTAAGGAATTGTATAAATCGGAATATGGTGCTGGTGGATCTGGAAGATCCGAAGGAAGTAAAGGAGGAGAATATAGTCTTGTTGGTGATGTTTTAAATCAAGCTTAGTCTACAATGTAGAACTATTTTGCTACGCATACTTTTGGCGAAAAAAATTATGGAAACAATCTTGGGTATTTAACAAGGGCTCAAGGTAAAGCTTTCTCTAATAAGAGCTTTAATTTAAATGATGTATCATTTGATTTACCTAGAGGCGGATATTCTGCATGGACAGGAGTACAAAAGAGTAAGCTTAACCCAACATTTGGATATGCATACAATGCTAATGAAATTAAAGGTAAGATTCTTACAGAAGGCGAGTTAAGAACCAAAGCTTCTTCTATTACAACCGGAAAGACAATATACAAAACATACACCGATAAGCTATACAAGAAAAATAATATACTTGGTGTGACTCCAGATGAATCTTCTAGAAATGGCATAGCTGTTGTTGGTAGAGACGGAAGAATGCATGTATATCAAAAGGTTACAGTATATACTACAGATGGTACATCAAGAGATACAAGCGGGAATAAATATAAATTATTAAATGGTAAGTGGACAAATATTTCTACAGGAAAAGAAATTGATAGTACATCTGATGATGGAAAGGCATTAATAAAATCTTTAAAACAACAAAGAGGCCATTACTCTGCTTATCAAGAACTACCAGCTGGAGATGTATCGTTTTCTAAGAAAAATATACTTATTTCAAAAGATAAAAATGGCAAGACAGTAAGAAAGGTATTAAATCCTGGCAAAAATATACCTGGAACAGAGTGGTATGATAATGGAGGAAACGTTACGATAGATAATTATGATGTTTCTACACATTCATCAAAGTGGACAAATATAAATAAGAGTTATAATTAGTATTATAAAAACTAATAATTATGGCAAATAAAACAAAGAACGTAAGTCCTAATATAATCCCTTGGGGATCAGAAGGCAGTACTTATGACCCTATTAGATACATAAGACGTGATAACAGCACGCCGTACAGTAGGGTAACAAATAAATTTAGAAGCAATTTAGCTAGATATCAGAGTACTTCTCCAACATAGCATATTGTTAACAAAGGATACAAAGATTATGTGAATGTATCTAAATCGCTTAACAGAGAAGATTAGGAAACTAGAAACTTGTCAGATACATATGACAAGATGAAGAGTGCAAAAGCTGTAAATGATGAGCTTGCTATGAAGCAACCTTTATTTAGACCGCAAAATCCAGGATTTGATTTTACAGCTATTGGAAAAGAGACTCTTGGAGATTTGTTTAGCTCTACAGATTAGGTAAGAGCTAGCAATGCTTCTGGTAAGGTAATGCTAAACAAGGAAACGTCAGCGACTGTTGATTTAGCTAAAAAGAACAAAGAGTTAAAGTTATAGAGATTACAACTTTAGCAACAATTGCAAGATTATTCTAATAATAGAAATAGTTTATCTAATCAAGACAAGTAGAATATTGTTAGAATAAATAATTAGATCAAACAACTTGATTGGCAGATTAAAAACGGCGAGGTGTATGAGCAAAGAGCTGAATAGCTCCGAGCTCAACACGATATGGATAATGTATGGGATTCAGTAAAGGAGGGATTGGCTGGAGCAGGAGGATTCCTTTTAGATGTACTTGGAAAAGCTGGAGCTTATCTTAATACATCTAGTGCAAATGGCGTACATAGTAGCCAAGACTATAAAACGCTTAAGATGAATGATAAAGAAAAATTTGCTTAGGCTGCACATTAGTATATTTATGACAAGAATATAGATAACAATAAAAAGAAATTTTAGGGGTTACCTTTAAAGGATTCTCTTACAGCACAAATTGATGACTATACAGACTTCTAGAACCAACTTAACGCTGAAATAAAAGGCGCACAGGATGACTACGAGAAATATGTAAGATATAGGCAAGCCGACGAGAAGTGGTTCCCATTAAGCGATGATTATAATAAAAAGAAACAAAGGTATGCTAATGCTAGTATATTTTCTCCTGAATATTGGTAGTATGAGATGCCTTCCCAAATAGCAGCATCAAATGCTTCTACGGCCGGTAGAATAGCTATGGCTATAAATACAGGAGCTGCTATTGGTGGTGCATTTTTAGGTCCAAAAGGGTAGGCTATTTTAAACGTTGGCTCGTAGATTGCTACAACAGCAACTGGTCTTGACATAGAAAACATGAAGTTTGAAAATAGAGGAGAGGTTAGTGATGCTAATGTAGATAAACTCAAATCAAATCTTATGTCTGGTGGAAAGAAATAGTATCAAGATATAATAAAAGATTTAAGAGAAAAAGCTAAACAGGTATATCCAAAACTAAATATAAATCCAGATACAGAAAGTGACGACGAAATACTTCGTAGTGCATTGGCTGGTATTATAACATCAAATCATCCAGAATATAGAAAAGCAGAACTTAGAGCCCTTGCTGGAAGTAATGCGTTGTTTTAGAAGGATAATATAACAACTGGCTCTGATCTCATGGTATAGAAAGGACTTTAGGTTGGTATATTTGGAAGAGAATTATATAGAGCAGGAAAGGGAACAGTAAACTGGATTGCTAATAACACAGTAAAGCGTACAGTTAATTCTGCAACCGGATCTATAGAACATACAGTTGAAGGAGCTGCTACAAATGCTACAGCAGAAGCTGCTAGAGATGCTGTAAACGGAAGTAAATACGCTACACTTAGAAAAGAATTTACAGATAGTTTTAAGAGTGGATTTGGATTTGGTGAAGAAACAGCTACGGTGCTCGGTCATGGAATGGCAGGACAATATGTTTATGGAACCATGACTGGTATTGGAAAAGCTGTGTTAGACCAAGCTAAAAAAGCATTACCAACTAGAGGCTAGGCATTTATCAGATTAGCTATGCATAGAGCTGGACAATATTATCAAGATATTCTAGATAAGATCCCTCTTACTGCAAGACGGCTATCTGCGTATGGCTTAAAAATGGGTAAAGTATGGTCTATTTCTTCAGCATCAGAGGCCGCTGAGGAAGCTAGACAATACGTTAATGCAGAATAGGCTAAAAGATAGTAGATGGGACTTGGAGAACTCCCTAGTCTTGGTAGTCTGTTTGCTAATGAATATAGCGCAGGATCTAGAACATAGGCTGCCATATTAGCTGAACTAGGTATTGGTAATAGCGATCTTCTTGATAATGAAGAGTTCTGGCAAAATTATAAAGGAGGATTTGCCCTTGGTGGTGGTCATACCGTTGTAATGAGAGCTGCCTCAGAAATACCTGGTCTTGTGCGTTAGATATCAGCAGATTAGGCAATACTTAATGCTGGTATTACTAATCGAGTAATGATGCAGAACGAACGTGCTTAGGGCTAGCTATTTGCTAGAGAAGCTATGAAGGGGAGATCTAACATGGAGTAGATCTTGAATACTATGCAATAGCTTAAACATGAAGATGCTAGAAGAAAAGAGCATACATACTCTAGTGATGAATGGGACGCATCAATAAAGGCAGCTCAAGATATCATGCGAATGACGTTAAGCCCTACTACTAGAGCAATAATGGAGAAGCATGGAATACAGTATGGTACTGATAAGTATGCAGCCGCTGTAGCATCAGTGTATCAAACTGGTTAGAATTCTGACGAGAATAGAGAATAGAGACAGAAAGCGATAGATGAATATAACCAGATAATCCATTCTGTACAGTTTAACCAGGCAATTGATGAAGAGCTGAGAAGAAGATAGAGTGGATCATCTATAGAAAGTCTTGCGCAACAAAGAGCTGACAAAGCTAGAAAAGAAGCTGAACAAAACGCTCAATCCCTAGAAGAGCTTGGACAGGAAGTTGATCTTATATCTGCCCAATCTGAATAGGATAAACTTAATAGAATGGCTGGCCCAACAGGAATTAGTAATGTTGAAGACTTAAGGCAGAGAACTATTCTTGTTGGTCAACTTAGAGGTTTACTTAAGCTTAGGGCAGATTGTAAGACATCTGATGGGTTCTTTAATATGCTTAGAGATAAATTTGGTTTGCATACAATAAGAGAAGACGCTGCTAAAATTCATAAGTCGATTGATAGTGATATAAAGATTATTTCTCAAAGATTGTCTGAACTGTCAGGTATAAACTTAGAAGGACTTAACGATGCTCAAGTTATGGATAAACTTGACGCTATGGGTGCATTAGAACAATTCTCAGATGACATAGAGGAAAATACGAGGGTAAGAGCATTACTTAATGCTGACGCAAAGCTTATAGCAGATAGATAGAAAATGTTCTCAGATGGGCTTAAAAATGAAGGCAAAGAAAAGACTAAGTTTAGTAAATTCATTGATGATGTTATGGCTACAACTGAGCGCAATAAAGCAATCGACTGGGCTTTGGCTGATGCAATCAATGACCCTTATGGAGAAAAATGGAATTCAGATAATACTTCTACAGCTGAAATAAATACAGAACATAAAGACACTTCGTCTCACGTAGAATCTCTTATAAAGCAAGAAAATAAAGTATATACACCAGATAATAGTTACTAGGTAGAAAATAATGTTTTTGAAAACTCAGATAGACCTTATGTTCATGACGATCTTTAGCTTAATATAAAAGAAGACAAACTTGGTTCTGTAAGTAAATTAAAGAACAAAATAGACGATATGATTCTTAGAGGTAAAGGCTATGATAAAATAAATAGATGGCTACAATCTTCTAAGAGATATAAGAATATTGTGTCTAGAGATGATAATAATGCTAGGATTATCGAGAATTATATTAATGATTAGCTTTTAAATGCCGGCCTTGAACCAAATAGAGCCCTTGTAGAACAGTCTAAATCAGAAAACGAATTAACTGATTCTTTTGAAAGACTTAATAATCTTTATTTACAAAAGCACGAGAAGAATGAGAGAAGAGCTAAGATCGAGGCTAAAAAGAGACTCCTTAAATCAAAAATGAAAGCTGCTATTAAAGAATGGGCTAGATCTGGTGAAGCTTATTCTGGTATAAGCCCTAAGTTTTTAACAACTCTTGCTAAACTTGTGGCATACGGTACACAGCAAGGATATTATTCATTTAAAACATTCCTTGATGACATAAAAGATATGCCATTAGATACTATGAATATTCCAGATTTAAGTGGAATGCTATCATATGTATATCTTAGTAAATCTAAAGAATAGGTTGGTACTATTTCCGAAAATCTTGATTCTGAAGAGAATGTTCTTAATATTGGTAGTGTTCAAGATTATCTTAAAAATAATTCAAAGGACGAATTAGGCGAGCTAAGATAGAATGTAAACAATCTTATTGCACAAGTAAAATAGAATCTTTCAAATATAGATAATATAGAGTCTGCTATACAGAAAATCGCAAACCAATCTTTAACACCGTTCGATAAAACTAATATAACAGAATATATATCAAATATAGACTAGATTACTAGTGAAGATTAGTTAAGAAGTGCTATAAACGAACTTGGGAATATAATTCAGAATACAAATTAGGTATACAACGATCTTACGGATTAGCTGAATAATATAAATAATGAAAAAGAAACTACTAAAGATCCGCTTGTCTCCGACTATAACGATCTGCCAAAAACGGTTGCTTAGTTAGTTCTTGAGCTAGAGGATGCATGCCGTACACTTGATGCGATTGCAAGTACTATAGCTGATGTAAAACCAACAACACAGCCAGAAAGAGATTCTATAAACGATTTATCAATATAGTTAATGAGGGCAGAAATAGCTCTTGATAATTTATTGCAAGACAATGAAGCTTCTGCTATAAACGTTTCATAGGAAAGAGATTTAATAGATAATGTTATTATGAAATTTAATAACAATAAATCTATCTGGAGTGATTCAAGCGAGGAAATTCTTGATTGGTGGTTTACTAAATATGCGAAAGATAATGTAATCCTGCCAAGGGATAGTAGAAATACTATTACGAATGGAAGCAATAACCTTACTCTTGATTATAATTAGAAGATAACCGATTATATGAGATTGTATGGAAATAAATTCTAGTAGAACCTTGGTGAAGTTGAATCTGATTGGTATTGGAGATTGCTTAAAAACTATTTTGGAACGCTTCTTAATAATGCACAAGATTACATTGAATAGAATCCAGAGAACCCTATGAATCCAGTTCTTTAGGATAATATTAATAGAGGTAGATTACTTATATCTGGATTTGCTAACAAATACGGCAAACAGCTAGACGACTCTTATATGGACACTGATTCTTCTATAATTAGAGAAGCCGAAGAACTTAATAAACAAGAGTTTTTATGGTACGAGTCAGGTGGAGATAACTATATTTCTGGGCAAGGTGTTGGCACAATATTGCATAGACCTGGCGTAAAAGCTATGCAGGAAAACAAAACATATGTAGAATGGAGCAATTAGCCAGATTTTATTACTAACGGTAAATTTGAAATTATTTTCAAAAATGCTACGGAGTATAGCAATAGACCATATTTAAGAATTACGTACAAAGGCTAGTCTATAGAACTTCATATATATGAAGGAGGAGACGAAAGTAGGTTATCTTATCAGTAGCATCTTGTAAATCTATGGAAATTCTGCCAGAAGCATAAAAACTATTCATTAAGAGTTATTCCTACAAGAACAAACGGATCTCTTATTTATGATCCAGCTTTTGTTGGGTATGATGAAAACTCGGCAAATATAGAAGGATTACATTCTGTCGTAGACAATATAATGAGCCTTGATGATACTTATTCAATTGACCTTAAAAACAAGTAGATTGGTATTGTAAAACAAGATAATGCTGGGTAGATGAATGTAATGAGCCTTGATGGATTGAATAGCCCAATACATACGTTAAATAGTGCAAGAGTTGGTACATAGAATACAATGGTTGGGTCTACAGTTTATTTATGGCATACAAACTTTGATGAGAAGAAGGGTAATCAAACAACTATACCTGTAATATTATATTAGTCTAAACTGTCACAAACTCAAGCAGATTCGCTTGTAGATTTATTAAGAGCGTATGCTTAGGGGCAAACAAATTATAATGGGTATAATACATACGATCTTATCAAAATGCTTGTGCATGTTAACGAAAATAATAAGCCAAACTACAAATCAAATCAAACTAGAACTATTACATTCTCGTCTAACAAGCAAATAATTATAGGATTACCATAGTATGATGACAATGGACATCATATAGACGGAACTGGTGAAGTTTACGATCTTACTAGCGAACACGATCTAGAAAGACTTAAAGATGATTTAAGAACTGTAGGTGTAGCTTTTGAAAAAACAATGCTTAGTCAGCAGCTAAACTTTACAAATAATTCTGTAATTAATAATGTAAAGCACTACTTTGAAGATAATTCTAATGTTAATACATTTGTTGCACCTAATGGGCTTGAGTTTAATAGAGACGATTTCTTTGACGAAAATGGCAACGAAAGAAAAAATAGCACATATGCCGGCTACTTAATGCGCCATCAATATACACAAACATCCGTAATAGGACAGAATTATACAGCTACTTATTTCAGTGGGCCATATTTGGTTCCTAACACAAATCAACAGGATCATATAGATAACACAATTACCGAGTAGCAAAAAGAAGAATCTATTTCAATGCCAAGATTAAACTCTCTAAAAGAACTTTTAAGACGCTCTAGAGGTCTTAGATTATAGGTTGAATCTAATAAACTTAGAGATATAACAGAAGGCGATAGAGAGCAAATGGATGCGTATTTAAAGCGTGTTATAGGTGATAATAATTACGAGATAGGAAAGCAGCTTAATGATGACGTGCCAGCAAATATGGCTCTCGCTGGTAAATGTATGACAGATATGGTATATATCGGTAACAGAGTTGTAGATGGCGTACAATATCACGAAGCATTTCATAGGGTGTTAGAGTTATTATTAAGACCGTATGAGAGACAAAAGATTTACGATTGGTACAAGAAAAGAGAAGGTAACGATAATATGTCTGATACAGAAATCGCAGAAGGTTTAGCTAATCTGTATATGGATGCACAAAACAACTACGATGATAATGAGTTTTCCGACAATAAAGTAATAGCTCTTTTCCAAAAGATAAAAGCCGGAGTTCAATTTGCTAGAGATCTTGGAAATATTAGACTTACTCTTTTATCTGCCGTAATGGCTACAGGGTGGTATAAAACTAAAGCTGGAAGCAAGATTCGTAAAGAAAACCTTGAACGTTTTAAAGCAAAGTTTGGAGATTCACTTCATTACGATGTCTATAATCAAAAGACAGGAATGAAACATAGTTTTGAGAATATCGTAAATAATGAGTAGCTTAATGACTGTGTTGAAACTATTGCTTTTTACATAGTTGAAAAAGCACTTGAAGAGGGCAGAGTTGATGCTGTTGGAAACAATATTAGCGAATTAACTATTACTGGTACAAATATTAAAAAGCTTATTGGTGGAGACGTAATGAAGTAGCTTATGGGTGAAGATCCTGATATTCCTGTACCAGAAGCTCAAGCTAAAGCATTTTAGGAAATCTTTAAGCAAGGCAAAGAAGAGCTTATAACGGATAAAAATGGCGTAGCTGTTGGTAAAAAGATATATTACCCCAACTTTGCAGTTATAGCGGATAGAGTGTATGCTAAGATTGCTAACATAAGTAAAGAGGGTGTTGTTAGAAATACAAATGACGAAGATATGTAGGAGCAGCTTGAAGCTGGATCTGCTGGCGCTTATATGGATTATGTTGGCAAAGAATCTTACGAAATGAGTAAGCTTCAAAGTATATCTCAAAAAGCTAAATTCTTCTTTGGCACTGTACCTTACGTCAAGTGGGCTAATACAAGTAACCATGACGAAGGTGTTGTTCTAGATACATCTCATAGTTTGTTTGGAGACCCTAGATTTATGCCTTAGACTGAAGTATTTAGTAAGATGTTTGAGCAGTTACATAATGTAAAAACAGCACAAGAGCTCCATGATGAATTAGCTAGATTATCTTCTCAGGATCCAATGTTCTTCTACGTTTATTCTACATTCAATGAGTACTTTTAGGCTCAATATAAAAATTATGATAAAACTACTGGTAAAGGCATAAATTACGACGCCGAAGCCATTGTCACATAGGTATTTCAAGCTCTAGTCGGATAGAAATATAACTTTATGATGACAAGATCATCTACAGATAGAGATGGTAGAGTTAGTATAAGAATGTCTAACTTATCCGTTGATAGAGATACACTTAAATTCTCATAGGATTGGTCTAAGAGATTAGCTAATGGCGTTACAGGTGTAGTATCAACAGTGAGAGATCAACAAGGAAGGATATTGTTTAATAGAGATAAAAGAGGTGTTGTTTACAATGCTCCTGGAAACGATATTTTTAAACGCACTTCTAACTGGATTAAAGACATTTGGACGCAAGCTAATGCTGGTAACGATATAAAAATAGGTAATAATACTTATGATATTACAAGCCCTGCTTAGTTATCAGAAGTTATAGACAAGCTTACTATTACGCTTAATAAAATAGGTATACAAATTGATAGCGATACTATTAATTACATGCTAATTAATAAGTATGGGGAGTTTAGTGCTGATTCATTCAGATAGATGCTAAACGAAACAACGCTTGTAAGTTTAAGTAAGTTTTTAACACTCCTTGATTCTGTAATAGGAAATGCCGGATAGATAAATGTAGATCTTGGTACTCTATATAACAAAGATTCCTTTGTGAACGAACTTGCCAAATATCAATCAATGAATAATAAGGTTAAGAATGAAATGATGAATCTCTTAACCAATAATAATAAAGCTTACACTTAGGGCGAGAACAATACAGTGTCAGATATATTAGCTGATATATAGGACGAAAATCCAGATAATACAGCTAAATAGAGAATACAAAACTTCTGTTATAATAAACATTCTATTGTACTTAGAAGAATTGCTTAGAACGAAGGTAATAAGATGGCTAAGATTCTTATGAATAACTATGCCGGCTTTAAGACTGATTAGAATGACGATTATGGATCAGATTACAATCAAGTGTCAGAGGTAGAAGATTATATGTCTAAGGTTACAATGCTTATAAGTGGAGGACTCATTTATCCTACAATGTCTGATAAGAAGACATATATGTATTTATAGGCTTCCGATCAAGCTATTAATGGATTTTTAATCCCTGGTATAGACTATAGACTTGTAAGTAAATTAATATCAAGCTCTGATAACGATCAAAAGGCAGCAATTAGAAAAGAACTTCTTGGAGCGCTTCCTAGAATTGTAACAGATACTACTGGCAAGACTATAGTCCGCCCATCAGATCAAGTACTTGATATCTTTATTGATTATGCAAAAGACGAAAAGGCGGCTATACTTGAATGTATGCATTAGCTTGGTTATTTTGAAGGTGATACGGAAATAGATGATACTGTAAAAATAAAGAATTACCATACATCTAATAAGTACGAAAACAGTAAAGGGGAAACAGTTAAAGTAGAACCTAATGGTACTAGATTCTCTTCCCTTACATCTATACTTGACGATAATGGAAAGAGAATTAAATTCAATGATCCTAAAAAGAGTAGTAAAGAATGTTTAAAGATTGCTGATGAAGAATTCTTTAACAAGAGTAGAGAGCAACAGAGAAACATTATGGCTAGAGTTCTTGATATCTAGTTTAAAGAAGAGCTTAAAAAAGCAATAAAACTTGGACTTGTTAAAGGTGATATAAATAACTATTATTCTTTATAGAACGTAGGACTTAGTTGGAACGAGTTTAATTCTATTAGACAATCTTTTGCTGGAACAGAAGGCATTACAACTCTTGAATAGATGAACGCAGCGGCAGTAGTAGCAATGATGTCTGACATATCTACTAGATCAATTATTTCTGTACAAGAGGTAGAAAGGTTGTTTGGTGGTCACCCTGCATTCTATAAATGGAAATATAGTGAAAACGAACTTGAAGATAGACAGACTGACCAATTAAAACGTCTTGGCGGTCTTATTTCTACAGGAGCTAACCCTAGAATAGATTTCTAGGATGATTCTGAATCCTAGTATACTTGTGCTTAGGTGGATGATTTTATCGTGTCTTCTGAAGCCGATAAAATGCATGATGGCACTATTGATGATATATATCAAAATAGCGTAGAAAAAATGTTTGTACAGGCTAATACAAAAGAGGCTGTGTACAACAAGCTTGTTCGTAGTGGTAAAAGTAAAGACGAAGCTGCAAAAATAGCTTACGCTGACCATAAAACTCAAAAAGAATTTGAAGAGTTTAGAGATAAATACTTAGATGAAAACGATAAAGCTAGAGTCGATAAAAAGTACAAATCAGAATACAAGGCATATGCAGAAAAGGGTATAAACGTAGCCGATGGTTCTGCATTTATTACTGATAAGATGTGCGAAAAGCTTTTAAGATCACTTGGACTATACAATAACAAAGCTAAACAATTATTTGCAATGCTTAGAGATCCTAAGAGCCAATATACATTTAGATAGAAAGCTGATGCGTTTAAAGAACTTTAGGAATTTATTGTTGGTGCTCAGAAGTATAGTGCGTTTGGTCATAGGAATGATGACTAGCTTGGAAGTCTACTTATACCTTACTATAACAAGATGGCTTTATTCCCGATATTCCCATCTATCGCAATGGGAGATATGGGTAAGGTGTATAATAAGATGATAAGCGAAGGCGTAGATATGCTTTTGTTTGATTCTGCTGTAAAGATTGGCAATAAACATAACTCCGAATTTAAACAAGGTAAAGGTATAGAAGAGCCATTTACAACATTTAAACAAGATCTTAGGTACCTTAGAAAGTAGCTCAATACAGATCCTAATGGTAAAGTTGAAATGAATCTTGGTACATAGACTGCCAAGGTAGCTCTTGCTAGTTTGATTTTAGATAGAACTAATTATACAGATTCTCTTACTGGGGAAACGATTTCTGGTACACAGATTCTAGATAATATTATGAGCTCTATAAACACTCTTTCCGATATGGGTGTTAAAGAGGTAGATGATCTTTTCTTTACCGATAACGAGTTTGATATATAGAAATTTGCTAAGTTCTTAAATAATGAGCTTACATCAAGAAATGCCAACAAGAACACTATAGATGCTATTACTATTAAAGTTGAAGCAGATGGTAGTAAACATTTAAATGTTCCGCTTGCCGCGCAATCAGATCCACATTGGATAGAAAGTATTCTTACATCAGCATTAAATAAGAGAATTGTAGATGTAAAGACTCCTGGAAATGCGTTTTATCAGAGATCCGTATTCGCAATGGAGGGTCACGTTATATCTGATAATGAATATAACAAGCTACCAGCAGCAGCCAGAAAACTTATTAACTGGCAAACTCTTAATGAAGGTAAACAGCTCTAGTTTATAAACAACGATGGTAGTATGGATGCTGTTATATCTATAGATTATTTTGAACACATAATACCAGAAGGAATGTCGTTTGATGAGGCTAGAAAGTGGCTATTTGACAATAAGATTATTGGCAATAGAAGCGATGTAAAAGCTAATACTATTGGTTATCGTATTCCTACACAAGCCCAATCTTCTATACATGCTTTAAGATTTGTAGATGTACTTCCTGTTGTAAAGGATACTATTATTCTTCCTAGAGAGTTTACTAAAGTAACTGGTTCGGATAAACAATATCAATGTTCAAACCAGTATAATATAAAAAATTCCTTTAATTGCTGGGAACTCCACATAAAGTGGACAATCAGCAGCCAAGTCTCTATTTAATACGTTTATAGAGAAAGGTTCAACGACTAAAATTAAATCATAAATAAACATACGTATATCGTTATGAAAACAAAAATTACAAAAGAAAGTAGAAATCTACTAATAGCATTGTTACTTGGAGATGGAACAATATGCAGTAACAATGTATTTAAACTTGCTCACGCAGAACAACAAAAAGATTACTTAGAATGGAAAATTAAATAGCTGAATTATGCAGGTATAAGAAACAACGGATTGAAATCATATGTAAAAAAACGTGGATATAATACTGGTGTGAATGTATATTATACTTAGCTTAATATAATTCCTTTTATTAAAGTTCTTAGAAGAGTTTTCTACAATCCAACTAAGGTTTTGGGAAACAGAAAGCTATTAAACCGATTAGATGCAAAAGGAATAGCTATTTGGTACATGGACGATGGCCATATAAATATTCGTAAAAACAAAGATGGTAGGCCAATGGGATTCTATATAAAAATAGCCACATGCTTGCCAAAAGCTGAACTTTAGACAATAATAGATTATTTTAAGGAAATTTGGAATATAAATTTTTATATGTTTCACGAAGGTAAAAAAGAAGATAGCTTTTCTTTATGCTGCGGTACAAAAGAGGGTTTGAAATTTATAAATATAGTTAAAAAATATGTACTACAAGTTCCATCTATGGTACATAAAATACAATATGATTTAAGCTAGAGGAGACGTCCTCTAGATGTACCCGAATAGGGGAAATTGGGAACACCGAAAGGTGAAGATATAGTCTGATCTACATAGTAATATGTAGTTAACATAAATGTTTGATATTGATAAGTTGTATTTGGCATCTTTAGCTTATGATGTTGAAGATGGTAAAGCTAGTAGAGAGTTTACTCAAGATAAGAAACAATATTATTAGAATAAGCTTCTTGAGAACTATATGACACTTCTCAAAGATAATGATAATTCTATACAGATAGCCATGAGATCTATTGATAATGATACAGAGCTTGTAAAGAGTATCGCTAATCAATTTGAGAGTGCTGGATCTACAAAGACGCTACCATACAACTTTTATACGCTTCACGAACAAACAGATAGACGTAGAGATTATATCACTGGTAAGCTTGGTATTGCGCCATTCGCTCTTAATGTAACTAATTAGGCTCTTACAATGGCTTATGGAGTTAAATTAAAAGAGTCCGAATTTACTAAGCAAACTCCATTCAAGCGTATAGACTTACGTGATGATAAGAATGGCAACGCTGTTATGTCTTGGTTGTCTGCATTTATTAATGCGCACTGTGATATTGTAAAAGACCCATATGTATCAAAGATAAATGTAAATAGCTTTACATACAATATGCTTAACTTCTTGGTAAGAACAGGTTAGGCAGATAACTCTGTATGGTTTATCACGTAGCCTATTATAAAGGATATGGCGTTTGCCGCAGAGTCTGCTAGTGGTCATTACGGAAGAGACTTAACTAAGAGTAAGTATAGAGCTCAAAAAGACGCAACAGAAAAAGCATTAAGACAGTATATAGCTGGGTATCTTGGTATTAATATTACAAATGATTCAGAATTGTATAATAATCCTGATATACGCAGAGAACTTAATTATATTAACGCCGATATCAATGCTTCTAATACTAACGAGGTTAATCACGACCAGAGAAGAATTGATATAATTAATAGTATGTTTAAGAGTGATATGTATCTTAAGAATTACGCTCTTAAATACACAAGTAAAGAAGATATGCTTAAAGATCCAGATTTCTGTAAAGCTTAGATTTAGGTTTATAAGGCGTGGAATATATTACAACCATTTGTAAATGACATTTCAAAGCTTGTACAACTTACTAAGATTGATACAAAGAAACAAGGCAATACACTTGCTAAGCAGCTTCTTTACAAAGCTAAATACAATTAGTTCTTAAAGGATATTCAAGAAGGAAATACGTCGTTTGATCCAGAAGGAGTTACGAGAATGATGACTCATTCTTGGATTGATAAGAAGACTAATAGTTTTATGAAAGCTATGAAGAGTATCCTTGCTGGTCAAGTATTTGAAGCTACAACATCTTATACATCTTTAGTTGGGTAGCTCGGACAGTTTATGAACAATTATTCTTAGACTGAAGATATTGCAAATAAGCTTGATAGAAACATATCTCAATGTATTAAATCTTTATTTATCAGAGCTTATGCTAGGGATAACAATATTGATGTAAATAGGCTGTTCTTTGGAAATAATACAATAGCTGATAGACTTGCAAATATAAAGCGCAGAATAAATAACCCTGACGATAAGTTGTTCTATCTTAGAAATAACAGGTTGCTTACATCTCTTGTTGAGTCAGACCAAGTTAAAGATGAAACAACTATTGGAAATAATGGTTAGATTTATCCAGCACCTAAGTTTGTTAGCACATTCCATAGTATCTCTGAATCTTCATTTAATCAAGATGATCTTACTGATGCATGGGATGAATTATTAGACTATCCTAACGATCAAGAGCTTAAAGATTTTGCTAGAGATCTCGTTGTTTATGCTTGGCTTACATCTGGCGAAAAGTCTGGATTTAACAGATTCTTTAAGTATGTTCCTAACACATGGAAATTAAATAGCGGATTTATTGGACACGTAGAGTTTTGGTTAAATAAGTTTAACACTAATCTCGAAAGCGACGTAAGAAATGCTATCATAGATGATATACTTAGAAATAACTGGAACGATACAGACTTTGTTCCTCAGTATGATTATATTCGTAAAAACCAAAGAAATTTTACAGATTCCGGTATATATGATCCTCAATTAATGAAACCATTTGCATTGTGTGGTTATACATAGAATGGTAAAGGTGAATGGGTTACAACTATTAATAGACTTGATAATGGTGAATATCCTAGATATATTACTGTAAAAGACGAATTGGCTACAAAGGACAATAATAACTCAAATAGAGCTCTTTATAGATTGGTTGGCGTTAGTAAGTTTGATGGGGTTAAAGACAAAGATACTAATAGTACAAGATTGACTGAAGTCCCAATATATGCATTATGCAAGAAGAGAGGTTTACATTTTAAAGGTAATGATATCTTTGAGTTTGGTAATAGCGATTTTAATTTTGGTATGAACTATATTGGTTATCAAGAAAATGATGTTCAATATGCTAAACTTATCGAAGAAGTCAAATAGAAGTTCTATATTGACGCAAAGAAACTTGAATCAAAAGAAACAAAGACCGAATCTTCTGTAAGAAACACTGGTGTAACAACAATTAGTTCTACTGGTAAGTCTGATGGCATTACTTATAATAAAGAACAATAGAGTGCTATTATAAATGCAGTATCTTTCTTAAAAACTAATACAGATCCAACATAGTATTATGTAATAGAAGGCAAGGCTGGTACAGGTAAAACTACTATAGCTAAAGAAATTCTTAAAGAATTCGATGATGAGTAGATATATGTTGCAGCTGTATCACACAAAGCTAAGGGTGTTATAAAGAATAGTTTTGGAGAAGATGTTAAAGGTAAGAAGTTTTTTAGCATCGCTAGCTTACTTGGTATGAAGGGTATCAATGATAATAATACGTAGACAACTAAATTCTAGGTTGGCGAAAAGATACCTTTGTTAGACAATCCCCCAGCATTGCTTGTTATAGACGAAGCCTCAATGATAACAGAAGATGTCCTTAAGAAGATTATTGACATAAACTCTGCTCTTTCTAGACCGTTTTAGATGCTATTTTTAGGCGATATAGGCCAAATACAACCAATTAGAGACGATTAGAGTGAATTTTATAGAACTCACAAAGATCTTCTAAACAAGAAGTCCGACATATTTAATAGTAAGCATAAATCAAAGCTTATTACTAGAGTAAGACAGGGCGAAGCTAACCCTATATTACCGTACGCTGATTATTTCTGGGAAAATTCTCAAAAAGAAAATCCGGAACTTAACCCTACTTAGCATATCGTTAGAAATAACTAGATAACAGATAAAGGCTCTTTGCTGTTCTCTAATAGCGAAGGCGAGGTTTTAAATTCTGTAATTAAAGCTGTAAAGAACGCTGTTGAAAAAGGGCTTACAAACCACGTAAAGATTGTAACGTATCACGTAAACGAAAAGACAGAATTAAACAAGAAAATCCACGAAGCTTTATTTGGTAAAGGTTCTGACTATTCTAAAGGTGATATGCTTATTCTTAATGCTCCTTACGATTTACCAGAAGTTAAGGCTACTATGGAGAATTCGTCCGAGATACAGATAAAAGGTATTTAGGATACAGATGTTGACGAGTTTGGTGTACATACATTATATCTCGAAACAAACGGTGTAGCTTATACAAGAACTGGTAATGAGTAGAAAGATTGTGTTATACAAGTTGTTTCTAGGAACGATATTGACATGTATAATAAAAAACTACAAGAACTTGCTTCTAAGGCTAAAATGTAGACCAACAGAATATTGAAGAGGCAAGCTTGGTAGGAATTCTGGGAGTACAAAGGTCGTTATGCTGATATTGATTTTGGATACGCTATTACAGCTCATAAATCTTAGGGTTCTACATACGACATCGTTGTGGTAGACGAAAAGGATATTATGGGTACATCAGCTACATCAAATCAAGAAAAGTCAGAACTTATATATACAGCGTTAACTAGACCTAGAAAGACAGCCATTGTTATATCTAGTGTGCCTGTATCTAATCCTTATACAGGAGATATAGAGAATCCTTCTCTTCCTAAACAGACTGAGAAAAAGATTGAATATCATCCAGGAAACTGGACTAAACAAGAGGTTGACGGTAATCCTGACATATTGTATATAACAAATGCAGATTATGAGAATGTTAATTCTAGTAATATGTTATCCGTATCTACTAGAAATCAATCCAAAACCTCTAATGGTATTATTGATAACGGCAACTGGAACGATTTAAACATAGAAGAGTTCAAGAATGTTATAGATGCTGAATTCTAGGCTATTAAAGACGAATGGGATACAGGAAAGTACAGAAAGATATATTTGCCTTCTACTGGTCTATCTAATGGCAAGATTTCGCAGATTACAGAACAACGTACACCTAAATTGTTTAAATATTTGTATGATAAGACTGTTGATTTGGCTAAGTATGTAAGCACGTAGCATAATAATACTCACAATGTTGCGTCTGAATAGGCTTAGAAAACAGTATCTTTGTACAACAAATAGTAGAATAATCCACAGGATTATACAATGAACTCTGGCGGAGCTTATGGTGGCGATACATATTGGGATGTTATAGGTAGACAATTTGGGCTAACAAAAATAAATCATTTTAAGCCTATTGATAATCAAAGTATGCCTAAGACGCTTAGAGATAGAAATGTTAAGCCTATTCCAATTACTCACGAACAATCTAACTATGCAAGAGAATAGATAAAATAGTTAACTGGGAGAGAATTACCTATGACTCTTGCTGGAGAGCTACTTGCTAGAGATTTTTATTAGGTAGATAAATCTGATGGTGTTTTCGCTGTAGCAAATATAACTAGTTCTTTAAATGCGGTAGAAGGTGGAACCAATATGGCCGTACAAGTTGGTATAAAACAAGGAAAGCCTGTACATGTGTATGATCTTAATACTGAAAGCTGGTATAAATATAATCAATCTACCGGCAAATTTGAAGTTGAGGACACTCCTATGCTAACAAAATCATTTGCTGGAGTTGGAACTAGAAATATTCAAAATTATAAAGTTAATAAGAATGGCTAGTGGGTTGATAGAGAAGGTTATGTAGGATATGATAAAGCTCTAAAAGCTGCAAATGCAATAAAAGCTGTATATTAGAAGACGTTCTCTAAAGACGATTATAAAGTAAAGAATGAGCAAGAAATAAAAGACGACCTTAAAGAACTCGGAAAGAGAAGATAGGACGACTGTAATAAATAATTATTATGACGTGTTTGTTAAGAAATAAAGAAAACGAAGCGTTGTTAAATGAATATGAAGGTATTTTAGGTAGCCGATAGGCTGCCTATTATGCTTTATCATAGAACAACGGATATCCTTTAGATAAGGATTTAAATGGTAAAGACTCCGCACTGTATAAGGATTTATTACAGCGTAATGGAGGTAGTAAAGAAAAAGCTATATTGGAGAAGGCTACTATATTTACATCTAAGTTTATAGAAGATCACTATGACTGGACGCAAGATAGAGTAGAACCTACAATAGATGACTTAGATAACTATAATGGAGTATTGTAGTTTGACGCTAAACCATTTAGCTCTATGGCTCAAAATTATGGCTCTAGAAAGGATAATTTCATCCTTGCTTAGTAGTATGAAGGTAAGACTGTTAGAGAGGCTAGAGAGGCCTGGAATTAGGCAGAATACGAACGTTTGCACACTACTTTGGCAGATAGATTGGAGAAATCATTTGGTCTTACAAAATCTGTTGACAAAGAAGGTAATATTCTCTTGTCGTCTAAAGATTTGTAGATATAGTTTGTAGATTACATACGTGGCACATCGTTAAAAGATATTACAAAAGCTTCTGGTTAGTATATATCTAATAAGCTTAGTGCTATAGGTAACGTTATTAAGGTAGCATTTGGTAGAAGCTCTGCAAAACTTAACACTGAGTCTCACGAGATTTGTCATCATTATCTTGATATGTTTCAAAAATCTTAGATGGTGCAAAAAGCTCTATCTGACATTATGGAACAGTATAAGATAAAAAATGTAACATAGGCTGAAGAAAAGCTTGTAGATATACTTGTTAGTAGGGCTAACGATATAGCAGAACGTACAAAAGCGTCTGATATATGGGAATAGTTTAACTCGTAGGTCAGAGAAGCTTTTAAAGATCTCGTGATAGATGATTCTAATAAAGAAATGCTGCATGAGTATTTAGCACAATCATTTTTACTTAATCTAGATATAAATCAAGTTAAAGTATCATCAGAATTTAACAAAGTAAGGCTTGAAAATAAAGCTAAATTCTAGCTAATGGCTGACAACACTCTTAGTAAGGATGAGGCTATATAGAGATTACAAGACTTATTTGATACATATGATCACATTGTATCAAAAACTCCTTCTTAGATAAAGATTTAGGATAAACTATTCTAGACAATGTAGAAGATGCAAAGATAGTCTGACGATGATGCTATATGTACATTTGTAAATTATGTTGTAGACCGTATTGGTTTTATGGACTAGAATGGTAATATAACTGATGGATCTATATACAAATTCTTAGAGAATGCTAGAAAGAACAATTTTAAAGGCATTACAGCACAACAGCTTATAGATATAGATAGAAATTCTATAGGATTCTTTAAGGAGATTTTAAACCAGATAAACTCTGCTAAAGTGTTTGGTAATTTTCCTTCTATATTAAAGACTCATATAGATTAGATAAATGCATCTATGTAGGATATTTCAGTATTATATAGAAACGCCTTGCACACATTGACTACAGATATAGTTGATCAATACATAGATGATAATATGAAGCTTGGTAACATAGATAATGCAAAGATTGTTGCAGAAGATTGGCTTTTAAGACAGGCTATGTATGGTGATATAAACTGGCTTGAAATGTGGGCTGGCATGTACGGTAGATCTAGTTCTCCAATACTTAGAATACTCTATAACAAAGTTAATGATATCGACTATGATAGACAGGTATACGTAAATAAAATTGGTCATCAAATAGACGCTCTTAGGAGAAAAGCGTGGAAAACCATGAGTAAATTTGTGCCAGGAAATCCAGAAATGGTTTTAATGGAGTTTGATAAAGATGGTAAGGCTACTGGTAATTTTAGAACCGAGTACAATCAAGGTTAGTACGAATAGGATAGGCGCAAAGAACAAGAGCGTCTTATGGAAAAGTATGGATACGAATAGGATGGAGATACAGGCGAGTTGATTGATAAACAAACAGGATGTAGTGTATATGATGAAAAGTGGCAATATACACCGTCTGGATGGAAGCGCCCAAAGTATTATGACTATCTTGACGAGATGGACGCATTTGATGATGGTAGAAGAATAAAACAATATACCAGAAAATATTATCAAGAAATGCGTTCTGTACCAATATATGAACCAAAAACGAAGATTGACCCAATACCAGCAAATCCTCATGGTCATGGGTTGTCTCCTGATACGATTAGAGAAAAGTAGAGAATAGACGAAGATCTAAGATATTATGCTAAGCAAGCTACAAGAAAAGATGGCACTGTACATTATGAAGATCTTTCACCAGAACAGCAGAAAGCTTATTTACTTGCAAAAGATGAGGCCGAGTAGCTATCTAACCCATTTTATCCTAACGGAGAGAAGAAGGAAGATGATAAATATAGAATGGCTATAGAGCTAAGATCATTCAATCAATGGGTGTCTGATCAGACAAATTATGACTAGGATAACGCTGCGTTTATTCAAGAGCTCAATGCTATTACAGATCCAGTAAAGAGAGATCAATTTATAAGATTAAATTCCACTGTATCTATAAACCCATTATTATATAAGCTAGCAGGAATGAGTGGGTCGCAGTATAATGATCCAATACTAAAATATTTGCAGAGTGGTCTTCTTACTTTAACAAAAGATAACAGAAGTATTTCTAAAGATTTTTCTAGACTACCACATGATTCTGAAGCATTCTTTGCAAATATGTAGTAGATAGAGCAAGACATAGAAGACTCTGGTAAATCTGGAGTTAAATCTAATTTTAAAAAGTATTTTACATACAAACTTGCTATGTAGCCTGGCTTAAATAAAAGTAAGCTTGATTTTTTCAGAGATAAATATTTAGATAGAGCTAAAAATGGGGAACTTAATCAGTTTTTTGGGCAGGATATCACAACTCTATCTGATACCGATCTTAGATTTCTTATAGATAATAGATTCTTCTTTAAGAATACAAAGAAAGGTCCATAGCCACTTGATTGCTTTTATGAAATAACTCCAAAGGCTAACACTTTTATATACAATGGTTAGACTTATAATTCTATTATATTAAAACCTACTGGAAGATTTTCTAAAAGAAGTAATGCGTCGCAAAGTAAAATATATGATGATAGATATAATTTTCAAAGAAAAGATCCAGGATATTAGCTTACAGATAAATATAAAGACAAATATTTTGATTAGGAGATAAACGGAAATTCAGACATTCGTGCTTTGTATGATATGCTTGTAAATACTATGAAAGAAATGTATAGCAAGATTCCAGCTATTAAGTCAGGATATAATAACTCACTTCCTTAGATAGAAGGCACTACAGCTATGCTTCTTTCAAGAGTGTTTAGAGGCCCAAATTCAGCAAAAGACACATTTGGATATCTTGGTAAATCTATGGTTAGCATAATGCCTAGTGATACAGATCTTGAGGTAAAGGGATCAAAACCAAGGATAACTCCTAGCGGTGAAGACGAAAGCACGGTTCCTATTAGGTTTGTCAAGCGATTAGATCATCCAGAATACATAAGTTCGTCTATATGTAGCAATGTTATACAATTTGTAGACATGGCTAAGAACTATGAGGGTAAAATGGAACTTTTACCAGAGATACTTGCTATACAAAAATAGCTTAATCCAGAATATAGAGAAGATAAATATAAAAGTTCTAGATCAGGAAATGCTTATAAGCATTTTAGAAAGATGGATAAATATAGCAGTCAACGAAGCGAAGAAGCAATAAATACACTTCTTGAAACTTAGTTCTACGGCAAAAATGTTGTATCTGGTCTTACTAAAAATAACGAGAAAGGAGATGCTGCTAGAGTTTTGATATCAAGAGCAAAGAGGTACGGGTCTATACATATGCTTGGTCTTAATACCGCTTCTATGGCTGTTGGTGCAATGGATGCAAATATGTAGATATTTAAAGATTCTCTTGTAGGCAAATATCTTACAATGAAAGACTTTAGGTGGGCTATTGGTAAACTCCTTAATCCTAGAACTATATTAAACAATTTTAGAGGATTAGGTAAAGCGTAGGCTACAACTAAAGAGGGAGCTTTGATGTAGATGAACTAGATAAGTAAGAACAACTCTGAAATATTTGAAGGTTTACACAAAGGGTGGTTCAGAAGATTTTGTCTTAAATATTTAATGATGGGAGGTTATACGTTAGGTGACTATATGAATAATTCTATTGTTATGTTATCTTTCTATCATCATACAAGGCTTTTTGAAGATACATCATATGCTGGTGTTAAACCTGGATTTTATACTCGTAATTAGCTTATAAAAGCGTTTACTGATGCCGGATATACAAAGAAGTAGGCCAAATCAGTATATTCTGGTTTGCACATAACTTTGTATGATGCATACGATTGGCATCCAGGAGATTATCTTCCAACTGTTAATTAGGCATTCTAGAAATATTTGAATAGCAAGATAGCAAAGAATGTAAGAAATAAAATTATTTAGAGATCTGCTTACTATAACGGAGTTATGCCTGCTACAGAAGTGTCTAAAGCTAGATAGAATTTGTATACAGCTATGATGTTTATGATGCGTAATTTCATTGTTGGCAACGTATACGAAAGAATGTAGAATGCAAATGATTACATTGTAAAGGAGCTGGATGAAAACGGAGTCCCTGTAAAAAATCCAAAAACAACAGAAGAGGCTCAAAGTTATGGTTATTACAACTATGAAACTGGAGAAATAGAACGAGGTCATTATACATCTATAGCAAATTTGTCTAGAAGATATATAACTAATTGGATATATGGCATACGTTCATTTTTATCTCATGATCCAGCAAAAAAGCAAGAATATTCTGATAAAAGAGAAAAGTTAAAAGGTATAACATAGCTTGAAATAGAAGGAGTCAAAGCTGTTTCTGCAGATGTAGCTATTTGTGCGGCAGTAACGTTAGCTTCTGTATTCTTAAAAATGAAAGCTGATGACGATAAATCTTGGTGGATACAATATTTATATTTAATATCACTTCGTCTTGCAGAAGCTAGAGGAACAAATCTTGATCCTACTACAGTTATGGATTTCATCGGATCTATTACAACATTACAGTCTGTATGGAATGATTTTGGTACAGGTTTTACATACATACTTGATGCTATGGGGTTAACTGGACATAATCCAACAGATACAGTAAAGTCTGGCGCGTATAAAGGGTCTAGCAGATGGTTCCGTGATGTTATGAAAATGGTTCCATTTAGTAATCTATATGAAGATATGAATTACAATACACTGCGAGCTAAACAAAACTACTATAGAAATAAATATTGGTATCTGCATCTATTTGGAAATGATTCTACAGGTAATTCGTCTGGAGAACCAGTTATGCCAGATGATTATAATAATACAGATAATTCATTAGGAAGTGGATAGTTTGATCCGAACCAAGATTTTGGTGGAGGCTCATTTGATGCTGGAGGAAGTTTTAATCCATAATGACTCTATCTGAAATTCATTGAATTATCGACAAGTACTTTTAAAAAAAATAAAAGGGGAGGGACTGCTAAATTGCAATCCTTCCCCTTCTTTTGTTTTACCAGTAAATATATCATCAATTGTATATTGGAAATCTTCTAACGGCATTTCTTTATTCACCATTAATATACAAGGCATATGATTGATAACGTTTACAATATTATCATTATATCCCCAAAAAGATGCTATTTTTAAGCAATCTTTCAAGTCTAAATTACAATTTCCTGTAATAAGACTTTTATATTTTCCCGTTAGAATAAATCCATAAGCTACGCAATTTACATTATCGATCATTTTGTATCTAGTAGTATGTAAATTTTTACATTTCTCGATATGATTGATACGATTAATAGAATTTTGTGTAACTTTATCACATTTAAATAACATATAAATAACTGGCATATCTGTTGGATGGTCTAAATCTTCTGTAAAACATCCAACAAACTGCTCATCAATATCTGATGGCAGTATATTACTGTCAAGTAGTGGAATTACTACTTTGTCGAAATCTGTCATAGGTTTAAGTCTTCGCTACCATCTCCGTCATAGTATTCTCTACTATGATCCCACTTATTATTAGCCATATGCCAATATATATTATTACATGCTAAATGTATATCAAAAGAACTTTTAGCAAGTTGGCTATATTCTAGCTTGAATACTCTTATTTCATTACTACCTGTTGTGTCAATAGCTATTATGTAACATGTAAATTTCCATTCAATTGGATTTTCGTTTAGAATATTTTTAAGATACCATTCTACTGCGTATTCATAGAAATGTAGTTGCCGGCAGTAATCAAATTCATTCATACTGTCTTCAAAATGCCATAATTTGCCAGTAGTTTTTATATCCATAATTATGCATTCTTTATTACCCCAATCAAATGTGCAGCTATCCAATAACGATTTACACGGAATATATTTATTATCATCTACATACATCTCCCAATTTATTTGGAATTCATGATATGTATGTTTGCCGACATATTCTCCTGCTGAAATAAGAAGTTTATTAGCTAATTTATGATTTTTAATATTATCCAAAATAGCGTTAAGCTGATCTAAATCATGCCAGGATATAAGTATTTTGTTAGTTTTTAAAGCTTCAATATAATCTTTGTATTCTGTGCTTATTTTAAGCGCTTCTGAGAGGATTTTATCTTCACTTTTACCAACTATACTATAAGACTTACGATAAGCTTCTGAGAGCTGTTTATTTAGCTCTATTTCGACGGTATTTATTAAGTTTTCGCAGAATTTTTGCGCTTGTATGCTTTTGGGTTTTTCTCCGTTAAATACTACGTAATCGTCCCAGAATTTGTCTGGTTGAAGAAGAAACTCGTGTATCATAGTTCCTTTACGTAGTTGAGGAAGATCTAATCCTTTTTCTTTACCATCTAGCATCCTACGAAAATAGGCTGGACCCTTATTTAGAAACCAGCCTATAGCACTATTACTTATACGTGTATTATCTTCGTAGTATGGAATTTCATATTTAGGTATTTTATATTCCGGACAATCCATTAGCAGCCACAATCATAACATTGATTAATACTCTTTAGCTTTAAGTTCTTTTGTTTATTATTTGGACGTATATGAGGTTTAATTACACCTTCTTTTGGAGAGAGATTCATATCCTCAAACAACTCTTCAAATGTAACATTTGGATAATCATTAGCTTCTTTTACAAAAGAAATAATATTATCAAAACTGCATACCTGAAAATTATCCTTTATAAAATCTGTCAAGAACTTTGCTTCATTTTTATTATCTAAACGATCTTCTAACACCTCCATAATCAATGATGGAGACATTTCTTCAAACTCACGCCAATAACGGATACGAGAGCAACGGTCAATCAGATATTCAGATATTTCGTCTGTATCATTACAGGTAAACAAAATCATATGTTTTCCTTTTGTATCTGTACCATCAAGTATCTGTAATAGCGCAGAATCATCATAATCATCAAGGAGTTTATCAAGTTCATCAAATAAAAAGCATACACTTGTATCACCAAGTTTTTCTACAAGATTCTTAAGAATCCAAGGACGAATATTCTTGTCAATGTTAATAATTGGAAGACCGCTCTTATTGGCTATAACTTTCATCATAACTGTCTTGCCAGAACCTTTTAATCCTGCAAGCATTACACCAGTAAAGCCACTATCAGCTAAATTATAGCTATTAATAACCTTGTTTACGAATCTATTGTCACGATCTGTACAATATACCTTAGAAGGTAAAGAAAGAGCTTCTGTTTCCTCAAGTGTAATTTGATCTGTATAACGATCTACTTTAATATTGTAAACCACTCCTGGGGTTAAATTACACTCAAGACCTTCTGTATTAAACTTAAAACTTACACTCTTACCTACTTTCAAAAATTTCTTTTCCATATTTACTGATATTAAAATACTCAAATATTGGCTTTAATCTCTTCAATCATCTCATCTACTTGTTTGTGGTTTCTAACAAGATAACACTTCATTTTACTTCTGTGTCGTTTGAGATAATATTTAAAGAGTTTCCACCGAAGTGGAAAGGAGTCTCCAATAAGACCTTTGCATTCTACTACGAACGATTGACTTTTGTATTTGCCAATAAAATCAGGTAGATATGTAATTGGTCTTATTTTTTCTCCAAATAGCTCGAATTTGTTTAATAAAGTAAAATGCTTTGGCTCATATTTAACAGGTATTCCTGCTTTCATAAAAGCTTCATAAGTATAGCATTCGAGCTTGCTCCTAAAATGGATACCATACTTATCGACTGCTGTCGCATTCCTTACCTTACTTTTACCACTCTTGCCTATCATAAGAAAACTTCTTACCCCTTATCTTAGAGACAATATTTCCTTCAAAATAGACAATATCACCATCTGTTACTTTAGTAGAATCACCATGATGAACACATGCGCATATATTACCTTCATCACTATAACTATCCCAGATAGTCATATGCATTTTGTTTGGCAAATAAATACGCAAGAATCCACCCTTCTGTAAGGAGATTCGTTTAGTCAGCTTCTTTGCCAACCACTTGTGCAATAGAGGAGACATTACTGCACCTCCCAGCACACCAAGCAGGCATCCTATTACTACATCAATCATATTTCTGTAACGTTTTTGTTAACCAGTCTTTCATGGTGCTAAATCCGTTGTCACGAACAGCATCTGATAGATCTTTGGCTTTGAATTTCTTGTTAATGAAAAATGCATCTAATTTGTACTGTTTGCTATACATCCTTGACTTATGAACACCCGTAATATCTCTATCGTATAATATAACAATATGTTTCCATTTTGAACGTAAAGATTTAAGTATATCATCAGGAATGAATACTGTTTCGCTGGCTGCAGCTATAGCATTAAAACCCATTTCGTAACATACCATAACATCTTTCAATGATTTGGTTATTATGAGTAAATTGCCACCCTCTTTAGGTAATTCGGCTAATCCCTGTACATGCCTATTTGTCAGATTGGTACGCCATTTAGTATACTTAGAGGCAAGCGGCCGATAAATTTTAAATTTATCATACACTTTATATGCATACATAGGACTAGTTTCTTTATAGATACTTCGGACGATACTATTACAAAGAAAGTACTTAATGCTAAATACATTGAATTTCTTCAATGTATCTATATGAATACCGAACTGTTTCCAGTATTGTTTATCTACATCTGTAAACGGTTGTCGAACTATCCCGATATCAGTTTCTCCTTTCGGTTTATCATACGTATTTGTCCTAACAGTTAAATTAGGATTTATTCTGCGTACAATTCTCAATAATTCTCGTTCTAATTCTTCTCTTGTCGTTATTCCTTTATATTCTTTTAGGAACTTTATTGCGTTTCCATAATCACCAGTTCCAAGATCTTTCCATAACAATCCGCCTGTTTTAGATTGGAATATTCCAAATGATGGATTCTTATCTCCAGATCTTAATGGGCTATTTATAAGTTTTCCAACTTTGAATTGCCCTAAACAATACGTATAGATGTCTAAATCAGTCAACTTGTCCAATATGTCTCTTAACGAAACTGTTATTGCTGTCTTAGTACTATACATAACTTATAAGTTAGAGTGAGAGGAAGGAGTCGGACCTTCGTATACATATAATGTATAAAACTGCCAAGTGTTACTTTCAGACTTCTCTCACATATAAAAGAGCAGTTTAATGACATGCTCAGGTCAAACGGGCAGACAGTTTACGGGCTTGTCTAGGCCGGGGACTTCATTTATACATCCCAGATCCAACTTAAGTATGGTTCACCATGAAATCTGATTGCTCTAAGTGAATAGAGCGTGTTACTAAGTGAGACCTATCCTCACGGACCGGAGTTTTCTACATATAAATGATAAACAAAAACAGTGGCTATGCTAGGAATCGAACCTAGCAGAATGGGAAAAATGTACGAAAATAACAAAAGATAAAAACCATTCTTGTCTTATGCCTCACGACACCCTGACTAGCCTTGTTGGAGGCATTTCACCTCCAAAGGGTAACTGAATTACCTAGCTCCACCAACGTCAGTTTATGGCGGTATTACCCTCCCTGACGTAACCACTTGTCATACAGTTTGACACTCCTGCTATGTAAATGATATAAAAACCATTTACCGGATTTCATACAATCAAGTAGTATTTCTTTCTCTTTAGATGTATATTCTCCCTTAAAACGGAAGCTCTGATACACCTGAATTATTCCCAGTTTCCGGAGTAATGGTTGGTGGTACCTTAAGCGGGTCGTTGTGCTCTACATCAGCTACAACTGGACGCTCCATAAGATCTTTCTTAAAGAGTTTAATCTGGGAATCTTTATTAGACATATCTTCAACGAAGATACCATAAGAACTTACACGAGTGTAACCTTTCTTATCGTAATTAACTTTCAAACGAAGTTTCTTCTTAGTAGCGATCATAGGATCAAGCATCTGCTTAACCCAATTAATCATTTCTTTAAATGTTTGCAGTTCTGCTTCTGGACGTTGTGGATAATAACAATCAATAATCTGGCATATACGTCCAAACTGATTATTATCTGCTCGTTGTAAATCTTCATCAGTTTTAATATATTGACCTTTATTATTCTTCCACTCTGTCATAGTAGCAGTTTGACCTTGCTCGTTCTCAAATGTAATTTCAAGCTTATCAAAACCTTGTGGTGATACACTGCATATCACTTCCTTGAGAGTTACATTTTCGTTAATACCTACTGGCATATAATTGCCAGAAAATTCTTCGTTATTTGTTACGGCTGTCTTTGTACTAAACATAATTTCTTTATTTTAATATACGTAATGCTAATATATCCATTTTATTCTCGGCATAATATGCTGTGGATCGAATGAATCTATATAACAGTTTACTTAAATATTTTATCCCAATGTGTTGTAATCGTTCCATCTTCGTTGCCTTCTGCAATAATTATATCTTTTCCTGCTATATGTCTAGCACGAGCTTCCATAATTGTGTCAGACGTTCCACCTTTAAAAGATATATGTGTTTCATTACCTTTACGATATACATATCCTACCGCATCGGCTAAACCACATACAATTTTACTTAGTTTTCCAACTAAATCTAGTTCTTTTGCAGATATTTCAACACCATCCTTTTCAGTTATGGTATCTTTAACGTGACCAACAAGAATAAATTCGTCACACAAATCTCGGAACATATCAATTACCTTCTTTACTGCATCTCTTAGATATTTGTACCCCGCTCCATTTGGCAGCGTTGTAACATCTGTACCCTCCCATTTCTTGCCCATTGGAGTTTGACGATAGAGTGTACAAGCATAGCTCATACAGATATCTTCGAGTCGTGTAGCATTATCAATAGTGATATGTCTATAGAAATTATGACCTACTTCTTTATTCTTGGCACGAATGGCACTTGCAGCTTCTCCTAAATCGTTGATTGTACGACACTGGATGGCCATAGCATCAACGAAGACAGAGCCTCCTTCAAGGTCTATGATAAGATTATTATCCAGCTGGGCAAGACAAGATGTTTTTCCAGCTTTTGGAAGACCATACAAAATTAGATATCTAGGATTTTCAGAAACTGCAGGAATTTTACTTGTAGGTAATGTTAAACTCATGATACTATGATACTTAAGTTATTTTAAATTAAAGCTTAATGTTAATATCAATGATAATTTTCTTCTTCTCAGGTGTTAAACTTGAAATAAAGTCAAAATTACCGAAATCTGTATAGCTGTATATATCTGTTCCAATTTGAATCTCATCATCATAAAATATAATTGGAGTACCATTAGAAAAACGATATATCTTTCCTAATATGATATTCTCAGCCTTTTTCTTGTTGTAATCAGCAAGAATTTTGCAAGCCTTAGTGAATACATCACTATCCTTCAGAGACTTACAAATATAAGTGTGATCAATACTGTCAAACATTGCATCAATCAAATCTGCATCTTTATCCTTCTTCAACTTAAACAAATAATCATTGTTTTTCTTTACAGTATCAAGAATAATATCATCAAGCATCTTTGAATAAATGTTACCATTATTAATGTTCTTAGTAGTATTGTTAAACTTAATATCAAATGTTGTCATAATTCAGCCTATTTTAATACTTTAGCATTCAATCAAGTTGTTATACGCTAAATCATTCTGAAATTCAAGTATACAGGGCTTTCCTGCATCTCTATTCTTAAGCATATGTAAATATACTTTATTCTGAGTCGGCAAATGACTGGGACCATATTCTTGTATACCAAGAATTTCTGGTCTATGAATAACTATTACGTAATCGCTTGCTTGAAATAATGCATCAGCAGATGAAATGTCGCTCCTCATCGGATAATGCGACAATGGATTATTAATTCTTTCTGGAGATTCAATATTTCTATTCATCTGTGCTAATTGTAGAATAGATGTCATAGGATACTTTTTCGCACTAATAAAAACCCTTTCAAGTTCTTGCATTGTTTCTATTACAGAACCAATTGGCTTTGTTAATAAAGCATGATCATACATGATTACAAAATGCTTATTAGTATCTTTTACATACGAATTATAGAAATATCTAATAATATCTTCTGCTTCCTTGGGAGTTGTAGGATTATCTACAAACCATATAGGATACTCCTTTAGTTGATTAGATACTTGAATGACTTTTCTGAAGGTGTCATCATCAAGGTCCTTTTCAGAACTATACAAAGTCGAAGTTGTTTTCCTAAGCTTACTAGAAAGCGTTCTTCCAACTTGCCTAAATCCAACCATCTCTAATGAGAAAACCAGAATTACTATTTCTTCTCCTTGATTCAAATCAATAATATCAGTACTAATCTCGTTTGCAAAACTCGATTTTCCGCTACCCGAAATACCAGCTATGGTATAAACGGTATTTGGTTCAATACCTCCCATACACTGCTTATTAAACTTTTTCCATCTAGTCTTTAAAGATACTATAGAGTGATCTCTGCGACCAGATATATATGTAATAGCTTCTTGAGCTACTACAGACATTGGTCGTATAAGATTAGATAAGTTCTGTTCCATAAGTTAATTCCTCCTGTTTAGAGTTATCTTGCATTTCTTCCTCAGATTCTTCCCATTGATGGTCTACGAGCCATCTCCACATCGTTTTCATATAACTCAGTTTACCTTCGTTAGTCTTTTTCTTCATTTCAAAGTCAAGGCATTGAATAAGATGCTGAGCCATTGCTTCACTTTGTCCAACATAAACGTTAAACAAATGTCTACATTTATTTACATTAGCTCTTAAATAATTTTTAGAACCATCTGGTCGTAGAACGTATACTGGGTACATCTCATAAAACAGATCAAAATAATCCTTTTCTGGGCGGATTATATTATTAAGCTTTTCTGTCGAATGATACGTAATTGACTTACCTTTCTCTATCGAGGTAATAAGTCCCTGAGAAATTAAACTTGATACTTCTTCGTCGCTAATTAGGCTGACAATTTTGCGGACGTCTTGATTATAAGTTTTTTGATTCTTATCCAGTACCAAGCTTAGGAATATTAATTGATTTGAATTTATTCCTGGAATATCCAGGAGTTTTGTGTTTAGTTCAATAATCATCTTATATACGTAGATAAACGATTAATCATCGAATAATTTTAATTGACGATTTACAAATTCGCTAACAATTTTACTAGCTTTACTAATATAATATTGGTAGTTTATTTGCTTGTCATCAGTATTGGTATTATCTATTTTGTTTGCAATACAAACTCCGTAATCTGTTATTCTTACTTCTTTACGTGGTTCATATATATCCTCTTTAACACGCATTAGATAATAACCGCTATTTGATGCGTAGTATCTGTTAATCCTTTGAATAGGTTTACCTCCATATTCAACTTTAAATTCCCTGTTTACGCTTTGAGACATTAGGAAATTACGGATATCTTTATCCTCCTTAACAAATTTGTCTATCGGTTCTTTTGTTAAAAAATAGTTTATCACAGCTTTCGGTATAATAACTGGTGTCATACTATTATTAAAACCTATTTCTGTGATAAACCTGCCTTTCTTTTCTATCAGTTCCGGATTTCTAGATTGAGAATATCCTTTGTGAATTCCAAAGTAATTATTCACGTCGTACTGATAAAACGACTCATAGTCATCGGATTCAAAGGAAAGCTTGGCTAATTGTTCAATTTCTTTTATTGAATTATTTATTAATCCCCTATTAGAAATATCTGCAATATAAACGACACCATCTGTATTAACTTGCACAATCTCACAATTTAACGACAGAAGCTTATCCACTAGCATTAATAGTATAAGTTGTCCGTTTATACGTATTTTATATATGTTTAGTGGATCATATGCCCAGCTACCTTCTTGTTGCATCTTTCCTGTAAGAGCATTGAGAGCCTGTTTAAACGCCTTAGACTTCAATTTCTCTCCACTATGTTTGGCAGTAACCCTCTCCTTGTATAAAGATTTGTACACATTCCAAAATTCTTCTCCCAAGTGGACTGGCAACCATTTGTATATAAGCGCTAATGACGGATACATTGAAGTTACATCTGAATGCCCTATAAATTGTCCATCTTTGGGTTTGTAGATCCTAGGTTCATTTATGGTATGTATTCCACCTTCACCTATAGAATAGCAAATATTCGAGAGAACAAACTTCTTCTCGTAGTTTTCTTGTTTCTTATCAGACTTACATGGATTACATGTAGCGTTTTTTACATCCAATAAGACTTCTTTCAACTTTGGATTAGAATATTGTATAAATGGAAGTATTATGTCCTTTAAATTAATTTTTCCGATTTTTCTTGCATTCGCTTTGAGTTCATCTTTTGATGATTTGTTATATTTCTTATATTCTCTTAGCAATATCTCTTCTCCAAACCGTACTCCGCTCATAGAAAGAGCATCAAACCCCCATTCAGATTCTACTGTTAATCGTAGGTCTATTTCATTCTTTACCTTTTTAAGTAAAGTTTCAGTAGCTTCTACATCGTTAACATTATATGCTATCATATCATCAATTTCGCAATCCGTAAGTCTAGAATTGAAATCACCGTCAAACTCTTGAACGTTTGGCATATTTAATAAGATTTCAATTTCTTTTAGACTTTTTTGTTGCTTAGAACTATATAGCATAGTCATAAGATCAAACGAATAAAAATTATTTGCATATTTATATTCTTTGATCCTGTCGTTTTTTTCTGTTTTTTCTGCACTTATAATTTCTCTACTCAAATAATATATTGAACTACAAATACGAAGATACTCTAACCGCTTCATAATACCACAAAATTGTATCATGTAATTTATTATTATATCATCATAATGCTTATTGTTGTATCCACATATGATGTGTTCTACTCTTTTATAGTAAAAGAAGTCAACTAGTTCTTCTAGTTGATTTTTTCGGTTAGATATCTCGAATTTATATAATTTATGACTCTCTGAATCTTTACAAGTACAATGAAAACAATTTGGAAAAACCTCTATGTCATATAGAACTACTGGTCTATCCTTTATTATCATAGTCCCTAGTGAGGGTTTGCACCTCTCAGTCATATCCTTTCGGAGCACACTAGGGTGACCACTGGTGTCGTGGTCAGTTTTTTACGAACATTTTACTATGCTGCTATTCTCATATTTTTATCTGAATTTGGCAATAGTATACGTCCGTGTTTCTTTCGATGGTCTTTAAGGTTTGTACAAATAAGATTTTTACGTTTTGCTTTTACCTTATTCGTTTCTTTACGAGCCATTTTCATTACTTTACTATTTTCTGGAAGATTATTTACTCCTCCATACTTTGTAGTTTCACCATTATCTTTTATTTGAGCAATTTCTTGCTCTTTGTATAACTCATTGGAAGATTTAAATCTACCAACAAGTTGTAATTTGTCATATTTAGCGACGATCAAGTCTCTAATACGTTCTTCCGCTGCATTTTTCTCAGCTTCCCAAATTGGGAATTGCTGTGAATAGAAGAGATCGCCTTTTTTAACTGGACATGGGTGTTTTCGCTCCCATTTGTCAAGTTTGTGTTGTACGTATCCCTCCATAAGCTCTGTTCTGTTAATTTTCTTACTCTGTATGCGAGATTCAATTGCGATTGAATCACGTTTGAGCAGTAAAAACCAAGGTCTTTTACGTTTAAAGCCTTTAATATTATGCTCTTTACAAAACTTACTAGTTGTACCATGGTGTTTATTGAAATTTATCAACCACGCTTCTTTTATATCTCTATAATCTTCTACGCAATCTTGAATATATTGATTATTATTCATAACGATTCCTCCAATTTTTAAGCTGCTTTGTTATTAGATTTTGTCTTAATCTCTTTTACTTGTGTAGGTTTCTTATTTACAGGTTTAGCTGTATTTCTGAGAATCCTACGAGCTTTTCGTCCCTCAGCCTTTGAACCATGACGGAACTCATATGTGTTCTTCTCTTTTTCCTCTTTGATAGCCTTTTTAATGCGGCGGAGGTTGTAGAAATTAATTTTATGAATCTTAGAACATTCTACACTATGAGGCGCGCCACCTTTTTTAGGCTTTTTTATTTTTGGCTTACTAATACTTATTCCAGCTACTTCAAATGGGTTTACTTCGTCTGCACGGTATTGGTAGAATACAGCATTTCCTATTAATTCTCGAAGCTTTTCTATAGCGCTCTTAGGAACGTCTTTAAGAAATGCGGTAGAGTTTGTAATGCATGCAGTTTTAATGCTGCAATCTTTTACAATTTTTTCTATTTCTTTACGTTTCTTAAGAATTTTATCGTAAACTATTACAACGTTGTATTTCGTTGCTGAATCCCATTGTTTTTTAGCAGCGCTTACAACTTTGTTTGTAGTCGACTCATCTAGTCTCATTCTTTTACAACGACGCTTAATCGAAGCTATATGTCTAGCTTCTGCTGTCTTACGACGGTTCTCTTGACGCTCATTACGCTGCTCTAGAGTTATTTTAGTAGGCTCTGAAGTCTTTATCTTCTTCGAGTCAATTAATTTATCCATAATGCTCTTTTTGCGAGCATTACGAGCCTCTACACGAGCCCTAGAAGCAGCGTATTTCTTTTCTTCGTTTGCCTTTTTGGCTTCTTTCTTAGCCGCTTTAAGCTCAGTATTATGTTTAGCTTTTTCTTCATCAGCTTTACGACGAGCTTCAATATTTTTGATTGTATTAGCAGACTTAGACTCTTCCTTCTTAGCTGCCTCAGCCTTTGCTGGTGTATTTCCTATCTTAGCTTGAACCTTCTTAAGGTTCTTCTTATTCTTCTTACTCATAATTTTGATAATTAAATGTTAATAATGTTATTTTAAGGCAAGGGGTTCCTTTGTAGTTCGTGTAAGCCTCGATCTTACTCCTTTCGGCGACCCAATATGTCTCGAACTAATTATATTTATACAGCTAAATCTTGCTCAAACTTATCAGCAACTATATCTGTAATCTCTATAGAAGTCTCATTGTTAAACTTCTCTAGGTTGGCGTCATACTTATTTGCTAATAATTGATGATCATGAATTAGCTGTGCAATCTTTGCCGATGAAAATATCTCTCGTTTAGGCATTGATTTTAGACCCTTTTTTGCTTTGGTAGATGGATCAAGTGTCTTGATCATCTTAAGTTGAGCAATTGCCTCTTTAGCCTCACAAGCTGCAAAGATGCTATAATTATTTGTCTTCTTAAAATTCTCATAAGAGAATGTCGTACTACCAGTATTAAGAGCCATCAAAATACCCTTAATCATGATACGTTTCTCACTAAGTTGCATAATTTGGTTATACAAACTTTTGAGATCTAAGCCAGAACCTTGTTTTGCAGCAACAGCTTTTTTAGCCATAAGATTCTCTGCTCGAATAATTCGCCAATACTTATTAATAGTTGTATCAAGATTTTTACGAATAGTAATAATATTTGCTGAGTTCAATTTAATTGATTTCTTATTCATATAGTTTGATTAAAATTAAACAATTACTTGAATCCAGCCACTTGCCTAGTTCTATAGTTATAAATTAATATAAAAATAGATAAAGTGATCTCTTGGTAGCTAAACCCCTCGGGGCTAGACTACCTATTTCCCGCAGGAAACGTTTTAGAGATACACTTTAAAAATGATTCTTTATTGAATCTTGTATGTATTTATATTTGTAAACAAGTTTTTCTATTCATGAATGCATATTTATCGGCGCACCGATTCCTATACCATTCCCGCAGGAATGCTTCTGTTTATGGATTAACTCGTTTAGCTCCTATAATTCCATATTCGACTTCAATAATAGGATCACCTATACAGTCCCTAAATGTTAGGACTTTCTTTTTACATCCATTGATATTGATAACAAGATTCTCTGGAATATCGTGTTCGGTATTAAGCCTTGGCCCTTGCACCCGGGACCCCTCGGGGTCCGCTCCTATACCATCTGCGATTTTTGACTTCTGAGCAACCTTGGTAGCAACATCGTTTAGACGTTCTACGACCCAGTCATAGGATTTTTCCTTAACTGCTTTCATCACGATTTCTCGTGATAATCCTTCAATAATAGCTGTTTGGTTAACACCTGTTGAAAGATTCACTAGTGCTTCCCATACCTTTAGAGCAAAATCTATAAATGATATGGTTCGCTGACAACCAATAAGGTTGTTCCACCATTGGATTTTGGTTTCACCTAAAATGATGTCCCCATTATCCTTTATGGTGTACATTTTATACTTATCAATATGATCGAGTTTCTCGAACACAGTTGCCTTTATCTGAGGTTCTAAGAGCAACATGCCTACAAGCTTCTTGCTCTTTTCAGACAAGATAGCCTCCATAGACTTATGATTCCATATGAACGTTTACAGATACATCAGCCTTTGGCTTGCTATTAGACTTCTCGTCATAATAGCTAGTTACTTGCTGCTCGTTACGACTAATTGTTGAAACAAGCTGAGCTTTAGCTTTCTCACATTCAGCTATAATCTTATCAAGGCGAGCAATCTCTGCACGGTTAAGTGCATTAAGATATACGTTCATCTTCTTAGGATCTGAGAATACCATCTTCTTCTCAGGATTTTTAATAGCCTCCTTTACTGCCTCCTCTGTTGTCTTTCCAAAAGACTCAAGGGTTGATGCAGGAATCTCAATCTCTTGGTCTGTATCAGGATTGAGCTTGCAAACTACTTCACCAGCGATATTCTCTTTAATGCGCATGTCTGACACAGTAGTAGCAAAAATGTTGAAACGACGAGGTGATCGGTTGAGGCAAAGATCAGCATTACCGCTTTGCTTAATCTGTTCAATTACCTTTTCGTAATCAGGATTATACACTCTGGTCTGAGGGCTAAATACGTCCTGACCAAAAAGATTACCACCGATCATACTCAGTGGGGTACGATTTGCTTTAATTGTTTTTTCCACGATGTTAATATTAATATCTGCCATAATCATATCCTTTTTGATATCGTTATTGATTAACTAACGATATGATTTTTAAACTATGGTATATTCTTTGGCTATACCTTTGCCGTTGTTTATTGAATAAAGCAACGCTGATACGAAGATACTCGATGCTATTTTGTTTTCATAAAGACAGTTTTACTATTGTAAACGCTTTAATAGAGACTTAGTTACACTCTTCTTATCTCAACAATAGGGAGGTAAGCTTGTAACAGGAATTGTATACGTATGATACAATTAACATTTACTGGATTCATCCAGGCCCATCGTCAAAAGCTTTGAATGCTGTCTTGACATAATCAAATGTCATATCTATGTTTATTTTGCAGTTTTTCTGCTTATAGATTTTTCTAACTATAATGTCTCTAACTTCGTTGGCAAAATTTCCTTTCGGACTAATGTTCGTAGAAATTAGAGATTACATCCAACAAAAAGAGATGTAGTATTTCGGTCATATTTCCCCTTATATACCATACCGAATTATTAAACTACATGGTTGTTATTGAAGCGGATATCCTCCACTGCTAACATAGAAGCGTCTGTCAGCTAAGATTCCTCTCTGCGATACTAGCTATTGGCATATATCCAGTGGTTGGTTATCGGAATGTCTCAGGATCAAACCCTTCACAGACTTTACGGCTTTTTATATCTTTGCTGATATTTGTAATTTTTCTATACCGGTATTACTACCTCCTATTTATAGTGCACGAATATTGGGAATTCAACCCATACATTCCATCTTGTCACCCACTTATAACGTGATATACATATATAGAGACAGTATATATGTATAACATGCACCAGTTGTTTTACAACGTTGATATAAGCTGCCCATCAATTTCTTGTATTGCTTTGAACCTTTGTGTTTACATATATTGTTGCGCAATATACTTTAGCATGGTTTAGCACATCGGTTGGCACTCGATTTCTCCACCTCAAGCTCGTAACTACAATATACGATTTTCTCTATGGAGTGACATCAATTTTTATTATACATGTTATTTTTGAATACCATTAAATTTTCATAATTTATATCTAAATATGTATATTAAACTCATACATAATATACCAGCTTACTACTCTGTAGAGACTATGTAATATTGCATAATAAGACATAAATAAATTATTAGTTTAATTTCTTTCTGGATTAAGTGGAGGTCAAATGGTCTTGGCTAGACATATCTCGAATCAACTTAAACCTTATATTTTTGCCATTTCTTGTTTTAGGATAGCTCTCCATCAATTTTCTTTGGTTATAACGGAACCATCGATCATAGCCTCATAAGTTATTTAGTTCTTATGGGAAATATATATTTCGTAATCGCTTACCATTATTACTATATATATTGAAATAGACTTTCACCGCGGTCTTCATCCGCGTACGATACTTATAATAAAGCTTCGATTAAGGGGTTGCCCTACCCTTGTGCTCATTTTACTTTTATATACCGCTTGAACGAGCAAAGCCTGGCGGTCAACAATCAGGCACTTCTACCCCATCCCTGGCACCCCTTCAACGGAGTTGCACTGAATCGAACAGTAAGGTTTTGGTATAGCCAGCAAACTCATTTAGTTTACTCTGTGTGGTATTATCCCCACAGTATTGATGTTGTTTCTTCGGCCTTTATATTATCCTTGGACAGATAAAAACACTACCTACAGCTTATTGATACTACTATTTGCTTTGGAGTCCTCGGTTCTTCCAGCACCATGCACCATACCATGTATGCAATTCTGTTCACCTACTGGGGACACAAATAGTTTTTTTCTCGTGTAACGTTCGTACATATTTAGTATCATCATATGTAATTCCGATACGGTTCATTATGCTCTTCTTGAGACTTATGCGTTTTTAGATTACACAACCTCATCCTGCTTATCTCCAATACGGTTCTCATAAGTCCAGTTGTGTAATCTTAGGAGTTGATACAACGCTTCTCCTACTTGTATCTTAACGTTTCAATGTTTGATACATTTCATCCTACCTTTTGAGTAATCTCGCTCTGCAAGACAGAGTTAACATATTCTCGGATCAAGTTATTTAATTTGCACATAGGCTAATGGGACCTATTATAAGTGCTTACCTAAGTTAAGTATATAGGGTTCTTGTGTTTACTTACATACCTTAGAGATGATTTGTTTATAATCATTTAACTCTCCCTTACGAATGGTATAGTTGTGATTAATGGAGTCTGCCTTTTCTCCAGGTTCTGCAATCCACAGAAGTGGTACATACGACGTATCTGTCTTCTTGATTACAGTTTTCTTAACAACAGTCTTTATAGGCTGTTGCTTATGATTACAAGATACAGGAACTTTTACTTTAATAGTATCATGCACTGTATCAGGATTAGCACTTTTAACATTATTGTTGAGCATATTGCTCAGTTGTGGTTGCGGAACAGTAGATGCTGCTACTGTTTGCAGATTCGATGAAATGTCAGCCTTTCCCATGCTGGCAATATTAGTACCAACAATAAGAAAAGCTATACCTAACAACGATGTAACTAAATTTTTCATACTTTGATAGTTTACTTAGTTTGTTCACTTTGCCACTTTATATCTAAAGCTTTTTTTACTCGACCAACTAGTCGTGAACTAGCTTTCTTAATTGGCCGAATTATTTTTTTTCAACCTTAGACTTGGCTTTTCCCTTTATCGCTTTCTTTTCATCCTCCTTAGCCTTCTTCTCGGCAGCTTTCTTTTCCTCTACTGCAGCAGCGTCATTTTCTGCCTTAATTTCATCATCGGTCTTAAACTCAAGATCAATAATATTGCTTTTTGCAACTCCGGCGATAGGATCTGAAGGATTACGGAACAAGTTAGAAATCACGCCAGCGTACTGTGTACAATTAGCAAGCATCGAATCTATCTTAACCTTTGCCATCATTTCTGGCACAACGTCATGATAGAATGCACGTTTAATTGAAATTACAGTTTTCTTAGCGAAGTTGTCACCATTCTTGAAGTTTTCATTCAAGTTCGATACAAAGTCAGAAGGAGCGTTAGAAATACATGCAAGTACACGTTCCGCATACTTGATATTCTTTTCTCCAGTCTCAATATGAGCCTTAACACGATCCTTCTCTGGAAGTTTATTCTCATTATCAATCAATGCACGTCCTTTAGAAAGAACTTCATCTGCAGCGATTGATACGATACACTTGATCACATTGGCAATTTCGTCATCAGAGTACTTGCATTTTCCGGTCTTCTTATCCGTACTGTGTGCATAAAGCTCACAGAATGCAGATACTGGAGATCCAGAGGCAGCGGTAACATTGAAGAGATGAGCCCCAAGGCCATATACAAGTGTTCCGACACGACCCGTAATCTTAACAACTTTGCGAAAGATATCAGACTTAGACATATTCTTGATGGATTCAAGTTCTGCCTTAGCATCAGCGAGAGATTTCTCTGCACTTGCCTTATAATCCTTATCCTTTGTGTTCTTCAATGTTTCCTCTGCAGAATTGACCTTTCGATTTGCTTGAATTTTTGCCCAAGCGCTGTAGAAAGATATACACTTGCTAACGCTATCCATAAGTTTGGAATCGTTATTAAGTGCTAAGAAACTAGAAAGAACCGTTTTTAACTCATCTTCATCTTTAATCTTTGTAGGATCGTAAGTTTTTCCTGCTGTTTTGTTTAAGATTTCAGCGTCTTTTGTAAGGCTTTTCTTTGTTTCCTCTGATACCTCAACAGCTACTGCTGGAATGCTTATATTTCCAGCATCTGTACTCTTGTTATCTGGAAGCAACTTTGTTTCATCAAGCTTAATATTAAGCTCTGCACAAGCCTCCTTAAATTCAGGAAGCGCAGCCTTACGCAAGATAATGGCGAAATCACTATTACCAGAGTTAATCTCATTTGCGTAAATTGTAACCATACCAAGGAAATTGATATGATTCATCTTATCAATACTTTCTTGAGACAAACCTGTATGGTCAGCTGCGTTTGGATCAAGGAAACAACGTTCATGTATCATCTTTACAAGATCTACTTGATGATTACGATCTAGTGAGCTGTTACCAAGAGTCGTATTCATCATTGCTTCTAATGTAGACTGATTAGCCTGTGACTCAGTTATTTGTGTATTCTTTGCAGGCTTAACCTGCGCTTTATTTTTATTAGCCATTTTGATAATGTTTTAAAATTGTTTATTACTATGCTGCTTTCTTAACAGCTTTAATTAACTCAATTACTTTAGCGTGAGACATAAGTTGAATCTTTCCGTGTTCTATAACATACTCAATTCCGTAATGCTTATTAATCTTACTTTTTATAGTAAGGTCATGTTTCACGCCTTGTTGGTCCAAAAGCTTAATAAGCTTGCGTAGACCTTTTTTGTTTCCTACATGAAATATCTTTTTCATAATAGAATGTTTTAAATTGTTTGATACTTTCCTGGACAACTAAAATAAGTTCAACTTGTGTCGAACATAAAATTCGTTTTTAATCCTTCAAGTTGTGGTGGTTGTGTGAGCACAGATAGATGCTCATCTTCACCAAAGTTAGTACTAGCAATTGTATCTACTTTTGCTGTGTCCTTACCTACTGGTTTTGTCTCAACAATTGTACCAGCGCCCTCTGAGGGTTCCAAAGCCTGAAATGAGCACGTTGGTGCCAGCATGGGAGCAGAAGTAGATTTAACAATACTAGTTTCACTTTTGTGATCAGTAAAGGCAGAACTGATCATTTTACAACCAGTAAAACCTGTTAAAAGGCTTACAAGAAGGATCCAGAACAACTTATTGCTTTTATTGTATCGAGCAAAACCCAATGCGCAAGCAATAGAAGAGAGAATCATTAAAAGTGAAGTCATTTGTTAAACATTTAAATTGTTTTTAATTTTCCTACGTGTGCGACTTAACGCAGCTTTTATAGTGCCTGTAGGAATTTTCAGCACTTTGCTAATTTCATCAACTGTAAGATCTTCTACATAAAACAAATTAAAAATTTTCTGTGTCTTCTCTGGTAGTTTTTTAAACTCTTTAAGAAGAGATTCGTACTCAAGAAGATTGACAAGATCTTCTTCTTCCGAAGAATTAGTTAATTCAACTGGTAGTCGGCCAGTATCTTCTCCCAATTCCATTGATTTTTCTTTTATTTTACGTAAATAATCTATAGCTGTTCTATTAGCTATAATTCTCAGCCATCCGCCAAAAGACGAATAATCTGTGAATGTCGAGAGTTTCTGATGAACTTTTAGAAATACCACATTGGTAAGGTCTTTAGCTTCATCCATGTCATTCACGTAACTAAAGAGTACGTTGTCAACGAACTCTTTGTAACGGTTAAACAGTTTATTAAACGCAAGTTCATTTCCCTTTTGCGCCTCTTTTATGGTCTCAATTTCAGATTGAGTGATACGTTGATACTCCATAATAGTAGCCTAGGAAAGATCTCTCTTATCCTAGGCTTTGTTTAAAATGGTAGGTCTAGTGTTTTTTGTCTAAAAACACTTCCTATACTCTTGATTACATTGTCTGTTATGATTATACGAAGATTATCAGAGGCTGTATTCATCTCAATTTTGTTAAGCATACATACAACTATTCTTTTTCTAACTTCCATAGTCTCCCATCCAATATTTTGAAAGACTATATTATGCATAACCCAATCTACTACATTTCTTAGTCTTGGATTACGACAATACTCATACAAACAATCTTCATCAAGATTGTCACCACAACATACCAAATACGGCTCATAACAATATTTGTTTTCAAATTGTTGTTTTAACTGTTTAATTACAATTTCAATTGTCGCATCTGGTAGCTGCTTACGCATTAAAAGTTCAATGCGTTCTTTTAATTTTAAAGGGAAATACTCCATTGATAATTATTTGTTATTGAACGTTCTTTCGATGTATTTTATGAATCCATCCAAATATTCGTCGACGTCTGCATTTCTGCGAATATAATTTTTGCAATTATCATCAAAGACGCCAGAGATTGAATAAATACACTCTATGTATTTATAATGCTTTTGAAACCATATAACCCATGTTTGTACCCATTTCCAGAAGTTTAATTCTCCTTTTTCTAGGTTAGGATTAATACTTTCCATATTTATAGAATTAGCAAAATTAAATTCTTGCTTTCCTTTATGTATACCAAGAGCTTTTCTTACAGACGAATTCTTTTCATCTTTTGTAGTATATATAGCTACATTCTCTTTATATACTCTTTCTATCCACCTCTCTTTAACTCTGTACTTTATTCTATTTTCTGGTTCACATTGTAAATTTACAATACGTCCAAATTCTGTACACCATTTAAGAGCGATGTTGACGACATAAGGACACCTGTCCCGGATCATCGCTTTATATCCCTTCATAATTAAATTGGAGAAGTGTAGAGACTCGAACTCTACTACCCCAAACCATAAGGCGACGGGCCCTTTCTTCTCTCTCCACTTTGGTAGGAAACACCTAGACTTTACTTACGCTACGTGAGTATAATCTACAATGTTGTTAACATTGCCTTTTATATTTAGTATAGTGTTTATATGTATTTATCTCCTCCGCCTGTCAAAACCAAAACACGCCCTATTTAATATTTTGTGGACGTGAGCGGAATTGAACCGCTGTCCAAGCAGATTATTTCATACACACTTTACTTTCTTTGTAAATGCTCTAATGATCAGTCAGAACATTCGATTTAAACCACTTTATTTGCGTTCTAAGGCACTTTTAAATAGCTTGTGGTTAATTACTCCATTTACTTTTTATGATGTCTTAGAACGCATTAAATCATGGTTTTAAAATACACAGTGACCCTCATGATACTATGATACTTAGAGGACTGCGTTCAGCATTTTTGATATTACATGCAGGGTTCACAATATTGAAGTTATCTTAAAGTAATTCTCCCCGATACGAAGATACGCACATGTCATATTTTTTGATCTACTGCCCCTAATTATACGTGTAGGGTCACGTCATTCTTTCCCTATCATGATACTAAGATACTTAGATAGGAATGTCAATTCATTCTTTTACTCTTTAAGTGTCCTTGCCACTCACTAGTGCATCGCTGTAATCTCTTGGAGCTTGGGCGTGATACGATGATACTTGCCCTGGAAAGAATACTAGTCGCGGAAACTATAACGCTCATAACACCAGTAACCTGGGTACGCCGACTGAAGTTCGTTGATGTGCCCATCAAACTCAGTGTTAAGATCGTTCATTTGCTTACGCTGATCTTCGTCGATCTTCTTTGAAAGGTCTTTGAATTGATTTGGCGTAATTCGTTGGTCTTCTGCGACCTCGGTACCATCATCGTTCTTACCAACGAGACGAGCCAACAATTCTTGGCGCTTTTTCAGAATATCGAGAGTAATTTTTGACTTCGCACGGTCCTTTCGGACGTTAAGCAACTCACGAGTACGAAGATAATTGGCACACTTGATGACAGATTTGAGCTCATCAATCTTACGTTTTTCTTCATCCTGCTTAATGGATTCTGCAGCCTTATCAGCTACGTCAACTACAAGATTTTTCTTCTTGAGCTGTTCTACTACGTTGTCAACAGTTGTACCATTTTGCTGCTGTGCAGCATTCTTTTCATCTTTCTTTGCCATAATTTAATTGATTTAAATTGTTTATAAAATAATTAACATTGTTGTCTTTTACAAATTTACGTTTTGTATTTCTCCAATACTCCAATCTGGATTTTTTACTAGTTTTGCACCTTTCTCATCAATTTCAGAATCTACTGGCACCAAGTGTGCACAGTTTGCAATTTTAATTAATGCAAATCTTGCATATCTAGCTTGTTTCTCCGTCGGATATTTGGCTACGCAAACGATCTTTTTGCTATTAGACTTCATTATCGGAATCACAAACATAGTCTAATGGATTTAAATGATTGTTAAACTTGTCACGCTTGTAAGCTTTAGCTTTACGTTCTGCATGACGTGGACGATACACTTTCTTGGTTCGTACAGTTCTACACATCTTGAATGTTTTTACTAATTTGTTTGAATACAGAGATATCCTCAGTTGAAATGCCGTATTGTGCCCGCATTTTTGAGCTAATACCATTACTTAGGGTTTTCACTGCTTGAATTAAAGCTTTATCTTGTGGGTGATTTATTACATCTTCCCCAACAGCTAATGTAAGTTTTAAACCTTGTCCAAAGTATTTTCCAAATCTACGTTGTGCATATATACAGGCACTTTCAACTACAGAAATTTCTACAGGAGTTTGTACTTGCGTATTTTTAGCTAGTATAGAGCATACTTCTGCTTCATCTATACAAATTCCATGTACTTCTTCTGTCGTTACGCCGTACTCTTTTAGTACATTTCCAAGAGATACTATTACTACAGGTGTTATATCATCACCATTGTATGATAACATGATATATTTTTTCATAACTAGTCCTCCGTATTTGTTATTTTAACATTAACATCAGGAGACGCAGACTCTGTTATCTGTACATGTTTTCCATTTATAACAGTATCGACAGTCTTTACATTTGGAATGTCTGGAGGTGTTAATGCTTCGTACATATCAGACTTATCCGGCAAATTAAGGTAAATTCGTTTATTGTTTTTGAACTCATTAGCGATGTTCACCTTTGTTACTGGATCGTGATTCTTTTGTAAAACGCTTATAATATCCGGAATCACTTTTTGTGGTATAGAGAAAAACACGGAGTCTTGCTCTTTCCACAATTTTTCGTCATGATAGTACGTTAACACGTCATTTAGATCTGCAAATGTTGGATTGTTAACTTCTGCTATCATTTTTGTAACCATGATGGAATCTTCTTTTAAGATTTCATCTTTGAATGTTTGTTTAGCGCTACATGATCCTAAAACCATAATAGCTAAAAGTGCAATAAGGGATGCACTTACAACCTTAAATAATCTCTTCATTTTGATAATATTTTAGAGATTTGACAAATGTTAATTATCCGGGATTTATAGATACACGGAATCATCTTTGTGATACATATGAGACTCGAACTCATGACCCATAGATTAAAAATCTATTGCTCTGCCAACTGAGCTAATGTATCGTATTGTGGGATACTTATATACTCCTGGTTTACGTATATCCACCTGCTATTGCACGCGATTCCAGTCAATTCGCGCCTCCTCTCCCACAATTAGTGATTTTATACAGACTTGAACTGTTATGTACGCCTTTAACGTAATAAATCTTGGGGACGCTTGATTGCGTCCCCTTGAAATGCAACTTTACTTTTCAATTATATCAACCCATATTGCTAATAAAAACAATAAGCTTATAATTAACAATATTACTAGCCACATTGCTATTAAGCCTAGTGCTAAGTTACTTATATTTGTACCACGTTGAATTATTTCAAATAATGGCTCTGATGTAAGTACAATACATAGCATACTTACAAATATACTTACTGCTTTATTCATGGTCAAATAATTGTTGAGTTTTACTAAAATCTTTTTCATGCACAAAATAGCTTTCTGATCCTTCGATTATATACTCTTTTGTAGCACCAATCTCATACTCGTTGTTTGATAATATGCAAACATCGTCATCTGTAGCATCTTTATAAGATAACAATATTATATTATTATCTTCACAAACTTTTTTGAGCTTTCTAACATCTTTGTGATAACGTCTTGTTTCAAGCTCTTCGTCGGACATTTGCCCATTTTTTCTACGTTTTGCCATATTAAGGACGAATAAAAATTATACCATCTTCGGAGCATGTCAGTTGTTCTTTGAAATTTTTTAAATCTTGTACTCTTGGACAAGAAAAAGGATTATCAAATATACAACCTTTACAACTACCGAATTGACGTTTAGCCCTAACTATGACTCCTTTTATGTTGTAGATTCTGCCAGGACTAAGTTTTTTGTTCATAATATTCTATCTGCAAGTATTAATTTAATCATTGGTGTAACGACTCTTATTTTTTGGTAAGAGTCGTTACTTTCGTATCCAATAGTCTTTATTACTTTTTCAGCTTTAGATAGTTTAAATATTATCTTTGCTCTTGTTGTTGGATGAATAAACGCAACAAACATTGGTGTATTTTCATATATTTTCTCAAACATTTTTGATAATTTATGATAAAACACACCTCCATTCATTTCTCTTTTTATAAGAGTATTAAATTCATCTTCTTTTATAGTAACTTGGATTATTGGCTCCTTTTTAATACTTTTTGCTATTTCTTGTTTCATTATTACACATTGTAAGTATTTTTTGTTATAGCCAACAATCATTCCTTTAGCTGCAGCTATTATTACAAACGCATCTGCTAATATAACTTTTTCCATTTTTGATGTAACATATCCTGTTATAGTTATATTGTTTTCTGTGTTGTAAATAATATCTTTTTCAGCATCCCTTAATTGTATTACATCAAATTTTACAAGTTTACTCATTTTGGTACGAATTTAATTTTATAACGTACTATTGATGATATAGTTCCATTTTTTAGTTTTATTCCTAAATATGGCTTGATAGAGTATTGCTTGCATATATTGATATAATCAACTACATTCTTAGAAATTGGTATAATCTCTGAAAATTTTGTTTTTTCATCACTATATACAGCGTAAAACTTAGTAGATTTACCATTCGTTGATGATTTCTCAACAATTTTCTTGATGCATTCTACTTTACATAACATAGTGTCAACTTTTGTTGGGTTTACCGCTTGACACTTAGCAGTAACAAATAGCATTAGCACTATTATAACTAACGCTATCACCCAGCCAGATCCATGATTGTCTGGCTCTTCATACAATTTAATAGACATTTTATACTTTAATGTATGATAACAAATTTAACACTTGTCTTACCTGCCCCCGGAATATCCTTATGCTTATTGTTAATAAAGCTGTTAAGTTTGTTATATAGGGATACGGCATTGACTTTACTTAACCCTGAAGAGAGGATCATTGTAGATCCTCCCTCTTTAGCTATAACCTTGTAGTTTACATATTCAGCATCAGTTCTACCTTTTGCTGATTGTGGTTGAACGACTTGGTTATGCGTTATCACAACTTTTTTCTTCTTCATCGAACCAAGGCTTACAATCCGCACCAATGTTTTTGATTACTTCAGGCTCACTGAGTCTTTCTTCAGCGATAGCAGCAATAGCTTTTGCCATTTCTGCTAAAGAATTAACGTCGTCTACACTGTTGTACTTACCATTGATTTGCATTGCGACATATATTTGCTGTTCACTTGTTTTGTCGTCATGCAGTACACCGATTCCTTTAAGTGCTGGAATTTGCTTTTTCCATTTAGTCTCAATGTACGAAGGGTAGTCTAAATCAACATGATTTGGTGAAAGAATAACACGAACTGCTACACTTGTTTCGTTTTCTGTTGCATGAACTTCCGTTCTTACTTTTGGGTACGTATTCCCAATTTTGCTTAATAAAATACTACTCATAATTTTGATAATTAATGAATTTATTTACTTGTATAAGACTTACCACTTATACTTGGTGTTCCATCTGTATTTATAGAGGCTTTGGACTCTCAGCTAATGCTGGCTACATTAAACACTTAGGGTTGATGCAACTCAACCCTTATGTTTCATTTTATTTGTTTAAAATATCCATTCTCATGACACCTTTTACATGTTATATACGATTCTGCCCAAAATTCATTATTGTCATGAGCAGCAATAACACATTTTTCACATGCAACAAAATTTCCTTTGTATTTTACACATTGATAAACATGGTTATCCAATGTCATTAACTGGCCTAATTTCAATCTATGAATACCAGATGTCGTTGATGATTTCATATTTCATAACTATTTATTATTTAAAGAATCAACAATAGATTTTGCTTTAAGATAATCAGTACCATAATCTGTTTCTAAGTCAGTATCCATTAAATCTAGATTATGTGTGCCATCAAGAGAGTCAAGCAATGTTTCTGTACTTCTATAGTACTCTTCATATGCTTCGATCTTAGCTTGTGCTTTACTACTTGTCTTTTTATAATGATTAACAGCGAAGCATAAACTAACACAAGAACCAATTACAGCTCCTATTATAAATAGATTAAGCTGATCCATAATTTTATTAATTTTGTTCATAATTATATAATTATTGATTAATATACAAATAAAATACGCCTATTCTCACGAACCAGCGTATTGTGAACATCAGGTTATTAGCAAACAACTTATAACTAATGACACCCTAAGACATAAAGAAAAATACATTTGGTGGTTATTTGGACTCGAACCGTCATAGATTATAATTCTATCAAGTGCCTCGTTCACTTTACGTGCACATAGTCTACCCTCTTATCTTAATATAAGTGTAGAATAACCACATGCTGTCTATCCAGCTGTCATAGAGAATTGAAACCATTTAATACACCTCTTGCAAGTAGGCTGTCTACCTCAATTCTCTACATTACTAGTAATATTGTTCACTCTGCATTCAGATAACTGACATTCTAATAGCTTTGCAACCACTATTAGCGCGTTCATCATCTGCGGGCTTGTGACCGCCACTCGGCTGCATTACAAGTATATCTATTCTCACGAACCAATATACTTTATTACTAAAAATCACGGTTGGTATCAGACTACCCTCTGATGCAACAAAGAGTAGTTTCGTCCAGTCTCATCAGTGATAATCGGAGTATTACGCAGTAATACGTAGTGCTCACATTTTATAGACTCCTGGCTGTCTTTATTTGTTTAATAGGGCTATATTATTTGCATCTAATATTTTATCAAAGTCTTTAGAATCTAATTCTGCTAGTTGTCTGTTTAAACTAAGCATTTTATCTAAGTCTCTGTCTTCTAATTTTAGCGCAGTATATAATACAAGCTCTTTGGATTCTTTATTGACATGTGTATAACAATTTGATAGTTTTGCTAATAATTTTAATAGGTCTAACACCTCTTTTTTAGTCGCAATAAAAGTTGTATTTATTTTCATATTCTGTCTTTATTTGTCTTGAATTGAAATGTTTAATTTACTATAATGTTCATCCAAAAGATGATGTAGACTATAAATTTTACTAGCTATTGTACTAAATCTTTCAATTTTATTTTCATTGATTGTTATTTGCGGTCTATCTCTTATACATTGATCTGCACATGATTTTACTACTATTGCCGCAAGTTCAATACACATGCTTAATTCTTCTCTGCTTAACTTTACGTTAGCTGTAATTTCTTTCTTGATTTTCATATTGATTATGTTTTAAATTATATTATCTATTCTATCTGTTCTATCTGTAATTTCATATGCTTTCCCGCCTTTCTCAATCGTAAGCAAGGTTGCCCCAAGCTAATGACTGAGCGAAGCGAGATACATTTGTTTAAGCAAGCAAGGTAGCGCCACGAGGACGCTACGATGCAAGCTGACTAGAAGGAAGCTGGAGCTGTACTGCCTGGAGCTACTGCGCTTGGTTGTGGCTGAGCAACGTTAGGTTGAGGAGCTGGTTGAGGTGCCGGCTGCTGAGGTTGTGCCACATTAGGCTGAGTTGGCTGCTGTGTAGGAGCCGCTATAGCTGCTGCTAATGGGTCAGGTGCAGGCTGTGGTGCAGGCTGAGGAGCTGCATTACCTGCTTGTGTAGCAGGTGTGTTATTCACAGGTCTGAAGAACTGACGTTCAATAGAGCGTACTCTTGAGATTGGGTCCCAGTTTTTAGCATAGTTTGGTGTACCGTCAACTTTAGGCTGTTCGTTTATTAGAATGCAGAACACATTAACGCTATCCATTGTAATTGGCTGGTTTGTATTCTTATCCAAACGTGGGTTGCCGTTGTTGTCCAGCAAATAACTCATACCATGTTGTAGTTTTTGGGTGACAAATATTCCATGCATGGTTTTGTATTTGTCTGGAATACCATCTTCGTTTGATGTCTGAGCTGTTCCTCCGTGTTCTGCATCCAAATATGGACGAATAGCACGAATTAAGCCGTCAACACCAAACATAACAATGTTAGTATTTTCCTCAAAGACACAATCCTGGTTCTCGAGAGTACAAGCTACATAGAAATTACCTTCTGTTTGTCCTGGCTGAGGCTTAGCCTGCAGCACAGACATGTCAAATAAACGATACAAACTCATAATTAAATATATTTAATGGTGAATAAATTCGTTTTGAAGATAATAGCTAAAAAGCTATATATTAAGGAAGAAAGGGCTTGGCGAAACTTGCTAATCATATAAATATGATTGTATTGAGACTGTTTCCCATCTAGACATCTTTCTCTTCTTCCTCTGCTATTAATTTAGAGGTGTTCTTTATGTTCCCGCAAGGAAAGAACAAGTAGGAGAACTAAGGCGCAAGCCCTAGTCTCCAACGTTGTACAAGCTGTCTACAATAGCTGCTTTGTGTAAGTAGTTAGCCATTGCATCACTGCCATCTTTGTCAAACAATTCATTCTCATCCATTACATGGTCCGCTGCATCAAGTGCAGCTTTCTGAGCCTTAATAAGCTCAATCTTGTATGGAATTGTGTTATAATTTGCTTTGATTACACGGTATTTAGATACACATCCATAATAACCAAATTGCGCACCAGTAATAAATGCGACGATAACACACACAATAGAGATAGTGATAACCTTTTTCATAACTATAAATATTTATTGATTAAACATGACAAAAAATAATAGACATAAGGGCAGGATAATCCTGCCCCAATGCGTTATACAAGTTGTGCGACAACATAAGTTTGTGCATCATTATTCTTTTCGGACAATGTTGCATAAGTTTTAGCGTCGTCGACAGAATCGAATGATGCTACTACTTCTGAGTTTCCTACCTTATACACTCTGATAACTAAAAACTTTTTCATAATTGTATATTTATTGATTAAACATGTTGTAAAAATAAAGAGACTACGCCATTAAAATGGCAATAGTCCCTGATAGAATCGCTTATCTTCAAGATACTTGTTGTAGACACCGAATGATACGGCGTACAAGTAGTGATCTCTCAGCGCGTCTTCAACTACGACACCAAGGTAATCAACGCGAGATAATTCCATGCGCTCGTTATCAATTGAATTAATTACATCAATAACTGAACAACCGATCATATCACGCTGGATAGCGTAGAGCATAATAGCTATAAAATTGAAATAGTCCATATTGATTATGTTTTATTGTTACTAATAGTACAGAATTGTTCTTTATGTTCCCGCGATCAAGGTTGACAATCTATCAGCAATGTCAACTAAGATGCCGGGGGTAGTCAGATCTCAAACGCGAGCCGGGGGAGTCAATTATCACTGTTTCACGTCTTTATACACACATAACACATTTAAATTATAAAATAAAAATTTAAAAATAAAAAAGCCGAGGTTATTCGCCCCGGCTAATCTCCTTAAACTTTCTAAAGAAATCTTGTATCTCCCTCATGTATATATGATTATCTCTTTCGTACATTACTGCATCAATCCACTGTCCTGTGCTATCTTTAAACCTACCTACTCAAATGTATTTGTAATCATGCCCTTTGTAGTTATATATATTATCTTGTTTCATTTTAGAAAGACCACCATTTAGATTTTACATTTTTTGGCTCATTTTCTGCATTTTCTTTTAGCTCATCAGCGCATTCTTTATACTTATCTTTCCAATATTTAACCCAGGATGCTTGACTAGCAATTTCTTGCTCTAATAGTTTATTTTGCGCACGTAACGCCTCTATTACACTACTACTGTTATCAAGATCTTTAATTCTGCTATCTTGTACAAGCTTTTCATAATCTTTTCTATCAATGATAATGTAGTCTTTAAGCTGCTTAATTAGTTGTACTAAATCTGTAGACGCCTCCTTCTCCGAAGACTTCTTTGAACTTCCAGAACTCTCCATCTCTATCTAATTTAAATGCTAATTCTAATATTTGCTTTACATATTCTGAGCCAGGCACATTTTCTAGATCTTTGTATAGATCTTCTATTGCTTCTCTGAACTTTGGATCCATGTGGCTGGTTTCCATTTTTATTCTTATTAATAAGTTTATTAAATCTATTAATTACTTCATCAGCAGATGTATTCTTATCTTTTGGATCACTTGGGTCATACAATACATGTACTTCTCCAAATTGCTTTAGTACGTTTAATAACTCATCGTCGTTACCTGCGTTATTGTTTTGCTTCTGTGCCATCATCTACATCATTTAAAGCGTTTATAACTTCATTTTTCGTTGTTTTATGGACTTCTGAGGTATCTTTTACATACTCATTTTCATTATAATCATCCTTACATTGCATAAGTAAGTTTGTGACATAAGACCACTCTTTAGAATATTTAGGGAGCGTATCTAATAGCTCTTTAAGTTCTTTAGTTGTATACTTACCTGGCCTATGTAAAAATTTACCATTTTTATCGTACAAATTACAATATTTATTAATCTTTCCCATATCTATTACATAATACCCAGGCTAGTAATACAGCTGAACCTGGTAGAATTAAAAATATAAAAATTAAATCAGATGGATTCATCGTCATGTTTATCATAAAACCCTAATCTCATACCATTCTTTTCAGCCCTCGATATTACTTCTGCTGCTTTACGATACCTTTCATCTTGTGCCATTCTACTCAGCATGGGCTACGTATTTTGAACACTCTTCCTCTATAATTTCACCATCGTCATTCTTTGTTATATGTGTGTATTTTTTCTTTGATCTATTGTATTTAAACGCCCTAAAAGCTTTATCCCTCTCACGCTTTTCGTCGTATCGGTGTATATATTTCATCATCTATGTAGCATTTACTGACCCAGAAACACCAAGATTACATAGATTTTTAATGAAACTCTATGCTCCGTCATCACCAAATTTATGTTTAAGCATACTATATTCTTTGAGGCTTTTCTAGAACCACTAATTGCTTATATCGTAAGTTGGTTCTTGGTCTACTATGTATGCTATATTCATAGGGATACCATGTATAAAGAAATACTTGCACTGCTCAGTACATGGTTTATCCTAATATTGTAGAGACAAAAAGTCTGCATAATATAGTATAGAACTCATCTCTGCCTAATTCATGCTTTCTTATATGTTTTGTACACACACTCCGTTATATACCCCTGCAAATAAGCGTAAGCTTCACAACTATCATCACTATACTTAACGCCGCAAGATTTAAGTATATCCATTGTAGCATGTAAAGACTCATGAGATATAGTATTTATATTATCAAATTCATCTTTTACTTTGTTAATTACTATTACTATACAGTCTTCTTCATTGTCTTTACATGTAGCCCCAGTAACTGTATATGCTGTAAAATCATCATACTTACCATCTAGTATAGATGTATGGTCATCACTCCATTCAAACCTTTTGTCTACTATACTCTTATCAGGATTAAGTATTACATATACGTTAAAACAGTATACTGTACTATACTTGTCTATTATACATTTCTTTTTATCCATACTATTTATTATTAGTCTTACTATATTACTAAGTTATATATTACTCTTACAATATATAGTCTTACTATATCTATAGAGTATATAGAACTCCTAAAGAGAATATATAAGAGAAAGGGTTCTTTAATCTATTACCCCCTACTATCCCCCTAACGTAAAAAAAACGAAAAAGTTGCAATTTATAAAATTTTTATATCATTTGCAACCATTACAAACTAAATTTACGTTATGGCGGCGTAAAACAATAAAAATTAATGGATATGACAAAGATTTTAAAGGTTATTAAGCCATTCTTTGTAATGGAAGTTGGTGATACATTCGAGTATGATAATAACACAAATGATTACAAGAGTGTATATAACGAAGAGCATAATAGCTCAAACGAAGAGAATTCTACGGTTGTTTCCTCATACAATTCAGTATATACAATTTCTGAAGACTATGCAAAAATGCTTGTTGATAATGGATATCTTGAAGAAGTTAAGATGAATGCTACAAGCGACAAACAATTCGTTAATATTTTCGATGAGATTGACAATTTGCTCGTTAAGTATAACTCTGATCTATCTACACTTCTTACATCAAACGATGATACTCCTCAGTGTCTTAAGGTTGAGAAGGAAACCGTACTTCGCAATATGGTCAAGTTACTCGAACATCTTAAATCTCTAAAGAAGTAATATGGAAGACAATAATATTATTGATCAGACTCAGTTGGCCGAAGATGTTAGCTCTAAGATCAAATACGATTTTAGGCAATATTTTTTAGTAAAGCCTCTTGAGCCTGTAAAAGTTAAAAAGAAGATCTCCGAACCCGTGGTTAAAGATGCTAAGCCAAAAAAGGATAAGGATGGGATCGAAGCTGTTGACTATGATGACGTAAAGACAGAAATTAAAGAAGTTGATTCCGATTTTACAAGAGCTGTTGTACTTAAATTGCCATATGAGTATACACATCCTATGACAACAACAGAAGCCCATCAAATGCCTATTAAGGTTGGTGATGTTATTGTATATAGATCAATGAGAGGTCCTTTGTATTTTGATTTACTAAAGGATTCACAATTAGTTTCTCTATACGACATCGTAGCAGTAGAAGAAGTTACTAAGTGATGAATATTGATAAAGTTTGTAAAGAGATCGGACGTAAACTCAATGAAGATCCAGAATTGGTAAAACAAATAGTAATGCATCAGTTCAAGTTTGTTGTAGATGTTATGAAAGACCATGATGACACTAGAGATGTGTTGATAAACAAACTTTTCAGGTTTAAGCTTAAGGGAAGATTTAAAGAAGATAAAACAAGAAATTATAGTCCATATGAAAAAGATAATTAATTCAGGCCGCACCCCAATAATGATTGATACAGACACTTTTGAGGCGAGTGTACTTGATAGAGGTCCTAGGGCAATTGACGAGATTTATGTAATTCCAGAGGACGCTACAATCGTTTGGAAAAAGACAAATGCTAAAGCCGAAGATAGAACAGTAGATGTTAAGAAAGGCGACATTATGGTCACGTTCTACGATAAAGATTATAAAAAGGATTTTATTATCGTTAACAACGCAGACGAATGGAAGGACGCAATTAATAATTATAACATTGCTGCACAAAAGCGAAAAGAAGAGTGGGCAGCCAAACAGAAATCACAGGAACTATGTTGTGGAGATTGCTCAAACTGTCCAGATTGTGAAGTAAAAGAGTCAATTTAAATGTTTAGATTATGAAGAAGGCTGTAAAAAGTGTGAAAAATCCATCTCTTGTAGTAGATTTTACAAATCAAGATAATGTTGATAACCCTAGACTTGCATTTATTTCTGCTAAAATAAATCAAGGCGCATCGTTAACAGAGAATGATATAAACGCAATGCTTGAACAAATGAAGCAATACGTTATTAATAAATTATTCGATGATTGTAATAGCATTATATTGAAAAACGGTAATATACTTAAGTGTAAGGTCGTAAACCTTATTAAGAAACAACCTTGGTATAAGAGATTATGGAATTGGATTACTCGTAAGAAATAAATACTACGTAGCTAAAGCTACTCCGAAGTAATCAACCTTTAGAGTCTATTAGTCAAACGGTAAAGACAACCCGATATAAAGGGAATAGTTAGTGGGTTCGACTCCCACATAGACTCCAATATCGCGGGATGATGAAATGGTATCATGCGCGGCTCATAACCCCGATTTGTTAGTTCGACTCTAACTCCCGCAACTATATTGCCCTATGGTGTACCGCCTGTGCACAACTGTCTCTAAAACAGTAGGTCTCCGATGGACACGGAGTGGGGCTACTAAAGATAAAACAATATTAAAGAATACTATGGAGTTAAAATTTAAGAGACTTGAGGACAATGCCGTCCTCCCTATTCGTAGCACAAAAGGTGCTGCAGGAATTGATTTGACTTGCATTAAGATTGAAACAGCACTTAATGAAGCAAATCAGCTAATGTTGGTTTACCATACAGGATTGGCAGTAGAGATTCCTGCCGGATATGTTGGTTTACTTATACCACGCTCTAGTATTTGGAAAAAATCATTATGGCTTACTGACAATGTTGGCGTTATAGACTCTGATTATAGAGGCGAGATTGTGGCTTATATGAAGGCTACTACAGATGTTGTGCCTGCAATATATAAGCAAGGTGAACGTTTTTGTCAGTTGGTTATTGTTCCGGTACCAGAGTATACAATTTCTGAAGCAGCAGAGCTTTCTGACACAGAAAGAGGAGAGAACGGTTTTGGTTCTACAGGTACTGGAAATGTAAACGAAGTTAGCGCAGCTACGGGAACTGAGGCACAGGCTAGCGAACAGCAGCAGTCCGCACCAGAGCAAGCGGCGGCACAAGATAGTGCTGAGGTAAGTGGAGAGCAGGCCTGATCTGCTTACATAAAGGGGATTACCGAAAGGTAGTTCCCTTTTTTACTGTTTATATATAAACAAAATAGTATTAAATAATATGAATTTTAAGAAACAACCATTAAAAGGTGTAGAGATACATGGCGCTCCACAAGTTGGTACACGTACTGTTAATATCTTAATGGGCGAACATGCTAACGAATTCGTGCGTGGTGATATTATGGATGCAAATGCCGTATTGCAAGCATTTGATGAGCTTAAGGGTAATGTTGACGATAAACACGACACGCTCGAAGAGCTTGTAGATGAAATCCATACAAATGCTACTGTAATTAACGGAGCTATTAACTACACACATAAAGTCGAAGCTGAATCAAAAGCTAGAGACGAATAGGAAGCTAAAGATAGAACTGACGCAGACAATGCTCTTGGTCAAAGAATAGACGACGAAGCTACCGCTCGTAAGGCTGCAGATGCAGCAGAGCTATCTAGAGCAACACAGGAAGAAGCTAAGTTAGACGCAGCTATTAAGGCTGAGGCTAATACTAGAAAGCTTAATGACGATACTATTACTAGTGCGTTAAACGCAGAGATTACTCGTGCTAAGGCTGCAGAAAAAGATAATAGTAATGCCATTACTGCAGAAGCTTCTACAAGAAAGTCTGAAGATGATGCCATTAAAAACCTCCTGCAAAATGAGACAACTAGAGCTACTAATGCAGAGAATACTCTTCAAAGTAATATTGACACAGAGGCTGCTACTAGAAAGAAGAATGATGACACTCTTACAACTAATCTTAATAATGAGATTACAAGAGCCAAGGCGGCAGAAAAGGCAAATAAAGATAGAATTGATGTTATTGATGGAGATTCTAGTACTGAAGGTTCTTACAGAAAAGCTATAAAAGATCTTATCAATGGTGCACCAGAGGCGTACGATACGTTGAAAGAGATTGCTGACAAACTTGCAGAGAATGATGACCTTCATCAAGCTATTGAAGAGGCTATCGCAACAAAGGCTTCAAAAACAGAATTAAAGACTGAATCTGATAGAGCTAAGCAAGCTGAGGCTGATAACGAAGCTGCTATTACAGCAGAAAAGAATAGAGCCACATAGGCTGAAAGTGATATTACGTCTAACCTTAATAAGGAGATTGATAGAGCCAAGAAAGCAGAATAGGCTAATACTACAGCTATTACAAATGAAGTAACTAGAGCTACAGCTAAAGAAACAGAACTGTCTAATGCTATTACATCTGAAGCTGCTACTGCTAGAGCTGCCGAGAAAGCTAATTCTGATAAGATTGCACAAGAGACTACTGATAGAAAAAATGCCGATACAACTTTAAATAATGCTATCAACAAGGAAATATCAGATAGAACTACGGCGATTTCAAATGCTACAACAACATTGAACAATAGCATTAGCACTGTTAGTAACAATCTTGCAAATCTCACAACAACTGTAAACAACATTAGTAGTACAGTATCTAATATTACGGCAATCAGTACTGATTATATTAACGGTTTAAGCTAATAAGGTATGGAAGAAAATATTAAAGTACAAGCAGAAGATACATAGAAGGTTGAGTATCTTGATAAGAACGGCCTTGATTTGTTGTGGACTAAGGTTAAGAAAAATGCACAAGATCAAGTTGAAGTAGAATATAATCGTGCTAAAGGTAAGGAAGATGAAATAACTGCTAGTATAAAAGAAGAGGTCAATAACCGTGCAGAAGCTATTAATAATCTCAAATACATCCCATATACACAGAAGGTTAATTAGACGTATACAATTAAAGATGGATATTTAGAATTCGATGGTGGCTACGGAATCGGTGTAACTAATAGTTCGTTAACTAATACTAATTCATATATTGATAGTTAGTATATTAAAATCTCTAGTAATAATACAAAGATTAACATTAACGCTTATGATAAAAAAATAGCAATAAGCAATGGAGCTAACATTGTGTCAATATCACCTACAGGGATTTCTAAATCACTCGGTAGTCATACAGAGGCGTTCTCGACTAATGGAGGAGTAATAGATACTGCCACATTTGCATTAAAGAGTGAGTTAACTGATTATGCTAAGAAAACAGAGCTGCCTGAAGCTGTAAAAGTAGACGATGTCAGAGTTAATGAAGAATCTGTTGTAGTTAATAAAATCGCCAACATTGATTTGACAAAGTATGCTACACAACAATATGTTACAGATGCTATAAATGCAGATCACAACACAACTAATATTAATCTGTATAGGAACTTTACGAATTTTGATCTTGATTAGGATGGTAATGGTTTGACTAATCTGTATGTAACAACAGATAACACAGGTTTATCTGTTGCAGCTATTGGTTCAAAAAATTCAACCCAAACTTCTTTAGGCTAGATACAAATAGGAGCTGATAAGTCAAATCTTGATCTTGGATGTTATATAAAGTTTTCTAAAGGAACAGATATCGGTTTAACATTAACTAAAAGAGGAATTATTAATCCCAGTTATTATGGAGATGAAGAAGGATTTTATCACGTTTATACAGCTAATGGTGGCGAAATCAACCTGAAAGAACATTTTGTTGAAAACAATATTGAATCACGAGAAACCAACGCAACATATTATTCGCTTTAGTGCCATAAAGATGATAATGATAATTGGAAAGAATTTGATCTCAAAATTAAAAATACTGGTATTTATATTGGCGATGGAACAACAACAACGAAAATTAATCCAAATGAAATAACTACAATTAATGCAATTAATGCAGGAGATGTCTCCATTAATGGGAACGGCGACTATATAAGTATTGTCAAATCGGGAAAAAATATAGGTAGCCCAGAACATGCGTTTACAACAGATGGTGGAACCGTAGACCTTTCAGAGTACGCCAAGAAGAGCGAAATCACTGCAAGTGGTAATGTTGATGATGTGCAAATTAATGGCACAAGTGTCGTAGAAGACAAGGTAGCTAAGATTAAACTTGCTACTAAAGATGACTTCGGAGTTGTAAAAGTTGGAAATGGTCTTGATGTTAAAGATGGTGTTGTTGGCGTTGATACAGATGCTTTTGCCGATTTATTGTCATATGGTATTGAATGGGATACAACTGTAGCCAACCCAGCTTGTACGAGAATTGGTAATCCGTTACTTCATAAATCATTACCAATTTAGTCTAAATACAAAGGCTGTCTTGTTAAGAATGGTAAAGTGAACTATTATCTTAATCCTAATGATTGGTCAAAAAAAGCTGATGGAACAGCATCTGTGCTTGATGGTACCGATGGAGATGTAATGGTTCGCATTCCTAGATTCTACGGCAAATCTGGTTCTAATGGAGATAAGAGATGGGTTAGAATATCTTTGTCACAAATTGACTCAACATGGGTTGAAATACCAGAGATGTTTGTGAGCGCATATAGAATTACAACATATAGTGATTCTGGTACTACAAAGGTAGCATCTGTTGTAAATACGTCTACAGGATATCGTGGTGGATCAAATAGAAGCGCTAATGATCAATATTTGGATACAGATAAATTTAGAACAGACCTTGGAAAACCTAGAACTTTATTATCTAGAGCAGCAATGCGTACTAATGCTAAAAACTCTGGTCAAGAATTATTGTGCTATGAATTCTATAAGTGGATATTCTATTGGGCTTATGTAATAGAGTATGCTAATTTTAACTCACAACTAGAATTTAATTCTAATCTTACTTCAGATGGCTATCATCAAGGAGGATTAGGACCTGGTTTGACTTCATGGGATTACAGTATGTGGAATAAGTATAATGAACATAACCCATTAACCCCTTGTGGGTATACTAATGAATTAGGAAACTTTAGTGGTGTAAAATCATTAGTTATTCCAGAAACTAAGATAGATGATACTACAACGATTAGTACGAAAACTCTTAGCGTAAATAGGTGGAGAGGATTTGAAAACCCATTTGGAGATATATGGACCAATCTTGATGGTGTAACTATAATGCATAATGCAGCTGATGCTTTACTAGAAGTATACACCACAGCTGATAGTTCAAAATTTAGTGACGATATTGACATGGGTGGGGATGTTCATTTTGAAATTCCTAAAGATGGATATATTAAAGAATTCAATTTAGGTGAAACTGGAGAAATTATACCTTCAGATGTTGGGGCATCAGAATCTACATATAAATGTGATTATCATTATTGCGATGCTTCCTATTTAGGAAATAGAACACTCTTGGTGGGTGGTAGCGCTAATAATGGTGGTCAGGCCGGCCTTGGCTCTTTCCACTCTTATAGTGGTGTTGGTGGTGCCTATTCCAATGTTGGCTTTAGATCCGTGATAAGGGCATAATTTTGAATTTGGTTTTTATTCTTTATATTGGAAATTACAAAACTCTTAGTAGGTAGTAACGCTAATAATGGTAGTAAAGCCAGCCTTAGCTATTTCAACTCTAATAATGGTGTTAGTAATGCCAATTCCAATGTTAGCTATTTATTTTAATTTTTGTTAAGAATAACAACCTTACCTCTTGGTAAAAAATAACGTTTATTAACCACACCGTGTTGGTAGGATCAATCCGAAGACTCGGTATTAATATAAAAAGATTTGAAAAGAATAGGGAATCTTAAAGAAAAGATTTGCACATTAAATAATATTTATATAGCAGATGAAAATGCTAGATTAAATAAAACAAAGAAATATGGTGTATAGAAACATGATAAAAATAGGGATGAAGAAAACGAAAAGTTATTACAAGATTTTATAAATCTAACTTACAGAACATCTTAGTATAGCACATTTAAAATATACGAACCAAAAGAACGTATAATTTATCGTCTACCATATTACCCTGATAGAATTGCGCATCATGCAATAATGAATGTCATGGAAGGTATTTGGAGAAAAATATTTATTAAAAATACATACTCTTCAATACGAGGTAGAGGCATACATAAATGTGCCAAAGATTTATATAATGATTTGCAGAGCAATATTGAAGAAACACAATATTGCTTAAAGCTTGACGTTCGTAAATTCTATCCATCTATAGATCATGATATTTTATATAAAATAATACAAAAGAAAATAAAAGACAAGTGGTTATTAAAGTTATTAAAAGAAATAATATATTCAGCAGACGGTGTTCCAATAGGTAATTATTTGTCGCAATTTTTTGCGAATTTATATTTAACATATTTTGATCATTGGATTAAAGAAAATGTTAGATGTAAATATTACTACAGATACGCTGATGATATAGTGATTCTTGATAGTAATAAAGATCATCTTAGAAATATATTGATAGCTATAAAATTTTATTTCCACAATATTCTAAAATTAGAAATAAAATCAAACTATCAAGTATTCCCAGTAGAAGATCGTGGTATCGATTTTGTTGGATATATATTTAGACATAGATACAGATTACTTAGGAAATCCATAAAAATAAAAATATCTAAACTTATTCGTCGATATATGAATAAGCGAATTTCTAAGTGTGCATTCGAGTCGAGAATGACATCATATAGAGGGTGGCTAAAATTTTGCGACTCTAAACATTTTTCGTACATAGTAGAACATTTATCAAAATATAGACTATCTACATGGAATGGTGATTTAACATAGATAACAAATCTAAATAATAAAATGCTCTACGTAATTGAGATCTTAGTTAGGCAAAAATATTTTGAGATACATGCTTTAAGAAATAACAAGTAGTTGATTATTAGGTCTAAAAACAAGAGGTTGTATAAAACATTAAACAAATTAAGTTTACCATATATTTTTAAATATGAACACAATAAGTTCCAATATAAAACCAAGCGCCATAAAACAACTCGGTGATAACACATATTATTACAATTATAATATTACGAGCGAACAGAGAACAAATGAAAATGGCGAACAAGAAACAATCTATAATTTTATCTAGGTGCATCTTACAGGTATTCCAGACTATAAAGATTGTATTAGAAATATTATTAGAGAATATGTTTCACAAACAGAAGAATTTGACCTTATCAACAGCTATAATAAAGTATAGATTACTGGTGAGAAAAATTCTGAAGATATAAAAAAGTATACAGATTATATTAATCTGCTTGAAGAAATTAAAACGAATGTTAAGAAAGATTTTAACATTTAATCTATGATAACGGTAATTATAACAGCTTATAATGTAAGCAAAACTATATACAAAGCAATATAGAGTTGCATAAATCAGACTTATAAGGATTTAGAGATATTAATTATTAACGACTGTTCTACAGATAATACATTATAGATTGTATAGTCTGTAAAAGATCCTAGAATAAGAGTTGTAAATAATTCTGAAAATTTAGGTGCAGGTATGTCTAGGAGAATAGGTACTAAAGAAGCGAAAGGTGAATACACTGTATTCCTAGATGGAGATGATTATTTAGATAAAGACTACATATAGACATTATACGATTTGGCTATAAAAAATAATGCCGATGTAGTATCTAGTGGTGTTAGAATAATAACCGACGATTCTAAAAATGAAATAAAATCTAAACAATTTGGAGAATATAATAGCTTAGACTTTATATTAAAAAACGAAGCTGTTACAAGTTTTGTAAGCAATTGGCTTAATAATAAAATTATACGTAGAACTATATGGAATAAAGTCGATTATAGTGATAGAAGATATGTAGAAGATACACAAACAGCATATTATGTTTTATTTTATTCAGGTAAAGTTATAGATACTCCTTATGTTGGATATAACTATGTATAGAATCATGATAGCTTAATACATACAGCAGATGAAGTAAAAAATAAAATATATCAAGCTTTATGTGCAAAAGATATATCCACATTTGTTGAATAGCATAAAAAAGAAGATTATAAACTTTCTGCAAAAGCTTTCTTGTTTAGAATACATGAAATGAAATCAATATAGCTTACAAATGAAGTGATATGTAAATATAAAGATGAGTTAGCTGAATTGTTCGCGTTTTTGCTTCATATTATGTAGTCTTAATTTTTGTTTTTGTTATAATTATTGAATTTTATTTAGCTAGGTCTTAATGAAAGCATGACGGGGTTCGTTGCCCCGCCTAGCTCAACAGGCTCTACCACGCCTCTTTCTAAATGCGTACCAGGATAGAGCTTTTATCCCTCCTAGATGAAATATACTAGGACTCGCGTAGTAATACGCTAATATTAAACTTGACTAGGATTAATCCGATCTTAGTCTTATATTATTTTACTTAAACTTGTAGTAAAAAGCTTATTTAATCTTTAGCTGTGGCGCTTTAGGCGTGGTCTTCAATGACGCCACAGTGCTATAATTAATAATAATTTAAACAAATTAACATGACTGAATTACTATCATAGAATGATTAGGTTGTCGAGAAGAAGCCAAATCCAATCGAAGAACTTAATACAACAATGGCTTAGTATTATTCCGTATTGCATTCAAAGATTTATAATCATGCAAACAACACAGATGTACATGTTACATCAGATGATAAGAAGAACTGGAATAGTAAAGCCAATTAGTCTGATTTAGAATCTGTTAAAGAATATGCTGATAGTTTAAAGTAGTCTTTAGATAAAGTTAAGCCAGATATAATTAAGGAAGTCGAGACTATGATAGATAATAGTAAAGACATTAATTTATCTGACTATGCTACAAAGGTTTATGTAGATGCATAGATATAGGCGCTTAATATAAGTGATGATGCTGCTACAAAAACATGGGTAACAAATAACTTTGTAAATTCTTCAAACTATCAAAGATTTGATTCTACAAAGTATTACACGAAAGACGAGATTGATAACAAAATTGCTGGAGCAAATGTAGATAATTACAAGATAACAGAATTTAGCTTAGCTAACGATTATCTTAATCTTACTCAAAATAACGGTATATCGACATAGGTAAAACTATCGGATGTATCTGGGGGAGCTATAACTAGCGATAACCTTGATAGAAAGCTATAGGATTATTTAAAAACATCAGCAGTTGGTAGTATAACATTCACAAGAGGTGGTAGAACTGTTACAACGTGGAATCCAGCTTCAGAAAATGCCACAGTAGAACTTTCTGGTGGAAGCGGAGCAGACTCACAAAGCGGTGGATATTATAAGCCTTATTTTAAAAACTATCCAGACGACAATAATTTACCTACATCTCAATTACCAGTAATTGGGCAAGATCCTGTAAATGCTGGATGGAATGCTGTAAATGTTAACCCAGAACAAGGATATTTTACTTGGGAGATTTGGGTATACATCAAGACAGGTGGTGGCTTTGGAGACATTATAGGTCCAGTTTGTATTTCCGGAAAAGATGGCGATAACGGATCTGATGTTACAGGAAAAGAATACATTTATCAATTAAATGACAACCAGCCTACAAAACCAACTACAAAACCAGCATGGGGTGATGTTCCATCAGGATGGACAGATAACCCTACAGGTATAGATTCTACACATCGTACAGAATGGATGATGTATAGAACACAAGACAATAATGGAGTTATAAGTGATTGGCTTCCTGCGAAAGGCCCTGTAATTTGGGCGCATTGGGGAAAAGATGGTACTGATGGCGATGGCGTACAATATATATTCTGTGCATTAAAACCTGGAGAAACCACATCTGTATTTACTGGAACGAATGACCCTACGACATGGACTAATGATTCTGGTTTTCAAAACGGGAAAGCTGGAGAGTACATTAAATCTGGATCAAGATGGACTGATAATCCAATAGATATAAAAACAGCTTCTGGATACGGATAGGGGTCAAGTCAATATGTAAGTATAAGGAGATATAGGGGATCTTCTGGAAGCGCTGAAGATAACGATGGGAAGTGGAGCTCTTATAGCCAACCTAGCTTGTGGACATATATGGCGAAAGATGGAAACAGTTCATCTCAAACACTAAAAGGTTCTCCATTAAGAAATAGAGGATCTTGGGCTTCAAATGTTTAGTATTTTGATGGCACAACGCAATCAGATGGTGGATTGTTCTATCAGGATTTTGTATCTTATACACATACAGTTGTAGCAGATGGATAGTCTAAAAATGTAACAGATTTTTTTGTATGTAAAAAACAATGTTCTAACGTAGTTCCTACAAATACAGATTACTGGGATAAGCTTAGCGATATGGGCCCTATATATACAGAAGTATTAGTGGCAATGAAGGCGTACATACAAGAACTTACAGCAGAAGAAGTTATCATTACAGACAATGAAAATATTGTAGCTGGTATGACTTCTGGTAAATCAGATAAGGTATCATCGCAAGGCAACGTTAGAATATGGGCTGGAACAAATGATAAAGATGCTAGCAATATAGCTGAGGCTCCATTTACTGTTACAGATAAAGGTGTTTTAACATGTAGAGGAGACGATGGTAATATTGTATTAAAAGACGGTACAATATACTTTATTGTTGGTGGTGTAGAGTATAAGCTTGGCATAACTAATGGAAAACCAGATTGGATAAATAGTGCTGGCGCTGATAATGTTGAGCAATGGTATAGTAAAACAGAAACTAGTACAAATATATCATTTAAAGCAGTTGACTCATTTAGCGTTAAAGATAATATATATTATACTAATGGCACAATGGCAAATAAGGTAACAGGCACATATTATAGAAAAATATCTAGAAGTACATGTTTACAATACATTGGTTCGCAGATATTCCTAGCATATAATGACGCAATTGGTGTAGAGGTTTACAAAAAAGCTACATTTAATAATGGTGTTAAAACTGACAATGGAATAGTATCTATAAGCGGTAAATGTTCTGTTAGTTCAATACCTACAGTAACTAATCCAGGAAAGATTAATGTAAATACTAGCAATAAACAATGGTGTTCGATATAGTAGGTAGATAAGTCTAGCGTTACAAATTTGTTCTATATAAGTTCTTCTATTAGTGCTGCTTAGGCACAATATTACAATGTTGATAATAATAATATAACGTACGATGATAGCACGAGTGATGGTATATATATACTAAAACCAGCATCTTCCGAATCTGTAAACTAGACGATGAAAATATCAACATGGATAGATAAAATAGATGTAAGTGACACTTCTAAATTCTGTCCAGAAATAACAACAATATCGTTATAATGTTTGACATAGTATAGAATAAAATACAATTAAGTACAGAAGATCTAGCCATTCCTCCATTTAAGAATTATTATAATAATGCCAAAAATAAACAAGATGCTCTTAAGAAGATAGAATTTGTTGTATGGCGTTATAAATGGAATAGTCCCTATGAAGCTTATCCAGAAAAAGAGAGAACATGGAGAGTGGCTAAAGATGTGCTTAATGATGAGAATTATATACCTGATGACACTGTAAAAGAATTAGCAAAGAGGTTTCAGGAGTTTCAAGAGACTCCTGCTACCAGATTGCTTAAATCTTCTAAGAGCGCAGCAGAGGGAATAATGAATACAATGGATATGTACGCTGAAGAAGAACTTGATATAGATACTGCTAAGAAGCTTTCCGCAATACTAAAAGATGTTAGCGGTATTATTAAGTCTTTGGATCTTGCTTCAAAACAGGCGAAGGCAGAACAAGCTGAAGCTGGTAGAGTTAAAGGTGGCGGCGTTATTGGTATGTACGAATAACTATTATGGTAGATTTTAATTAGAAACTCCACAATACTGACAAGTTTAGATAGGCTGCTATCTTCTTTGAGGAACATGGATGTTATACCCTAGCTCCCATGGGTACTACTGATTATAACAAATATTGGGAGCAAGAAACAGATAGATGCCTTAATGGTTACACTGCTCCAGACGGAGAAGGCATAACTGGCTTTAATTATTTCTATCTCAATTATAGTCCTATTATGGCTCTTAAAGAAACAGAATATACTGATAGAGAAGGTAATCTTAGAAAACGAAGAGAGCGTATTCTTAAGTTCCCTAGTTTCTGGGATTATGACTACTATTATTTCTGCGCTATAGAACAAGCAGAAGTAGAAGGAAAGCACATGGCTGTTCTCAAGTGCAGATAGCGCGGGTATAGTTTTAAGGGAGCATCAATGCTTGTGAGAAATTACATGCTTATTCCAGGTTCAAAGAACTTCGCTGTGGCTTCGGAATAGAAGTTTCTAATTGGTGACGGCTTGCTTACTAAAGCTTGGCAAATAATGGACTTTCTTGATAAACACACAGCGTGGGCTAAATAGAGGCTTGTATCAACCCGTATGGAAAGAGTATCTGGCTATAAGATAACTGATGAATTTGGTAAGCAAACAGAGCAAGGATATCTTTCTAGTATAGTTGGCATTACACTTAAGAATGACCCAGAACGCATTCGTGGTACTCGTGGAAAGCTTGTACTATGGGAGGAAGGCGGTAAATTCCCTAGTCTTCTTGATGCGTGGCGTATTGAGTAGCCATCTGTAGAAACCGACGATGGTGTAGCATTCGGAACAATGATAGCTTTTGGCTGTGTTTGTAAAGGTACAAAAGTTTGGACATCTACTGGTGATTGTATTAATATAGAAGATATCAAAAAAGAACAAGGAATACTTGGTTGGGATACATATCAAGCCGTGCAATAGCATATTGATAACATTAATCCACCAGCGTAGAAGCCTTGTGTTAGAATAACGACAAACACTGGCAGAATATTAGAGTGCAGTACGGATCATCCATTACTTTGGTCTACTCCGGGAAAAACAAAAAGAGTTCCAGGAAAAAGAAAAGAAAATGAAGTTATGAAAGCCTGGTTATTCCATGATGCTGGAAAATGCAAGATAGGAGAATAGGTTGGAGTAATAGATAGTATTCCTTTCTTTGGTACAAAGAAAATGTGGGAACCTAGAGTTGTTGGATGGCTTATAGGCGATGGTAGCTATGGTTTTGATAAAACGCCAAGATTATCAAACTGTGATTTTGAGATTAATGATTATATTGAAACGCATTTTGATACTGCTCCAGACAAACCTCAAAGAGAAACTAAAGATGGTAAGATATATAAAGAAACCAGGATAAAAGGCATTTGTAAAAATCTTAGAGAACTAGGAATATATGGTTAGACAAAGGCGGCAAAAAGATTACCGATAAACATTCATTAGTATGACGCCGAATCTTTATCTGAATTAATTGGCGGGCTATTTGATACTGATGGGTATATTAGTGTAGATAAAACAGGAAGACCAAGAATAACTCTTACTCAATGTTAGGAAGAAATTCTTAGAGAAGTAGAGTCTGTATTACTTCATTTTGGAATTCACTGCAACATTAAATTTATAAAAACAAAATTTAGGGAGTATGAATGCGATGGAAAGATTATTAAAGATAGAGCTGGGCATTGGAGGTTAACAATTGCCGACATTAATAGTGTTGGCAACTTTGCAAAATACATAACATGTTTTGTTGGTTACAAACAGTCAGCTTTGGATTTAATGAATTTATATACCCAAGATTGGTTAGCTAAATATCATAAGTATGTTCTTGGTGTGCATGCTGAAAGAATCGTTAAAATTGAAGACATCGGCATGCAGGATATTTATAATCTTACAGCAAAAGAATAGCATAATTATATATGTAATGGCATTGTAACGCACAACACAGGTGGTACAGAAGGAGCGTCTTTCGATGGCTTGAAGGAATTATTTTATAAGCCAAAAGCTTATAATGTACTTAGCTTTCCAAATAAGTGGGACGATGGTAGAGAGAATACAGAATGCGGATTCTTTGTGCCAGCTTACTCAAACCTAGAATCATTTGGAGATGATGGTAAGCAGCTATATATGGATAGCGACGGTAATAGCTACAAAGAGAAGGCTATCGAGAACCTTCTTGAACAACGTAATAAGGTTAAAGAAGGAGGTGCAAGCCAGTAGTCTATAGATCGATTTATATCAGAGCGTCCTATTAGGCCAGCAGAAGCAGTATTGGAGCTTGGTAAAAACATATTCCCTAGAAAGCTTTTAATGGATCAATTGACTCGCATACGAACGAACAAAAAGCTTCAAAGTATGAAACACATAGTTGATCTAGAATGGGACGGAAATGGTCAAGTGAAAGCTATAGAAAAGCCTAGCGGAGATATAACTAATTACCCTTTAAAGAAAGGTGATAAGCCGCATGGTTCTGTTGTAATTTGGGAGTATCCTGTTAAAGACCCTCCTTTGGGTTTATATATCGGAGGATGCGATCCATACGATCACGATGATTCGTTTACAAACTCATTAGGTTCTACGTTTATATTTAAACGAGTGCGAGCAGGAGAAGCTTGGAATGACGTAATAGTAGCAGAGTATTCTGGACGCCCTGATACGGCAGAAGAATACTATGAGAATGTACGCAAATTACTTACTTTCTATAATGCTAGATTACTATTTGAGAATGAAAGAAAAGGCATCTACCCTTACTTTACGAATAAACACTGCGATTACCTCTTGGCTGATTAGCCGGATAAGATTATATCTGAGGTATTTAAAGATAGTAAGGTGTAGAGAAGAAAAGGATGCCATATGACTAAGTAGATCAGAGCGTATGGCGAAGGGTTAATATTAGAGTGGCTACTGGATGAATATGAACCAGGTCACCCTAATGTAGAAAGAGTATACAGCGAAGCCTTAATAGAAGAACTTATAGCCAATGATGGAGTAAAGAACGTTGACCGCTTAATTGCTCTATGTATGGTTATGATATATAGAGAAGAATTATATTAGCTTAAGGTTTAGTCTGCTAAAGAACAAAATAAATAGGTTGAACTCTTCGAGATGCCGTTATTTAGTAAACAATGGTTTGAGGAAGATAACAGCACAAGTGGAGACGGTATACCGATATTCACATTTTAATACATGGAAGATAATTTATACAATTCAGCTTTCCCTAGACAAAAGTTGCCACTTTCATAGAAAGGAAAGAAATGGCAATAGGATTGCGTTAACTATATTATAGGTGAAGGTAACGTAACGTCTGGAGGAAACAGCACATCATACTACGGAGAGCTGTAGACCTATTATAATTTATATAACAGCATCTTCGACGAGAAGGATTTTAAATCAATTACAAACCCATTCAAGGTCGAGGATGGTTTTCCTGCTACTCCTCACGACTTTAATATTATTAGGCCTAAAGTAGATTTGCTTATAGGCGAGGAGACAAAGAGACCTCTTAACTTTAGAGTTATTAGAACTTCTCAGGAGGCTACATCTGAAATGCAGGAGAAAGAAAAGTAGATGATTCTACAATATATTGAAGCAGCTATCACAGCTAGAATGAGCCCAGAAGAGGCTCAGTAGTTCCAAGAATAGTTATAGTCTGGTGAGGTTATGCCACCAGAGGCCATAGCTAAGTACATGGATAAGGATTACAAAGATATTATTGAAAATACAGCGTATCATACTCTTACATACCTTAGAGAGAAACTTGATCTTGATAATGAGTTCATCAAGGGCTGGAAAGACGGATTGATCTCAGGTAGAGAAATTTACTATGTTGGCGTACTTAATGCAGAGCCATATGTCGAAAGAGTTAATCCTATATATTTCTCTTACGACAAGAGCCCAGACTTGGAGTTTATTGAGGATGGTTCATGGTGCTGCAGAAAGATGAGAATGCCAATCACTGAAGTATATGATAGATACTTTGATAAGCTTGAGGAGAAAGACCTTGACAAACTTGAAGAGTTAATTGGTTCTACTCCTGGTAGAAACCTTGGAGACAGAAGCCCTGTTGACATGGGTATTCAATTACGAATATATGATAATCCTATATTTGAAGGCGCTGGTAAGTCTTTGGTAAACGTTTGGCATTGTTGTTGGAAGTCTTTTAAGAAGATCTATTACG